TTCACTAGCCATAGTAAATTTAGGCATTTCTATTTCTGTTTGTTTTCTGGCATCGAAAACTCTTTTTCTATCATTTGCACTAGCATTATCATCTAATTCTTCAGAAGCGTTCTTAAGCATTTCTGATATTCTTTTACCTTCAGAACCGATTGCTGATAAATCTTCTCTGTTAAATGTAGTATACATCGCTTGGTACTTTTCTGCAGCATATTCTTCTATATCTCCAGGTGCTTTTGTATTACCCTCTAAGAATGAATATCCAGCAGACGATCCTCTAGTTGCATTCGCATAATCATCGTCTTCAAATGATGCAGCTTCTCCTATACTGTTATATATTTCTTCAGCTGTAGGATATTTCTTTTTATTTGTAGTAAATGGAGTAAATCCTCCTGTAGGAACTTTAATACGACCATTACCTCTACCTGCTCCTACTACAGAAGCGGCATTTATGTAAACTACATTTGTGTTGATATACGTATTTTCACTATTTATAGCAGAGTCTATAGCATCTTGCTCTCCCATAGTAAGTCTACTAAATAATCCTGGGATGTCCGCTCCCTCTTTACCAAGATTTTGAGCTTTATCTAGAAATTTATTTACCCATTTCTTAACATCTTTTCCACCTTTAGATAAGCTACCTTCACCATAATGATGCTCTGTGTAATTTAAATTACCTTCCATGTAGTTATCTCTATAGTCACCTAAAGCAGCTCCTAAATCAGAAAGGTCTACTGTACCTCCTTGACTATTTCTATATATTATAGCGTGGAATGCTTGTAAATACGGACGCATCATTTCTTTACGAATAGGGTCGTATCCCATTTTATTTAAAATAGCATCATAATCTACTTTCTTTTGAGCTAATGCTTGGAATGCTCTTTCATCGTATACTTCTGTAAATCTCTTTACGAATGCGTTGAATAATTTAGGATTATTTAAGACACGCTTACCTTGTTTATTCTTTCCTGGTTTGAATAATACTTTGACAGCATCTGCTAAACTATCACTGTTTTCACCCCATTCATCAATAACTTCTTCAAATAAATCCACAGTATCTGTTTGATTTTCTCTGAATGAATTTTTATAATCCTTTTGAGCATTGGCTTTATGTTCTTGAATAGCTAGTTTACTTCTTGTAACGAATTTGTTTTCTTTCCAATCCCAAAGCTTAGCTTCATCTTTACGCAATGCAGCTAAGATTTCTGCTAGATATTCTGGAATTATTTCAGTTATAGACTTCTCTGCTCTTTGAGAATAAAATGCCTTTCCAGAATAATCTTTTATTTCACGTGTATTACGATAAGTAATACTATTATATGACTCAAATCCTTTAGCAGCCATTCTATCAAGCTTGTTACCACTAAATGACATCTTATGTATTTTATCTTGGAAGAATTGAACAGGGTCTGTTTCCCATTCTCTAAACATCTGTCCTATTCCGAATGGTAATATATCTAGCATTTTATCCTTGATATTATCTTTGATTATTTGCTTGATTTTACCATCTTCAACCATATCTTTAACTAAACCTACCATACTCTTAGCAAGTTCAAAATATCCATTCTTATCTACTTTCTTCCATAAAGCCATAAGTCCTTCCGTAGAAGCTGTAGCTAAGTCTGCTCCTCCTAAAGCTTTAGCCATAGTAGAATATTTCTTTTCATATTCTGGAGCATCTCCATTTTGCTTTGCAGCTTCTGGAGTTACTATAACTTTACCAATAGATACTATACTATTTGCTATCGTAGTAAGTAAGTCTACTTGTTGCTGTTGAAATTTCAATACAGCATTTTGGTATTCTAATGCATTTGTATTATTAACGACTTTTTCTAGTAATGAATTTCCATATGATGCATTGGAAATTGCTAGAACGTCTTTTTTAGAAGTACGTTGTTCTTGCGTCCTAGTATCATATGGATTCGGATAGCTATCGTAATCATTACTTAATTTTAGTTTAGCGTCTTGATATTCTTTATCGTACATCTTATTAAGTTCCGATGCATTAAGATCGCCTTTACCACTACGTTCTATATCAATCTGTGGCTTGCTTTTACCTAAATTATTAGTTTCTTTATCTAATACGTCATCAGCAGCCTTTTGAACTTTAGTTCTTTCACCAAATAACGGCATATTATTACCCTCCTTTTATATCTTATATTTCACAGGACATTGTTTGGGTCTGAGGCTGGAGAAAGTTATAAAAACGATAATTATATATATTTAAGTATCTTTATAATATTATTTAGTTCTTTCCTCAATTTAATATATATGTAGTATTAAAAGAAAAGTTACTCACACACGTGAGTATTTTTTTTTGACGTAAATAAATGTTAATACCCCGAATTAAATCAGGGTATTAACTATATTAACATACCAAAAAAGGTATAGTTATTTAATATATAATAATAGTTCTTTATCTCCGAACCCTACTGACTCAAGCCATTTAAGTTCGTTATGATGCTCTATATAATCATTATTATTAACTATATCTCTTTTCTTGATTCTTACATGTCCTATGACTGTATCTATATAATTTGTAGCTATATCGTCAAATTTACCATGTCCTTTTATATTATTTAAGTATGGTTGCTTAGTGTATCTTATAGGTATCCATAATATATGTTTACCATCATTATGAATTGGAGCTATTCTAAGCTCTCCGTCTATAAGAGTTCTAAGCTCTGCAGAATTTATAATATATGCACTCATTTCTACTTTTTCTAATACTGCTTCTGCACTGTATTCTAATAAATAATGAATATATTTATCTGATGCATTATTTAAAAGCATATCTCTAATACTTTCTATAGTATTATATACTGCATTTGTATCTGCACTTATAGATACTACTTTAAGCATTATAATTTTATATGCTGTATCAAATAAGTTAAATGATGAATGCACATTAAAATTATAGTTATCCATTTCTAATGTTATGCTTTCAGTCATAGAATTAGATGTTTCTAAAACTGCGTATGGTGTTTCTATAGCAGTATTACGTAGATTTATATTTCCTATTATTTTACTTCCAGCATTAATCTTATCAATTATAAGCTTACATTCTGGACAGTCGTGTTTATCTTCTTTTTCTTCTTCAGTTTCTACAGCTTCTTTAGCTACATAATCATCATTATATTCAAGTTCTACTTCTTCTTTTTTTACTATAGTAGCTACTAAATTAAGTTTAAGAGTGTGAGCTCCGATTTGGTCTCCGTATTTCTTCATAATAGTTTTAAGCGTCTCAAATGGATTTTTATATCCATCTTCGGCTGTTCTTTGATTTTGTAATAATCCATCATCTGAAACGAATTTTACAAAGTTTTCTTTTACATTCATACTAGGAAGAAATGGAGGAAACTCAGTCATAATAGTAGTAGCATTTTTTATAAAAGGAACATCTGATTTCCTTATGGTGTTAAGTACTATTCTTTCCATAATACCTCCTTTATATATCTGCTCCATATAATCTATATTTAACTCTAAGTTTTAGAAATACTTTAGAAAGCTTTTCATCATTTGGATTTTTATCTAAAGTATTTGCTATACGTTGAAGTAATTCTAATCCATTATTAAGAAACTCTTGATTTGGCTCTGGTCTAACTCCATCATTATATGTTTGTAGAGTCCAGTTAGCAATAGTGTAAGCAAAGCTACATGCAGTGCTTCCTACTATAGTTTTATCTTTATAATTAGTTTGAACATAGCTAGAGGCTGCACAATATGCACAAAATCCTATTCCAGGACAAGTACTACAGTCTCTACCTAGTTCAGATACTATATTAGAGTCTTCTTCAAATGCCTTTGTTTTAGCATAAGCCTCTTCATTTATTTCTTTTGTGTTTACATTATAGTAAACATGTTTATCTTTATCTGTAAAGAAATGACATGGACTGCAATTCCCATTAGGGTCTACAGCCATATTACGTCTTGTAAAAGCACATCTTGAATGCTGTTTCCATAGATAGTCATCTACATTTAATAATGAATCCCATATAAGAGGATGTAAATCTCCATTTAGATATATTTGATGGAGCTGTTCAAGCATATCTAAAAGAGCTTCCTCATCATGTGGTTCTGTGTGTATACTATGTTCGCTATTATAAGAACATCTATAATTTTTAAACATTTTTATTAATTCATTATCTAAACATACTGTTTCTATCAGATATTTTATATTTTCTAAAGATACTACATGATGAATATGTATATGAACATTTTCTCTATCTTTATATTTATCTAATGTATACATAACATTATTCAATACATCATCAAATGTTCCATTATTATGTAAATCTTTTCTACATATATCATGTGCTTCCTTACATCCATCTAAACTAAATTGTATTTGAAGTTCTTCAAAGTTATCTGCAATATAATCTAGAATATATTCTACTTCTTTAGTTTCGTATCCATTAGTTATAATTGATATAACTATATTATTTCTTACATCATACAAATCTTTTAAGAACTTCATTATATCATCTGCTATTTCAGGCAATAAGCTTTCTCCTCCAAATAGAGTTATGCTTTCTATACTAGAATAGTTCTTTACTAAATCTATTATATTATCTGCTGTTTCTTTTGTAAATACAGATTTTTTATCTTTCTTTTCATAGCAATAAGTACATCTCATATTACAAGCTTTAGTAGTCGTAAGTTCTATATGTTTAATTTCTTCTAGTTTCATATCTCTATTTCTCCTGTCGATAATAAATATGCTATAATCCGCATTTCACATTGCTTTTCAAATAACTCTTTATCTTTTACATACAATGGAATACCCCCAGAAACACTACATCTATTTCTACAGTATTTATTTTCAAGTACGCATCCCTTACATATTGGAAGTGGTCTATCTTTATGAACTGCAAACATATCTGCCATTTCATTTACAGCAAATAAAATATCAGGTATTTCTGTTATTTTAAGACCTAAATCTATATGACCAGCAAATCCATGACACGGTAAGACACTTAAATCTGGCTGTACTGTTATAGCTCTATCTAAAGCACACGTGTCTTGGTCAAACTGTTCTGACTTAATATTTTTATGAAATAACTCTTTAAGTATTTTTAAGCAAGTCAAATAGTCTTTAGTATCTACAAAGCCATTATCCACAGCATCAAGCTGCTTAAATGATATATTGTGTCCGTTACTCATTATTTTATTATATAAAGGAATAAACTCTTCTATATTATTAAAGAAATCTTTATTAGCAGTAATACTAAAAGAACAGTTTGGATGTTTCATAGCTAAAACTTTATCAACTAAGTCATGGAGATTTTTACCTCCTCTAACTTTATTAAATAAAGCTTCAGTGCTTTCTATAGATACTGTTACTCTATGCATACGTTTCATATATGGAATATTACTTTCATCATTTACAAAATAACCATTTGTAGTTATTTCATAATTGCAATCAGGATAGTTATCCATAACATATTTTACGACTTCCATATTCATAGTAGGTTCTGCTCCTAAGAATTGAACATCTTTCTCAAATCTATCATCATTATAGACTAAGTCCATAACAGTCTTAGCATTCTCTATACTCATATGGTCTTTTTTACTTGTATTAGCAGACGCTCTGTAACAAAAGAAACATTTCATATTACAAGTATTAGTTACATTTAAAACTAATCTATATGTTTTCATAAGCAATCCTTTCTATCTACCAGTTTTATCGCAGCAATCTCTATGTCTACATACATGTTTATCGCAATTACATGGTTTATATTCATAATTATCTATATTACATGTACAATGAACTCTAGCTCTTCTGACTATGTTTATTAAATCTCCTATAGTTTTTCCTCTAGATAAAAGTTCTCCATTAGAGTATTTCTTAGCATTTACTTCAGATGCTGTTGCTGATATTGCTAATGGATTACCCCTATTTTCAACACCGCTACCAGTATTAATAGCGTGTCCACTTCCATGATAAGCTCCTTTAGCTAGTACCATTAAACTATATTTGCTTTTAGCAGCATTTATTAAATCTATTATTCTATCGCAAGTAGCATTCCACATAGCAGCCGTAGCAGGCGTTCCAGACCCGATATATCCAGGAACAGACACGTTAGCTCCCATATTACTTTTATTAATATTCATTTCATTTATAAGAAGATTATATTCATCTGCTGATAAGTAATCATAATTACTTGTGTACGGTGTAGCTGGTGTTACAGCCCATACAGACCGTTTCTCTGTTTTCCATCCGTCTCTGTTACACTGATCTTCATGCGTTCTGTCACAACAACTACCACTTCCGTCTCTACCCATAAGCAATCCTCCTCCTATCTAATTAATATTTTTATAAGCTTCACTCCCTCTTCATCAGAAGAAGTTATAGCCTTTCCTACATACTTATATCTATCAGTACATTCATTATCTACTTCACCTATTCCAGGTTCTTTAGAAGCTACAATAATGTCTCCTAACGATACTTTCCCTTTTACTTTTACCATAGTTCTTCCTTTAAGAGCTATCGGTATAAGTACTTTCTTATTTAATTCTACCATATCTGGATGTTCTACAAATTCTTTCTTTGCTCCTATTATCATAGCAAAATCATCATTGTGAACTCCTACTACAGGACCAGCGTCTTTTACTGCCTTAACATATTCTTCTTTTTCACTGTAAATGTTAAGCATTATGATGTCTCCGTGTTCTGTGTTTTCTCCTCTTTCAAAGTATTCTGCATAGTCTGTGAATGTAGTTCCAAAAGCTCTACCGGACGGAACTACTGCTCCGTCTACACTCAAACTACCTCTAATAGAAACAGAACCACTTATTTCTCCTCCCCATCTATCATACTTTGTAGCAAGGACATTCATTATATCTTGAAGTGATGCCATATATCCTCCTTTATATTACCAATATTCTTGTAAGTCCATTATAAGTATCCGTCAGTGCTACTCCTAATACTTCTCCAGAACCATTATATCGTTCTGCATATCCAGGAGTATCAGAAACAGTAAGATAATCTCCTTTTCTTACTTCTCCTAAAGTTATTACTTCTACTCTTCCAAATAAACATAATGGTACTGAATCTTTCTCATCTCCTAACGCAGGAGCGTTAGACGTACTAAAAATACCAGCAATCACTTTGTCTTTCTTAGTTGCTAAAGTACAAAGTCCATCTTCATTATAAGCATAAATATGGTTCGGATATATAAACATAGTTTTGAAATATTCTGCGTAGTCATTATATCTAGCATAGAATATAGAACCCCCACTCACGTTACCATATACAGTAACAGAACCACGAACATTAGCAGAACCAAGTATAGGTCCTCCAGCTTTAGGATATTTATATTCTGTTATTTCACGATATAATTCGTTGATTAAATCCGAACCACTAATTCCTGAGAGTTTTATGCGTCTTGATAGCAAATATTACAGAATAGTTAACTGGTCTAAATTCATTTGCTGTATGCTCAGCTCCCCAAACTCTAGAGGCGTCTAAAACCCATCTAGAGTTATCACTATCGGCATCTCCAATACCAGCCCAAGAACCATTAGAGTGATCAGCGTATACAGCTCCTCCTCCATCCCAGCTACCATGCCAGTCGATATCTTCAGCACCAAGCCACCAACCAGTAACGTTACGTCCAGCATCCGTTTGCACATGATTCGGACCTCTTCCGTAGTTTCTACCAGAACCTCCATCCCATCCACGGACAAAATATCCACGCATATCTGGAGTGACGCTTCCTATATTTCTTCTATATTCTGCAGTCATAGCATTGACAGCAACAGCTCTTCCGTCACATACAGTCCATCCATATGGAATGTAACCAGTGTGGAACATTGCTATAACTCCAGGAGGTACTACGTCTGTAATACTATTAACGTATTCTTGCAAGTTTGCTATGTCTCTACTAAGATTATCAGTAGTAGATTTAAGTCCAGCCATAGATATACCAGAAGTAGTTCTTATATCTGGAGCTTCTATGTATCCTTTTGATATAATGTTACCTTCTGCTACAAGACTTCTTCCAAAGTACGCATCTATATTAGATGGCGTTACTTGTATAAATTGGTCACTTATAACTTTCATAAGGTCTGATACTGGTGTACCGTCCATTTTGAAAGTCATAAAATACGATTTATTTGGATATGTAAATGCCGGAGTTCCTCCAAGCTTAAGCGGAGTCAAGAAGTTTAAATCATCATTACGTACGAACATAGCTGGATCAAACTTATCTTCTGTTACAACTCCCTCTAATAGTGAAACTCCTGCATATAAATGTTTCTTAGGAGCATCATCTGTCAATACTACTATTTTATTAGTAGTAGTGTCAAATCTCATTCTAGCTGGAAGCTTTTCTCCGTAATAACATACCCATCCCCCCACTCCGAATAACGCATCTGCATTTTCTTCAGAAAGGATAACTCCACTTGTTTTCATTACTTGTATTTCTTCATTTATTAATTTCGGTTTTGATAAATAGTAGTATTTCATATTATTTCACCCTTATCCATGAAGTAGGTTTTTCAAATGGATATTTCCATCCATCTGCCACTTTCTCTTGTTTTTCCTGTGTTACGAAATATATATTATTCTCTACTTGTTCCCAAGCTGTACCTGGATAAGTAGCTGCCGGATTTTCATCTGCTTTCATAAATACGATACTTCCCACTGGAGGAATGTGTTTATCTTCATCCATATATATCTCCTCCTATACTATACTTTGATATATTGTAGCTAATAATGTACTACTATCTGATTCTATTGGTTTTAAGCTATATCCTGTAAATACTTTTGATCTACGTGATTTGGCAACACACATAGCTAAGAAGTATGTATTATTATCTAAAATATATAATGCATTATCTCCTATCTTAGAAGCACTGTTTACTATAAATCCAGCTGTAGATAGTTCATTTCTAGCTAGAGATGGGAATTCTTTACAGATTAAATCTATAACTTCTGATAGTTGTATTCCGTCTCTTCTATCAAAATACCCTGGATATTTAAGCATAAGTGCTGTTACTCTGTCTTGATTATATTTAAGCAACATTCCTAAGTCTTGACCACTGATATCTCCGTTATAGAAGAAGTGGCTTACTATAAATCTGAATGTTTCTCCATCTAGTGGATTTCCATAAGATTTAGACATAAGTTGACTAAATATATCTGCATAAATATTTCTAAGAATAGAAACTGCTTTACTATTATTATAAACTTGTTTTGCTTTAAGTCCTACGTATGCAGATAATAATAGATTAAATAACTCTTCATATCCTCCTACTGTACTTATATTTTGCTTTATGTTTCCAGTAGAAGCGTCAACTGCATTTTCCTTTGTAACATATCTTGACATATTTACAAATACGTTTGATATATTATCAGACTTATCTGTTCCAAATACGTATACGATAGATGTCTTTAAGTTTCCATTATCGCATAATACGATTTGTCCATTATCCAATGCTGAAAGTACTTGTCTCAACAAAGGATAATTTCTACTACGGATAAGGTCTAATTCTGTTTTAAAACTATTCTTATCCAAATGATATCTTTTTTCTATAAAGCTTAAGTCTATTTTATTAGTACTATTATTATTAATAGTAGTAAATAAATCTGTTTGGCTTAATAGAATTCTATTAGAACTAAGTTTCATAATTCCTCCTTATTTAAATGATTTGGGAGAGAAATAATCTTCTCTCCCATTTTATTATTGATATAAATCTCCTGTATAGATTAACTTAATATTATCTAAAATATCTTTCCATGTTATAGATTGATAATCATTTATATTTATCTTTTCCATAATATGAGTAGGTATCGTTACTATATTTCTACCAACACCTAAATCTTCAAGGTTATTTACAGTACTGTAATCGTCATATGCCTTAAATACATAGCAAGATTCACCTTTGATATCAAAAGGTCCAAATATACTATTTCCTAAATGTGAAATATCTTCAGTTGATTCGGTGTTTGTTTTTGCATTCCATGCTGTTAACATATCTGATTTATCAGATTGTGGAGCAGGATTAGTTGATAATTCGTCTCTTCTAATATACAAACGAGTGCTTAGGTCATAAGGGACTATAGAGAACCAAGGTTTATCATAATAAACTGTAGTATCTATAGTATCAGTAACTTCTGGAAGTTTAGGTTCTATATATGTAACTGTTCTTGGAACACGACGTTGAGCAATCATGATATCTGACCAAGTAGAACTTGGATTATCTATAGTTTCTCCTAAATATGCGTACATATCTACGTCGCCATCCACTGCACGTGGGTCAGTCACTTTGTATTCTGGTTTATAATAATACTTTTGACGACCTATGTTTACTGTGTCATAAGTATTTTTTATATCAGGGAATACTACATCTTCAGCTTCTTGCGTGCTTATATTATATAAGTGATATGTGTGTCCTGGAACTGGAATTGTATTTTCGTCTCCTTTAGCAACACAATATCCTTCGCTTTGTACACTAGTTATATGAAATTCATGATCAGTAAAGTAATTTTCAGATATATCTGGTTTCAAACTATCAGATGGCTCTACCGCTAACGCATTACAGTAATCTCCGATAGTGCTAGCAGTATCAAAAGTTTCTTTTATAAGGAATGGAATATATCTTTCATCTCCTTTAACATATTCATCTTGTGGTCTCAATAATATATTAGATCTACTTATAGTTTTAGATTCCTTAGTAAATACAGCATAAGGATCGTCCATATGAATTACTTTGATTTGATTCGTACTAACATTCATCATAGCAAAATCATATGTCTTTCCACGTTCAAGTGGTGTATTAATAGCATCTAATGTTAAGAAATATGAGAGGTCATTGTAGTTATTACTAGACATATCTTCATTATAATTTACATATACATAACTTCTATTGAAGTTAGTTGAATTATACTCACTTAATCTCTTTCCATGTATAATTGGATCTGTTTCTTCTGGAACAGGCGTAGGTGCAGTTTCGCTACTTCCAGGTGTTGGAGCTGGTGACGTTTCAGGTGCAGGAGCATCTGGGTCTGTTACGTCAGTATTGGATACAGAGTATACAGTTCCTGACTGATTCATATAATTTTGTAATGTAGTAGGACAGATATCTAGGAATTCCTTAGGAACTATTACGATACTCTTACTATTATGTCCATCGTACGCATCTTCAGGTCTAATATAATATTCTTCACTTCCATAAAGCACTTTCTTAGTAAACACAGTCTTAGGATCTGCTACAGTAGTTGCTTTAATTCCATACATAGTTCTACCTTGCACTGCTATTTCTATGATTCCATTTGTAGATATTTCAAGATTGAAATCTGCATTTCTTATTAAGAAATCATCATCTGGTTCTTCAGGAATCCTTATACTAGAACTTTTATAGAATTCATCTGAAGTATATTCGCTTAGTTTCTTTCCTTGAATTACTGGGTCATTACTGTTTTCAGTAGAACCTCCTGTTTCTGGAGCTGGATTTGTTTCTGTTGTAGATGGTGCTTCATATGGCTTTAAGTTAGTCATACTATCTGTACTTACATAGTGCATAAATGTAGCTACAGTACGAGCTTCATCTTTGACAGCCTTATCTATATAAACTACATCTCTAGTAACTCCATTTACATATGCATCTTGAGGTCTTAACATAATGTCAAGTTCAGATTCAGTTTTCACTTCATGCGTAAATGTAGTTAAGATTGGGTCTATATGTACAAGTTTAACTTTCTTACTAGTGGCTTCCATCATTACTAAATCATGTGCTGTATTCAAATCAAATGGTTTATCAGCATCTGCTCTTAATGTATACAATGTTCCATTTACATCAGCAGGTGTTTCTAAATCAAAGTAAGTAGTAGCAGAGTCGAATTCAGCTTCTGTATATTCACTAAGCTTCTTTCCATTTACTACAGGGTCTTCAGTAGATGATGATTCTGTTTTAACTAAAGCCTTGTTAGAGACTATCTTTATACCACCTAATACAGATTGCATATATACAGCAAATCCTGTCGTCATAGACTTATCTACTATAACTATATTCTTTTCAACTCCACCTTCAGTGTATTCATCTTCAGGTCTCATCACATAAGTTTTACCATCGTACTCTACTTCTTTAGTAAATATAGTAGATGGATTAGGTATAGTCATCTTAGTTTCAGAATCTGTTGCTGTATCTTTAACAGTAATTTCTAAGTTTTCTAGTAAGTTATTATATGCATAAGTATCTGGTACTAGATAAACGTGTGATGTATCGTTTAAATCATACCATTTAAATTGACTATTATATTCATATTCAGTAGGAGCTAAATTAGCAGTATGACTTTGATATACTATTCCTACCATAGTTTCTAGAGTTTGGTCTGACATTGCATCATATGAAGATTTTTCATATAATACGATATCCTTTCCTTCATCGCCTGCTACATATACGTCTTGTGGTCTTACACAGTAATCTATTTCATTAGCATGTACTGTTTCAGTAAACACATCAGCTATATGTTTAAATTCTACAAATTCTGCTTTATTAGACTCTGTATTCCACATAGCTAATTTATAAGTCTTTCCACGTTCAATAACTTTAGATAAGTCATTATTATGTAATGTGTACATAACATGAACGTTATCTAGGTTATACCACAAGTGACTAGAACTGAAATCTTCTTGATGATACTTAGAAAGCTTTTCTTCATCTGTTTCCACACGAAGTACTCTATTGCTTACTACAGTGAAAGCTTCATTGACAGCTCCTATATTATTAGTTAATGCTGGATTTAATTTAGATGCATCTAGCATTACTATATCTTTAACATGCTCTTCATCAGTATAATTATCTTGTGGTCTTATCCAATAAGTTTTACCATCATATTCTACTTTTTGAGTAAACACTTCTGATAATATAGGCATAGTGTAGATTACTATTTCTTCAGTTCCTGTTTTTCTTACATCTATTTTAAACTCACTAGTCAAATAAGAAGTTTCATGACTGTCATCTACATCATATGTAGTTGCTACATTATCAAAATCATACCATTTTAAACCTTTAGTATGATGGAATATAGGAATTAAGTCTTCATTCGACACATAATATAATCCATTAGTGTATTCATGAAGTTGAGCATTGTCATCTAATTCATTTAAAGTATTCCAGTCTATAGTTAATATATATTTATAAGGTCCACCTGGAACTGGTTTGTCTTGTGGTCTAATTGCATAGTCTGTACTATTTGCATGAACATGCTCACTTAATAAATCTTTAGGATGTTTAACTTCTACAAATTCTGCTTTATTAGACTCTGTATTCCACATAGCTAATTTATAAGTCTTTCCACGTTCTAAACGCATAGTAGAGTCTACTGGTAATAATTGATAGTATGTTTCAGGATTTTCTACGTCATACCAACCTGCATTAGACCCATCAAAATCATTCTCTGTATATTTAGCTAATTTCTCTTCTTCAGTTTCAACATGAACAGGAGGTTCTGGAGTAGGATTTTCTACTGGAGCCTCTGGTTGAACAGGAGGTTGACTAGGGTTTACAGATGATCCCCCATTTCCATTGCTGGGCCTGGCTCCTTCACCAGCATTACCTGTTTCAGTCGTACCGTGGTCAGGTGCAACGTGAGGTAATTCAGTTGCTACTGTTTCACTAGACTGATCTCCTTTGTTCTTTTTATTTGGTGTACCACCGTTTTGTGTTGTTTCTGTTGATCCACTAGTTTCTGGAGTTGATGCTTCTTCAGTAGTAGATCTTCTTACTCGACCATCACCTCTACCTCCTGGTGCAGCAGCTGGTCCTGTAGAGATTCTAGTTGTAGTCGTAGTAGTTGTAGTTATAAACACATTTTCTACGTTTTTAGCTAGAACTTCTTCTTCTAAATCTTTATTAACTCTTCTGTATATAACTGATCCTGATTCAACGTCTTTCTTCAATTCTTCACTTTCCTTTCCTTTATTATTAAGTACTTCGTAAACCACTTTAGCAGCATTAACAGCTTCTTCAACTGTAATTGGTGATAAACCATGTCTCTTTCTATCAGCATTAATTGCATCTATATTAGCAACATAGTATCTTTTAGCGATTTCTTCTTGTTTATCAGTAGCAGTACCGTTTAGTAAAGCTTCTTGTGAAAATGAAAGATGAGCTAGATGTGTATCAGCTTGTCCAGGTCTTGCGACCACTCTTCCTTTTTTAACGTCTTCTGCAAGACTATCTGATATTTTAGACGGCTCTCTAGGTATAATAAGACCGTTTTTAACGTCTTCTTTATATTCCGTAGCGTCGCCATAAACTATCTTTTCTCTTTTAGCTTGTGCCATTATTATTCACTCCTTTTCATTTAAATTTAATATTGTTCAAAACATTAGTTTGTTTCGGACTGAGACTTGTATTATCTCTCTACATAACCCATATATCTAGAGTTAAGTCCCTTTGGTATATAAACTGTTATAAGGTCGCTGCCACTAATTGTTTCATTCATATTATCAGGATTCATCATACATACAAATCTTGCATTCGCAACTGCACCAGCTACCAATGCACTTTTTTCAAAATTAGAACCATATGAAAAAGGACTCATCACGATACAACGCGTCATAGTATAGAAACTAGAGTTTGCAGCTTCAGTACCTGCAGTGATTTGACCCATATATGCATTATAAACAGATGCGAATACATGTCTCCAGAATACTCTTTTATTAAGGTCATTAAAAGATGTCGTGTTATCTATTATTCTATATATAGGATTTCTTTGCCTATATGGTATTATACTTGCTCCACGTACAAAATTAGGATCATTATTCTGGTTATATCTTTTATCCCATTTTGTTCCCGATGGAATAAAGTATGCTTTAGTCATAACTTCACCATTATATAGCGTATTAAGTCTAATATGACTAATATATTCGCTATTAAATTTTCTATTATTTATACGCCAACCATTCATAGTCGCATTTGTATTAGTAGGTGTCGTAGAAGTAAAGTCTTCTGTATTAATAAGTGCAGGTGATTGTCCACCACCACCAAGTTGTAGGTCTGTATTATCGAAAGCAGTTCCTTGTCCGGAACCATATAATAATCCTTCTGTTATATTCCAACTACCGCTTGCACCTAAATACGTAGGTGGGAATGAATAAATGTCGTACCCAATAGCAGCTTCATCAATAGTAGTTCCTAAAAACTTTTTCATAACTCTGTACCAATCTTCTTTGCTAGTAACTCCATATGTAGGGAAATTCCATCTTCTCCATGCATTCTTAAATATTTCATCTCCTACTTTTAAAATAGTTTCTGATAAAAATGTATAATCAGCTTGGTCTGTATATGCCGTATATACTAGTCCATTATTTTCCCATTGTATATTTTCGTTAAATCCTATCGTTTGTCTATATCTTTCGTTATTGATTAACCAATAATCATGCGGTTTATCATTCTTATCAAGGTATGATACTCCTAATGTTTTTTGAACTGGTCCGAATGTACCGAAGTGTCTAAGAGTACATATTACAGGAATCAGCGTATAACACATAAATCTAGCTTGATGCATTCTAGTAAAGAATCCTCTAGTGCCTCCAGAAACTATAGATGTAAACATGTAATTTATTTCTCTTATAGCTCCAGATCCGTAGTTTAAGTTATTTGGATTTTTATAGAATAGTGCAAGCTGTCCATCATCTGTTAATTCATTATCTGTAAGTAATCTTAATATAATATTTTTACCAGTATTATGTGGTTCAGATTCTTCCCATGTCTTATAACGACCTGGTACATATATGAAATTCTTTATTATAAGCTTACACTTATCATCAGGTTCCTTAAAGTCATCTCCACTTACAAATGGTAATAACATTGTAGGTATGAAGTCTATTACAAGTTTATACGGAATATTATCTCTGATAACTCCTTTCGATAATAAATCTCCTGTCCATCCTAATCTAACTTTAATATCCATTTCATTTTTTGGTACATAACCAGTATTCAAAACAGTCTTCGGAGGTTGATTATCTATAGTTATTACTTTCTCTGTTAATCCGTAAAAGTTTATTCCAGCTTTTAAATAAGCTTCTTTTAAATCTATATCAGTCATATTAGCAGTCAATATGTAATACAAGTTATTAATCATATATTCACTGTATGCAGGAATTGAATTAGGAAGTTTTATCGGATTTTTCAAAGCATTAGTTCCAAATAGTTTTTCTAAAGGATAATCTTCTACTGCATGAATCACTATTCCATTACGTATTATATCAAATGTTACAGTAGCTCCTTTTGCAAGTTCATAATTATCGTTTATAGCATAATACATACTATTCTTAGCTGGACTAGTAGGAGTAAATGGCTCAAATATGTCGTTTCTAAGTCTTTTACCATTCTTAAACTCATGTTCTGTCTGATTATACACATTATCTGCCTTTACCCAAAATGCTGCTAAACAGAAATCTATATCTGCTGCATTTCCATTAAGCCACATATATTTCTTAACTCTATCTAATAGAGATATTTCGTGATATATAATATCTGATTTTATAAGTTTAAACTGAAGAACATACTCCACATCATCGTATATAGCTTCATTTTCAACAGGAGTTCCATCTTTATGGAATAATCCTATAGGTTGTACTTCTTCTGTTTTAGTAAACCATTCTCTATTATGAGAAGAAGCTAATACGTAATCTTTAATCATATCTACAGTCATAACAGTTCCATCTAATACTTTCATCGGAGTATTTATTTCTATTCCAGGTCTATCTATACGATTATTCCAATCTTCATGTGTATGATTATCTGGATTTTTTAATAGTATTTGTACAGATACTGTATTGCGTGTTCTTTCTATATTAACACGAACTGGATACCATCCATTAGTATTATCATATGGTTCTATAGTTGGGGTAGTTCCCTCTTTAAGTTGATATTTCTTTGGATAATCTAAAGCATTTATAACACTTTCTCCAGACATCAAATATAAGTCTGTTTCTAAATCTTTTCTAACGCCATTCGCATCACTAAAATATACTTTATATCTAGTAAGTTGTACAGATGGTCCTGCTTCCGCTCCAGTAGTTCTAGTTTCTATAATGTATGTTTGAATATATGTTTTAGTATTAGATAGCAACACTTTCTGTCTATCGTCAGCCCATATTCCAGGTATTTTATTTGGGTCATATGTTGGTGCATCTTGGAAATCGTGGTCTACTATACTATAATGAATACCACCACTATTATCGTCCATAGCATCTGATACTACGCTAGACGGCATTCTAGATATACTACTCCAGTCTAATTCAGATTGTGGCGTAGTGTTCAATGATTTAATTCTTAATACTTCTGTATTATTTTTGATAGGAGTTCCATCTGGAGCATGTGTTGGAAAAGCTCCAATAAAATCACTACCTCTCATCATTTCTCCATAGTTAGTTAAGCTTTGATAGAAATATTTGTATATTTTACCATTCTTCTCTAGTAATGCACATATATATCCACATGGACGTAGTTCATGAGCACGTACTTTAAGCTTTCTGGTAACTCCATTGATAGTTGCATCCACATCTTTTGAATATCCGACATATCCCATATAAAATTTACCGTAAGTCCAATGACTTACGTCACGTTCATGTTTTGCTATATAAGTACGGATATTATTAGGCATCTCAGAAAAATCGAAGTTTTCTATATTATTAAATGAACCGATACTTTTATAGCCATATTTATCAGTAATAATATGATTAAACTTATCGACATTATTATTATAATATTTATAATAATCTTCTTTAGATGTAGTAGCTGGTAATTTTTCTATATCCATAGGGTATACTGCAAACAGTTTATCTAAATAATCATTAACATATGACGTCATTTCAGCATTATTTAATTCTAAGAAATTATCGACAGTGTATTTATCAACTGTTCTTCCGTTATTAATCTCTATAATACTATATGCATCGTGTGCCATACTAAGTACAAATGGCCAATATTCAACACCATCTATATTATGACTATTATTTACATTAAAATTCTTTGATTCAAATAAAGTTTCATCATAAGCTCTACCATCTGGAATTACTATACTCCAAGTATTAACACGTCCTCTAAAGTCTATATCGTATGATGGTGTGTCATAATACATAAATGATGGCATTCTAAAATTTTGAAATCCACGCTCTATCATATAATAACTATTATCATTATTTAAAGTTCCTTTCAATAAAGGAAATGGAGTTGTAACTGTATTTCTAATGCTTGGAATATCTCTACTTACAAACTCAATAGTAGTAGGAGATGTAATGTTACTTGGAGCTATACCCCATGGGTATGATGTGCTATTTGACACATTAGAAAAATACATATATTTATGAATTATTCTGGCACTTGTACGATATCCTACTACAAAATCAAACCATTCTGTATCTAACTTCTTTCCCTCAGGCCATTTAACCATACCTTTATTTACTACAGTTCCATATTTATATCTCTGTCTAAATTCTCCAAATTGTGTATTATTAGACGGAGCATTACCATCTAAGTAGTGTATAACTACATCATAATAATCATACACTACTATAAATTTATTATATACATACTTTTGAATTTTATACTTTGGGTCAATGTATACATATCCAGCTGGTAATAATTCTCCTACATCTGGTAATGTATCAAGTTGATTATATGTATGAGTGAATATAACTTCGTCATTAAATACTATATCAACTTTAGTAGTTCTTACTACAGGAGCATTATTATCATCTATTATTTTAGGAATAGGTCTAACGATACCATTTTCATTCTCCCAATTCCAATATACATCGCCTCTTAATATTACTCTGTTTAAACGTTTTCCTTTATTATTCATACGCCACTCCTTAAAGTCACAGTGTAATTACTATGTTCTACTTTTGCAATATAACCAGCTTTCTTATCATTCTTATGCTGTGGTAAGTCGTTTCCTTTGATTACTATGTCAAACACTTTAGTAGTCATAGTACCATCTTCCATAGAATAAGTATGATGCCAATCCCCAGTGTATCTATTAACACAGAGCATATTCTTTATTCCATCTCCCCAATCTACTGCATAAACAGTAGAGGGAGGAGTTATATATAAATCGTCATTTAAATCTATATTTACAGAACCAAGTTTATACACTCCGTTAGAAGATTCTTCAACTGGGAATGCTATTTCCAATTTATATTTTACTATGTCTAGACTGGCGTCATCTTCCACTCCTCCATACATAGCATAATCATATTTTTTGCTTTTTAAATGTGCACTCATTTTATCCTCCTAAATATATCCATATTATACTTTACTACTAAAGTCTTTTCTGGTATCTTATGAAACTTAGTAACAGTCTCAGTAGTATCTTCAGCATCGTCTGGATATTGATATTTGGCATTACTATCTATAAAGACAGCAGACTTAGTCATAGTCCTCCAATCATTTAAACTAGTAGGAGGTGTAGAATTATGGTTCCATAGCTGAGGCGTCGTATGGTCGATTATAAAGGTCATATTAGACGTTTCAAGCATTTGCTGTAATCTATATCCACTAAACACTAAATCAAGCGGATTATAGCCTCTAGAAGCCTTAGAAGTGATGTATGCATTATCATATGGTATAGTAGCATTAGCATCACTGCTTATATCTCTACTTCCAATGTGTCTTTCATTATATCCATATCTTATCGCAAGAGTTTGATGAAGAACATTATCATCTTGAAGTATTTCAAATGGAACATTAACCCGTGCTCTATTAGGAACTGGGTCAAATAATTCTATAACATCATTAAGTTCTGTTATCTTATCGTTGTAATGTTTATTATCAGGACTAACCAAATTATAATCTATTTCTAAATTATAGTTATATTCTATAGATTTATAAGACGGTGTAAATATAGATGCACATTGATTTTGCGTTACTAAATCTATATTATCTGAATTATACCTAATGTCATTTAAATCCACGTATGTTCTAGAAAGTATGTCTATATCATCTATAACTTCCATACCATATTGATTAAAAGATATAACTTGATTATCTCTGATTAATGGTTTATCTATAGGTTGTAATTTGTATCCACTGTGGTCTAATAATGTGAAATCAGCGAATACGTTTTGTTTAGTTCCAAGATTAATTCTACATAGTCCAAATAGTCTCTTTTGAGATAAATCTGGATATTTGAATAACACTTTTGTAACAGAGAAACATGTATCAAGACTTCTGAAGATATCATTATTATCATGAATTACTTTATTTCCATTCATATTATAATCTCCGTATCCAAATGCAGATATTGGAACTGTCAAGTTAAGTGGTATTTCTATGTCTTTTCTAGCAAAGATATCATTTGACAGATGTCCGTTTACAAAAGGTTCTCCTTTATATATAGTATTATTTTCTGTAGAAGAAGAGAACTCATCTACAAGAGCATAGAAATTAATCGGGTCTCTACAGATACGTCCATGTATATGTTTATTTCCATTCGGGTCTTTCATTTCTGTAAAATCTGCAAGAACTATTTTAACATCTTGTACGTTCTTTATCCACATTTCATATAAATAATCTATATTTCTTTCTTTAGGAATATCATCATTAGCTCCCTTATAAGCTTCTTCTCTACCACTATAGTTATTTATATGTGTATTCTTATCACTTCTATCTACATCTGTAAAGTGTGATATATCTTTACCTACATAAAATTCCCAGAAATTCTTTGGGTCTATTACTAATATATCTATATCGTGATCTTTGATTATTTTATAATCTATTGGATATAATATATTATTAATAAATAAAGCTGGGTATTTTTGTAGTGGATTGAATACAGGTATCATTATCTTCGGTAAATGAAATGTATGTTGTGGATATACTATTCCTATAGGAATTTTAGTCTTATTCATAACATAGAAGTATTCATCTGTCTTATTAGAAAGATTTATAAAGAAGTCCATTACTATTGGATATTCTGGGAAATCTCTACTAATATTAATTCTATCTTGATATGATTTCATAAGAGCTATAAGTTGCTCTACAAGATATCTAAACTTTGTAATACTACTATTAAAGTTTATCTTATCTTTCTTATTTACAAGATGTTTAGAATAATCAAATACGTTCTTTAAGCTCATTATAAGCTCATTAAAAGAATATTCTTTCAATCTAGTTACAAACATATTCCATCCATTATTTGTAGAGAATGCTTCTTTACAAAGCTTTTCAACATCTCTAAACCATAGCTTATTATAAACATATTTAAACTTATCTTTATTATCATCACTATGTCCATAATACTGTTTAATAAGTACATCGTATTTATTAAATATTATCACTCTAGGAAATGTATTTTGAATTACTTTAAGTATGTTTATATCTTTCTTATATCCATAATCTATAAGTTCATCTACATCTACGCACGGAGTTTGTATCATCCATTCATATAGTTTAGTAGTATTTATTCTATATTGAGATGTATATTCAGATACCATTGGATTTTTTAATATAGCTTTATAATACAAACTATCCGGTCTTTCAAAACTAGGTTTCGTATACGGAAGAGTAAACATTACTATTCTTCTTATTTTATTATCCTTAGAGAACTTAACTGTATGTTTATCTACACGTTCTACATATTTACCTTTACTATTCATATAAAGATTTTCTACATGATAAGTTCCATCTTTAAATAGTACTAATGCTGTAGTACTGAATAATATATCTGGATTTTGTACAAAGAACAGATTAAAGTCATTATTATACCACTTAGGTCTCATTTCCATATCTCTCCATCCGATGGTCATAAGTCCTGGGATATCTTCTTCTGAATCTGTATTAATCTTTGTGTAGTCTACATCTATATAAGGTTGATTTATATAAATACAAGCACGTTCTTCAGTATCATCATCAGTCCATTTATTATCTTTATTCAAATACAAAGCATAACCTTTTTCTTCGTCAGAAGTCATATTCCAATTACTAGTAACTCTATCTGTAAGAAAACCATGACTTTTAATAGTAATAACATTTATAGTATTATTAGTCTTATTAAAATCAAATAGCTTTTCCATATCAGGATTATTCTTATAGAAGTAATAGAACTTTCCATTATGATTATAATAGTATTCGTATTCAGCAAGTTCTCTATGAAGTTCAAATAACTTTCCGTTAATAATAACGATATTCTTTTTATCTATATCATATTGATTTCTAGCTATTTGAATATCAGTATACTGCTTTAGTGGAATTGGATATATACTAAAAACATCAGGGAGTATTACAAATCTGTCCGTATCTCTCTTTATTTTATCGTATATATTAAGTGTTTTTAAATCTTCTATAATATCCAAGTGAAGTTCTGTATCTATATTAGACGTAAGAAAAACTTCACCTATCCAACTAGGGATAGCATTATTTAATATAGGTTTAGGTAAGTGATTTTCATAAGCATAATAAAAAATATTATCTTTTATTAATTGTTTATATGCTTGTAAATTTTCTCCTAAATACATATAGGTTCATCTCCTTTCTTTATTTCAAACAGGCGATTGTTTGGAATTTAAATAGATAAAAATTAGCTATATATAATAAAGTATATAATAAAACTTAGGAGGTATCAGAAATGATGAAATTACTAGAAAATACAAAAATGGCAGGAGTGAATCCTGCACAAGTAATAGATAAGGATGGTAGTGTAATAGTTGACTATTGCACTACTATAAAAGAAAATGGTTCCGTTTGGGACCATTTAGATTCTATGTTAAAGGATGGTCCAGCTTGGGACCATCTTGATGAAATGCTAGGGGAATAATCTCCTGGCATTTTTTTTTTGTACATGACGTAAATAAATGTAATTACCCCAATAGAATTAACTATTAGGGTAACTATATATTATATTAATGTAGCAATAGAGTTTCATCCAAAACTTCATTCATTCAAATTCCGCAATAAATTTAATATAAACGGAGGTGATAGTATGAGTATATACTTACTAGACGCAGATATATTATCTGTTGATTTAGCTATAATTAAATGTAACTCTAATAACGAATTAGTTAATTTGTTTTGTAATAATGCTGTTTATTACGAAAATGGGTTACCTAAGTTAGATATGGTATTTATTCAGGATTTTAAGAATAAATATTCCGATATGTTTGATTATATCATAAAACTAACTAAAACTAGAGTGGTCTAGTATAAACAAACCTAAAACCTCATTCTATTGCTACATTTTTTATTGTATTACTTTTTTAATAAAATACTAACTATATATTATTAAGGTGTAGTAGTAGATTTTCATTCAAATCTTCACTCACTCTATAAGTCTCCAATAAATTTAAAAATTAAAGGAGGTGATATTTATGAGTATCTACTTATTAGATGCTGATATCTTGTCAGTCGATTTAGCTATAATTAAGTCATCTACAGATGATGATTTGATTAAGTTATTTTGTAATAATGCGATTTATTACGAAAAGGGATTACCTAGACTAAATATGGATTTTATCCAAAAGTTTAGAAATTCTCATCAAGATATATTCGATTTAGTCATCAGAAAGACTAAAACTAGAATAGTCTAAAAATAATACACTTCATTCTACTACTACATTCTATATTGTATTATTTTTTTAACAAATCACGAATGAAATCAGGTACGAATGATTCCAATGCTTCTCCTAGCTCTCCTAGTTCTTGACTAGGTAAGTCATCAGTAGTTATAGACCTCATATCATCAGGTTCATCTCCTGGTGTATCAGTTCCAATAGCATCCGCTTCTTCTTGTTTATTCATATCAGCAATCTTTTCTATTTGCGGAATGAATACAAGTTTTCTTAGCTTTTCACATGCATCGTATACAAGACTTTCTGCATCTTCACTATCACCACTATTAAGAACATTCTTAACTATTTCTAATACTTCAATATAAGTTTCCTTTATGTTAAGATTTACACACATTCCACTTATAACTTTCATCATCTTAGAAAGTATACTATATTCTGGTAATGCTTTGTTATTCTTAATTTCTACTAAGTTCATTATACTTTCTCCAGCATACATCATTCTAGAGAAAGGTCTATATGCACAACTTTCTAAATTAGCATATTTAGTTTGTGCTAATTCTTCTGATTTACCAGTAACGTCTGATATTACAGGTGCTACATAGAATATCTTAACTCCAAATAAGTTATCTACTTCACATACATCTTCAGCCATTTGACATAATACTTTCACAGGTTCAAGTTTCATACTTTCAATAGTCTCATCTAGAGAAGTTGCATTCTTTACATAGAAAGGAACTATTGCAAGTAAAGACTTATATAGCTCTATTGCAAGTAATTGAATACCTTCGTATAAGAAAGGATTTTCTGGAGTACCACATATAGCAGTCATCTTTCTTTTATCTTCTATTACTTGTAAGAAGTTATTTGCTTTACGCATTATATCTGTATCTTTAAATACTACATTTAATATAGTATTAGCTGGCTGTATAAATTCATTGTAATACGGAGCTTGTTTTACATCTCCTGTACGTTCTATTATTCCTTGATTATCTTTTTCAATCAATTCTATATTAGACACATACTGATTAGTATGCGTAGTAATAATTTTAACCATATTGATAGCATCTGCTTCACTAACTGTATCGTCAATGCTATTAACTGACTCATCCCATTGAGAATCTTCTTCATCTATATCATCGCCCATTCCAAATTTATTAGGAATATCATCCATCGGATTTGGGTCTTTAAGTTCTACATTGTCAAAATCTGAACCAACTGCGTCATTAAGTTCATTATCAGCGTCAGGTAGCTCAGCATCCAAGTTAGATGGTTCATTTGAACTATCGGCAGTATCTGGTGTATCTTCTTCTGCATTACCAAATCCTTCAAACTCTTCCTCATAATTTATTTCTTGTTCTTGTTTATCTGCTTCTTCTTCTGAAGCTTCTATTTCGTTCGATAAAGCTTCCATAGATATAAGAGTTTTACTGTAAGGCTTTACATAACTACATTCTACTCCATATCTTTCAGCTAATAATTCGTACATTTTGCTAGCGTATTTAGCCATTTACATTCCTCCTATCCGTAAACTTTATTAACTCTAACCATTTCTGAAAGTTGTTTTTCATAGTTAGATATTTCACTATTGAATTCTCCAGCAGTTCTAGTTACAAAATAACTATCTCTAGTCAATGCAGCTTGTATAGTATCTGTATTTGTATCGTAAATACCTATACTCATTATTGGTAATTGTGCATATAATTTTTGTATAGTAGCACTGTTAGTTATAGTTACTCCTGCATCTAATAGCATATCTCTTGCAGTACCAGAAAGAAGTACACAAACGAAAGGTTTATTTATTCCTTCTATAGTGTTCATCATATCATAAACGCTTTTATTAGCACGTTTAGTTATTTCTGGTCTTTTGCTATTGAATTTAAAGATATTTTTCATTCTAGTAAAGAATCCTATATCTTTAGCTTCTGGTTTTGGAAGAAGTCTCTTTACAAACATAGAAACTAATTCTACATTTGAAACTACTTTTGGTCTAACTTCTACTCCTATTGTAATTCTTTTTTCTGCCGCTCTTCCTTGTAAACTGTCTACTACTATAGCAATCTCTACATAAGTAGGAACTCCAGCTCTACTTTCTTTATAAACGATATCTGATGCTTCCATTCCTAAATCATATTTATCATCAAAATATTTATTTATATTTTTAATGTACGATTCTGTAAATACATCTATGGCACGTTTACCAGAATATTCTCTGTTGAAGAACCAATCTGATACTTCTTCTAGAGTTTGCATATCTTTCTTATACTTAACTTTATCATATGGTGTAAGTATAGGAATACTTCTGAATATGTCTCTAGCAGAACTGTCGAATCTAGATCTTTCTTTAATAGACAGAATAGATTTAATTGCAGCCGCATATACAACTTCTAGAGATTTACAGTAACTATTTCTTATTTCCATAGGCAAGTCTTCAGAAACTAAACATGGTAAAGTTATAATATTGTTTCCTATAAAACCTGTCTTTTTGTTTTCAATAGTATCTCTTATATCCCAGTATAAGTTGAATAATGGTCCGACTATTTGTGTCAACATAATCTTCACTCCTTTTATTATTTAATTTAAAACTTAACAGAACTATTGTTTTTATGTAATTTCAAATAAAAAAATAGAGGGAGATTGCTCTCCCAATACTTTTTATTCTATCACAAGTTCTATTATCATCACTGGTGATGACGATGTACCGACACGCATAGTTCCATCTATATCGAAGAATAGTTGCATCATTGGTACTTTAGCTGGATATCCATTTGATGGATTTTTATTATCTAATTGAACTGTAGGTATTTTTAACAGTTTATTAGTATGTAAGAATTCTTTTCCTGTTATACCAAGTGCTGTATAGTTTGCAAATTCTTTCATATATTTGAAGTTATCTTTCATATGTACCCATCTTGTGAATATACGTTCTTTAGTAGCATATATAGAAGATTCATCTAAAGTGTTAACTATAGGAGGGTCTTTAATCGGGTCTGAAATAAAGTATATATTCCATTTAGCCTTATTAAATTCTTCTACAGTCTTAGGGAATTTATCAGTAGTACTTAATCCGTGAGCAGAACGTAGTTCACGTATCTTTTCTGTAATAAATTCTACTATATTACTTCCATATATATTTTTATCTGTGTTGAACCAGTCTAAGTTATTTCTAGTATAATAACCATCTTTAGCCGATGTTTGTGATAATACTCCTGTCCACATATACCATTCATACATCACTGCTTCAGGTAATGCTACTACTATATCAGATAGCTTTGCTTTTTTTCCATCTATATCTGTAAAGCTCAATAAAGAATTATTACGTAAGTTATCTACGTTATCTACCATAGGGATTATTTTGTCATAGTCTGTAGGCTCTATAATGTAAACCATAGGCCTCATATCTGGGAAATGTATTTGACTTGGTATTTCGTATTTAACATTAACTATAACTGTATCTTTATTTTCCTTTATTTCTATTGCATTATTAGGATATCTTACAATAGCCACTAATTTATCTATATCGTAATCCACACTCCACGCATCTAACGGTCTAAAGAAAGAAGACAAGCTTCCAAGTAAACTTCTAGATGGGTCCCATACATATGTCATATGGTCTGGGAAGAATGTATTATCTTTAGTATCAAACATATATCTCAATGCATGAAGTCTGTTAAGTTCTTTCAATTCTGGGATATTATCATTCACTAAAGTTTTAAATGAATTTATATAGATTTTATCAGACGGATTAGGCGGAGCTGTTTCTGTAAACGTCCAAGATGTATTCGATATATCTAGCACTAATTTTTTTAACTCTACAAATACGTATTCCATTTTGAATACTATTGGAGAAGAGTTTTCTTTTAAGTATTCATCTGGATTTATTTGTATAGGTAAATCTAAAAAGGCTCTAGATAAATCTGTCTTAGAAGTTATATATGAGAAAGGCACTTCTTTATCAGCTTCTAACTTCATATCTTTAGCAGTAATATATCTGAATGTAGTCCATAACTTAGATGATATCAAGCAGTTGTCTGCTGTGTTATCTGAGTATAATTCATTTCCTTTACTAAAAGTAGTATCAAAATAGCTTATCATAAACTCTGGTAAAGTCTTTACACGTTTAAGATAAGTGCTATCCTTAATCATACTAGTAATCTTTTCAGGATGTTTCAATATAAATTCCTTAAGTCTCAAATGGAAATCTATAGGAATTCCCTCAGGATACACTTCAGAGAACTTTTGATTAGGTCTTATTCTATTAGTTTCATAATAATAAAACCATAAGTCTCTTAAGTTTATAGCTACTATATTATCATCATCATCTTTATCCCATTTGATTCTTATAACATCTTCATCACTATATGGGTTCATATATTCTGATTTCTCTGGAGTTTCTATAGCTAAATATAATTCAAAGCTTCTATTAGTTCCAGGAAATAATATATTTAAATCCACATTATGACTTAAATCAAAGAACTCTTGGTCTAAATCCTTTATTTGATATTCTGGATTGTATATAATTCTACTATCGACTGTACGCTGTTTATTTCTGTATACATTTAAATATTTAGAAATGTTATACCAAGTTTCTTTAGCATCTTCTACATAGACGTTATTATTATTCATAACATGATAGAATACCATATTATCAGAGAATATAAAAGCATTCTCATTATTAGCTTCTGAAGATATTATTGCAGACTTAGGTATAGTTTTATTTATAGCAGCACTTATATCAGCTCCTAAGAACTTATAATATGCATATTCAGATGTAAAGTATTTATAATCAGGATGATTATTTCTTTTAAGTTTCTTAGCTATCTTACTTATTAAAGAAGTAATAACTGGGTCTGATATAACTCTTTCATCTATCTGTAGTCCTTTTACAACACTCACTTGGTCTTCTATACGACTAGCATTTTTATCTACAGTAATAGCTTTATCCCAATGGAATCTAGCGATGTATGATTTAGTAGGTATTGTGTATATAGTAAATTCTTTGCTTTCTCTAGCAAATACTTTATCCACGTTTATATTAAAGTTATTATCCATATTGTACTTATAGTTATAAACATAACGTTCATCATCAGATAAGAACATATAATTTCTACGCATAAAGAAACTGTCTCTAGGAAGTCCTGTAAATCCATCATACGTTTTATTTACATCATAAGTAGCACTTACATTATCATCAAGATGATTAGATGGGTCAAATTCAGTCATATTAAATATATCATTAAGTATTCCTTGGTCTGATACATCTGTATCATCTGGGATATATTCATTTAAGAATGCTATTAGATGATAAAGCTTTAATTCTCCTATTTTCGTATACTCTGGGATTCTAAGAGAAGTATTTACAGTATTGTGCATAGTATTCCATAAGTTAAATAGATTAATATTTCTCATATATTTAACTCTATTATTTTCTTCATCATATCCCCAATCTATAGTAAGCGTTATAGCATCTTCCATATTATAAGGATTTCCTTTATATTCTGTATCTTTATCTTCCCACATAGGATATATTACTATAGTTCCATTATACATAGTAAGAACTTCCCATTCTAAACGTTCTAATAAAACAGTATAAGGAGAAGTACTTATCTTTCTAGGAGTAGTTCTAACTTTACGTCCCTCTGCTGTATAATGAACACTGATGTATATAAATGGAATATATTCTATGATGTTTGAAGCTATTGATAACTTCTGTCTAAGTACAGGTTTAATTCCCTCTATATTTTTATACTGTTCATCATATAATATGTTTATATTATTATGAATATGCTCTAATACAGCTCCTACTCTAATTACTTTCATAGAATAATCTATAAAGTTACTATCTATTTTAATAGGTAATTCTATAGATGCTTTTGTATTAGTGTTTACAGTTCCACTTTTAACAGTATTATAAGCAACGGCTATATTAAATATTCCATCTCCTTTTTTCTCTTCTGTAATCGGAGCTGGCATTCTTCTGAATGATATTTCTCTTGTAGTATGCTTAGGATTAAAGTTACTTCTAAGCGGTTTAATAAGGTCACTTTCTCTTTTAATAGTATTTCTATTAGCTAAGATATGACTATCATCATCGTGTACTATTCTTACATTATCTGTATAGAATCTAGGAAATACTGTTATAGTGTCCATTTCATCTAAAGGTCCAAACTTCGTATTAACTCCATAATGCCATTTAATACCTGGGTATAATCCCTCAGCTACATATCCTTTATCAGCATCTATTACTACATCTATAGCTTTAAACATAAGCATCATATCCAATGTTGGATTTAATTCAGACATTTCTTTTATATTCTTTTTATTATTATGTATATCATTCTTATAAGTTTCTACTATAGTATTATATAAATCAAAGTACCTATTAGGATAAAAATACTTAGGGTCTTTATTAGATATAACTTTAGTAGTATAATATAATTCTTTAGGGTCTGATGTCTTATGTCCCCATACTATACGGATTTCTATATTCTTATCAGGAATTCCATATATGTTTCTTCTATGGTAATTATCATACATATTATCCACTGCTTCTACAGGCGTAGGATTAGCTATTCCTCCAGCTGGTGCATCGAACACTGACGGAGGTATTACAAAGAAACTTCCATCTTCAAATTCAGTATGAGGTGTTGTAGATATAACAGAACTTCTATCGACAGTAGTTCCTGTTAAACCAGTCTTATATTTATATATAAGTTTATCTTCTGGTTTATCCCAATCTGCTGGAGTAAAGTTAGAGAATCTACCTTTAGCTATATTCTTTTCAGCATCTAATAATATTTCATTATAAAGATTTCCATTCTCATCATATAGCTCTATCTTATTATTAAGTTTACCCTCATCATAAGTCCTTTTAATCATAGGATGGATAGCGTCTGGATTATATATTATATCGTCTCCATTTAATGCACAATAAGGGTCGTCATATTCATTCGTCTTTAAAACATAAGCTCCTTCTCTAGCTCTTTTCTCATTATGATATTCTGTAAAGTTTTTACTATAAAGATAAGGACCTATCCCTACGTGGTCTTCTTTACGTCTCCATAAATAAACTTTTTCTTTATCCTTAAATCTAACTTTAGCACGTTCGTGTACTACGTTTTCTTTTTCTTCATATGGATTAGGTACTTTAGACCAGTTAAACATCTCAAAGTATTCTGCACTATTAGGATTATAGTTTCTAAGTTGATTAGTAAAACTCATTCCTGTAGTAGCTACTTCTGATTTACCATACGGTGTTATAACATAAGCTTCTATATCATATCTAACTCCAGATGATATAAGAGTAGGAAATAGTACTCTAATGTCATTTATAGTAGCCTCTCCATTAGTGTCTAGAGGAACTACTACTCTTTTATAAGGTATTCTACCTTTATCATTATAAGAAACTCCGTATACTAAGACTCTATATAAATCAACATATTGAGCTTCAATGTCTCCATTAGTCTTTATAAATAATTTAATTGGGTCAGTAACTAGATTAGCACTAGTTGTATTTAATGCAGTCATAACTACAGTCGGTACTTCTGTCAAGTTATGCATAGATTTATCTGCAGTAAGTATAAAATCTGTAGATACCAATTCCCATATAGTACCTGGATATAATTCCGCAGGATGTATTCCATTAGTAGGATTAATATGTATGTATTCTCCTACCCCCGGTAACGAATATTCAGATACGTTATTATTTACGTATATTTTAGATGTCAAATTAAATTCAGCCATCTTTTTATTATCAAAAAAATGAGCTGCATCATACAGCCCATTATATTTAGTATTATATAAAGAGCTAAGGTCTCCGTTATCCTTAAAGACTTTCACATCTCCATAGATAACATTATTATCATAGCTTACTTCATATATTTTATTTCCATTTATATCTCTATAAACAAAGTTTCCAGATTTGACATCGTTATGCCATTCTGAATCAATAGCGTCTTTATGTCCGTTATTAAAGAGCCATTTCTTTTTTCCAGAAAATCCTATCATAATTCCTCCTTTTATACTATTGCTATTTCTTCTTTGTTGATTTCTAATAATTTAATTATATCAAACAGTACAGAAAATTTGTCACAATGCTCCTTAAGAGGATGTTCTAAATTAAGCTTTATTTCAAGTTTATATTTATTAACATACTTACTAGTTTTATATGGACCATATCCAGAAAGTCCCTTAAATTCTTCTCTAGGACTACCCATAAGCGATAATGCAGTAGGTAGTAGAACATCAGGTTCAGCTATATCTATATATTCTGGGAGGTCTCTATTAGGATTTTCTATATCTACAAATATATTTCCATTATATATTGAACATAACTTTAGTGGAATACATTGAAATACTAAATCTTTAGATAGGATTAAGAATCTCTTTTTACTTTTACATTCATTCTGATATACTACTAAAGCAGGATGTACTTTGTTTGTATTCACTACTTTAATACTGTTATTCTTTCTACTATATTCCTCTATGGCAACTATAAAGTGTTTCATAAAATTACTCTTAGTTATATCTACTCTACTATATCTTTCTTTACACCAATCTGGGAAGATGTCTATATGAGCTTGACTTTTTTCAAGTGTGAATAGAAAGATAAGTTGTATTCTATTTAATACCATAGTATTCATAAAGTTTTCTAATATACTTTGTAGTTCTTGTCTACATTCTTCTGTGTTATATTCTTCTCCTCTGAATATAATTGATAAGCAACTATTTAAATCTATATATATCTTTTTGCAATCTATAGTCGCTGGGTCTACTTGAAACATTTTATACACTACGCTTCTAAGTGTAGATATAAAATTAGTTGAATTTAATAATCTTTTTTCTACCACAGGTGTTTTCATATCTTCTCTCATTTTATCACACTCAAATCAACGTCAAATAATATATTTTGAAAATATGATATTATGACCTTTTTTTCTTGTTCTAAATCTTCTACTGAATCTAAGAATGATTTGAGTCTGTTAAAGAAAGATAGATATAAACCAATAGTAGGTGCAAATGTGTTTGGATATATTATAGTTACGTTTTGCATATAATCATTAATATAATCATAGATACGCTTTACTCTTATAGTTCCAGATACAGAGTCATCTTCTATTACAGCATCTATCTCTGGACACAATTCGTTCACTTTTATCATTGTAGTTTGCATATCATTCCCTCCTTATTTTGATTAAAAAATAAAAATCCCACTAATACAAGATATATTAGTGGGATAATTATTTACACTGTAAAATTATATGCTATATAACTATCAGTTGTAGATACAGATAGTCTTAGGTTCTTAACTCCTCCTAATTCTACAGTCATTACTAGTTTTGCAACATCTGTAAGGATAGCTATGTTATCTCCTACTGTGAAACTCATAATGTCTTCAGTTAAAAGAGGTCCTAATCTTCTAGCAACTAATTCCTTCTTTACCCCTTCTCTACCTGGAATTGGTTTTAGAAGTTCGTTTAATGTGCTATTATGGAATATATGTCTGTCTGTAGCAAACGCATTATCCAAAATAACAAGTGGAACTAAAGAAACGTTTAATCCTCCAGTAGTTCCTGCATTTCCAGAAAGTTCACTTATAAGCTTTTGATTAGCTTTAGCTTGCTCAGTTTCAGCTACGCTAAGTCCAGCTATACTTTCTGTTCTTAATAATTTAGCAAAGTTTACATATTCTATATGAGCTGATGTATCCACATTATTTCTTAGGTATTCATCAACTTTAGATTTAAACTTAGCTAAACTCATAGATGTATTAAGTCCTACTATATTTTCTAATGCTGTCTTAATAACTAATGTAGAACCTATTTTATTTGTAAAACTGAATGCTGCAAGTATCTTTCCATTTTCAAATAATACATCATTTGAAATTCTGAATTGACTTGCAATCATATTATTAAGTCTTACTTGTTCTACATCCACAGTAGAAAACACCATAGAAGCGACATACATCGCCACAGCGTCTGATATATTGAATACAAATCCAATATCGCTTCCATTATCCACGATATTATCTCTATATTCAGTAGTCAATAGAGCTCTTAATGGGCCTTTAACAACTCCATCAACATTTAATGTTTGCTTAAGTCTTCTATCTAAAACTTCAAGCAAATTAGTTTTTACAGCCGTATTAATAGCTATGTTCTTATCTAACGCTGCATATAAATAAGGTAATCCTTTATTAGAACTATTATACGCTCTAATAGATTTAACCACTCTATCATCACATTTTCCTAATAAGAATCTTTCTAGATCCTTAGGATTGATTGCAAATGATACGTAAGTTAAATCTTCAACACTCAATGTAACGATATTATTATCTTCTACAGTGTGTGCTAGATACCCTACATCTTGTTTTAGAGGCACTATCTTTCTTGGGAAATTGTGTCCTCTAGTATCATTAACCATTTCGTCATATGATACGAATTGTTTCTTTGCAGTTTCTTCAACTGCTGGCTTTGCTGTTTCAGTCACATTAGCTACTGCGACTTTTTCATCTTTTACTTCTTTAATAGCTAAAGATGGTCTTTTGAATTCTTTCTTTGACATGTCATGTCCTCCTTTTAAATGTTTTAATCTAGATTTATTTACCAAGTATACTTTTGATAAACTATGTAAAAATATATAGTTATCTGTTTGATAAAATTTATATCATATCTTTGTTAAAAATTTATGAGCCATTTAACGTCGTCTCTAAGACCAAGCACTACTGGATATCCGTGTACATTTAATTTACGTATAAGTTCTTCTCTGATAGTATATTTCATATCTCTCTGTAAGAAATTGAATCTATTTAAGTTATATACTCTGATGAATAATTCATACGGAGATAGGAATCTATCCTCTCTTAAATATTGATTTACTAAGATATCTTGTGCTATTATTCTAAAGTCTCTTTCTTCTATATCTAAAGAGCAATCTTCAAATCCGTACCATAATAATGACGCAAGTCTTTCTTCTTTTCTATTTTCAGACATCAGCCAATTCTTTATATATGTATACAAATGTGCTCTTTTGACATCGTGATTAACTTGATGTATATTTATAGCTTGGTCTAAAAACATAAGTATCTCCATATCAGCATCATTATTTATAGTAGACGCAACTGCTACACGAACTAGGTCAAGAGCATTAGTATATTTAGTTTTATATCTAGGATTTATATATACACTTCTCTTACTATCAGAAGTATCATTTACTATTACAGTATAGTTCTCTTTTAATGCGTCTATTAAGTCTAAGTAATAATCTTTAGTTAAAGCATATTCGTCCATCAAATTTATAAGAGTATCTGGGTCTTTACTATTATAGTATTCCAATAATATAAGAGCAAGTATGTCTGTTGCAGTTAATAAGTCGGACCTCATTAAATGCGTTATAATAGGTCTAGTATGCAATTCTTTATTATCTATGATTAACTCTACTATAGCTCTGCTATCAACATTTTTATTTATAAATAGAGCGTCTAAAGACAACAGCACAAGGTTCTCCATATTATTCTTCACAAAGTAATTAAACATATTGGCGAATAATACAGAAGTTAAGTAATCTTCAACCGGATATACATTATCTTTTCTGTAAGTAGTCCAATATATCTTACTAGTAAAATCCCAAATGATTTCATTAAATCTACCAGTATTAGCTCTATCCAAAATAAACGAAAGTATATAACTGAATGTTTTCTTATAGAAATCATTATTATCTATGATACTATATTTAAAAAGATCGTTGTAATCTAAATCCTGAGTTAGAAAGAATAATGCCATATCTCCTGGCATATCCTTAAACGTAAACTCTCTGATTACGTGGTCTAACTCATCTGGATTTATATTAATTTTCTTCATTATTTAAATCCTCCTTTATACACGTCATAATGACGCATTGATTCCATAAACCCCAATATAGCAAATATTATAATTACAAGTATAATTCCAAATATATGATGTTTTTGCATATTCTGAATAAGCTCTATAAATGCTGCAAGTAACACCATTCCCTTAAATATCAATGTAACTATACTTAAAATAGCTACGATAATCTTCATTGCTAATATAGGATTTGGAACATAGCTACATATTATTCTAATAGACATAGCAGCCACAACTGCTTTAATCATATTCGATACTGTGACTTTATCGTATATAGCTATAATTACGATATTCACTAATAATAATATAAATAGAAATATATCATTATCTATCAATCTTACCACACGTATCACCTTCTTTCATATTAAAAATCAGATGGAGCAAAAGGCTCTTCTTCATTGTACTCATATTTACGCTTAAATACCATTATATCTTTAAGTGCATTTATACCTACTTCATTTAATACTATGATACCTTGTTCTTGTAATCTGTCTTTACTAAGTTCAGCATCATGGTATATATCATTAAATATCATTATAGTATAAAATAAAGCAGGGTCTCCATATAAGCTTTGAGCAATTAACTTTGGTTTATATTCCATAATCGCAGCTTGGTGTCTACCCATCTTTATATTTGTAAAGAATTCTGGGTGTGCATATTTCCAAGATACAAAATCATTTAATATATTACCATATGAAGCATTTTCAGTTCCTATATCGAATCTGTAAAAGCTCCATTTAGATAACTTACTTTCTGTAGCTTGAGCAAGCATATAATCTTTCATATTCTTAGGAACTTGTAAATTACTTGCTTCTTCAGATATAAGTAACGGTGCTTCGATATAAGGTCTAACACCAAGGTATTTATTATTTAATCCCATAATTTACCTCCTCCTTAAGGCATTTCACTATTCTTAACTAATTTATCTCCATCTAGAGATGTATCAGCTCTATCTTCATCTGCTCCTACAGCAGTATCATTAAATCTAGGAACTACGTGGTCTATTGCTATTATAATAAAAGTTCCTGGTTCATCTCCATTTACAAAAGAACCATACATTTTATGACCTTTCTTTATTATTTTATTATTAATATTTTGATAGTCTACTTCTGTACTATTCCAATATTCTATTCCCTCTAAATTCATATCACTGAATTCACAAGATGTAGCTTGGTGAGTCCCCGTAGTATCGTGAGTATGAGGACCGCATCCAGCAGCAGTAGTAGGACCAGATAAGTTTACATTACCTGTACTCCATGTTCCACGTGCAACATGTATTTTAGCTGTTTTGTGATTAGGAATATATCCATCTAATCTGTATGCATATGGTGTTACATTATATGCTTCAATATATCCCTTTTCTTGTAATTGTGTCGGTGTTACTGTAGCACTATTTATATTTATTTTAGCGTCTATCTTAGTATTCTTTACTTCCAAACTACTATTATCAATTCCTCCCATTACTGATGGAACCCATACTTTGAAAGTTTGATTTGTAATTCTAGCAGCATCTTCTACTAAATAGCAGACTTCTAAGAAACCATTTTGGTGCATACTACCAATTATATCACTATGTGCCATTTCATTACCTCCTTGTATTGTTATATTTAGACAGGTCTTTGTTTCTTACTTTTAAGTGACAAGCGTTGATGTAAATAAATTATAAAGGGAGTGATTATAATGATCATGGAAAACGACAAAATATATCTGAACAGGTCTTTAATATCAATGAGTGCAGATATAAACATTAAAAGAAGTACTATATTCGCAGAGACGCTGATGTGGTTATTTGGACACGAAGCGTTATTATATGGGAAAATAAACGTAGACGACATATTATTCGTTACAGATAGAGATGAAGATATCTTATTAAAGCCAGAAGATTTTATGTATGGAACTCAGCAATTACCATTAATATTTCCAATGCATATCAATGTTATCAATGCACACGTATTCAGTAACTTAGAAAAGATTCCAGATATAGTTACAAAGATAAAAACACAATATAAAGTTATCGTAGTTGGATTTATTAATAATATCAATATCAATGCGTTTAATAATATATTATGGCTTAATAGAGATAGTGCTAATGTAGTTATAGTATATGGAGACGAACTTCTTGATAGTATAGAAAATAAAAACTATCATAGAACATATTTAAGTAATAATAATCTAAGTATAAAGTTAGATTACTCTGAAAATAGAATAAATGATACTAAAAAAATATGTGGAGCTATAGCTAAGATGCGTAAAAGTAGTGATTTAGTGCATATAGCTACAAATGCAATAAGTGTTCAATATATTAATACGATTACTAGTGGAGATTTAATCAGCCTATTAGATACTTTTAATCCAGATATAGTAACTCAAATAATAGTTCCTAAAAGTATCTATCACGATATTATTAGTGATATATATAATAGGATATATTGCAACGAAGATATATTTATAAAGATGTTTAGAAATTATTATTTAAAGATGCCATATATTCATATAGTTAATAATGGTAAAGATACTTCATATGTATTCTTAGACGCTATGACTTGTGTTACAGTTACAAATATACATTACATTAGTAGCGTAGGACATAAAATGGTAGTATCTGTAGATATGAATGTAGTTAATGGAAGATATGCTGGAACTAACTTATATAACGTTATATTAGATTTTAATTCATATATATGGAACTTCAATCCAGATAAACATATTATAGACCCGGATACTGTTAATATGGCTTTAGTTAATTACGCATTAAATGAAGAAAACATTTGGGATGCTGCATTATGTCAAGTAGTTCCTTTCCCTATATGTACATACGAAACAGCTAAATATGTAGATGCTGTCAATACTCATGCGTTTATAGAAACATTGGAATGTAATGATATAAATAAACCAGCTAAAGATTTATACCAAGTATTCTGTAAAACTAAACAAAATATATATGTATATCAGTCAGACGTGTTTAGTTACATATAAGAAGTGCATTGATTTTATGTCTGCACATATTGTGTATTGATTTTTTGTCTACACATGTTTATATAAACTCTACTACTACAAGTATCACCTCCCGTCTGATTGATACAAAAAAATAACCCTCATTTAGAGGGCTATTTGAACTATCCTACAGACACTACTGCATTAGTAGCATCATGTATTATAGTGTATTTATTTTTGAATAAACCAACAACTATCTCATTAATGTTGCTGTGGTCAACAACATTGTATAATTCTGGATTATCCAAAAATGCTCTAAGAGCTATATCAGTACCTAAAAATTTTTGGTCTGAAGCTCTCTGAAATATGATGGATGCTTTATTACGCATCAAACTATTATATTTCGCTAGAAGTAGATTATATACTTCTTTAATAGTCATGGCTATCACCTCCTTTCAAATGAATGGTGAAGTCGTAATTAAATGTAAACCGGGTACTCACAATACCCGGAATGCATTTATTTACGACTTTTATATTAATCAGAAACACACTCAAACATCTTAGATATATCATTCAATAACTCTAAGATATATAGTATATGAGGCATTAAGTATCCTATATTTATACCTTCTGCTTTTTTAGAATCTACCATATTTATAAGTTTACAAACTGAGTCAAGTTTATTCTCACCTTCGATATTAAATATATCGGCACTTTTGTAAAAATCTAATATTTTATGATAATTCTCATCAATAGGTTCTGGATTTAAACTTAGTGGAGCTGTTAATATCATTAAGTTTATTTTATACTCTTTATCATACTTCTTTATAAGCCCTATCACACTATCTTTAGTTATGTTTTCTATATTCATAAACTTCCTCCTTCTTCTTGTACATCAGTGTACATAATTTTCTAATATTCACGTCTCATTCTTCTGAATTCCATTTCTTCCCAGTCATAGCCTCATAATCTTCAGGGTCACTAAAGTCTTCTTGAGTGAATTCTTTCTTCTCTTCCTCAATATATTCAGCTATTTCACGATAGGTATTTTCTTCTATTAATGATTCAGATATAATAACCATTTCTAAAGAAGTGATACATTTTTCTCTAAATGATACAGTTCTATCTTCTACTATTTTAAGACAGCTATTTTTAAATTCGTCATAATCTACATCATCAGGAACTCTTTCATCAGCTATAGCAAGTAATTCATCGTGTATCCTTTCTAATTCATCATATTCAAATTTGTTTTCTAATGCGTATGATGCAAAATATAAGTTATAATTCACCATCCACACATCTCTGTCTTTTTTAAATACTGGTATTTTTTTAAGGCAATTTTCCATCATCATTCTCTCCTTTTATATAAATTACATATTTGTTAATGTTGTGTGTATATTCTGGTATTACTACTAATCTAAATATAGTTAATAATCTACTATAAAGCTCTCTATTTCCTTTTATAGTAATAGTTCCACCTCTTCCATCATGATATATACTTTGTAATAAACCTACAATATGGTCTGGAACTATATTCGTAGTATCTATTTCGTGTTCACGTAATATACCAAGTATTCTTAAAGAGAACTCTCTTAATATGCTATAATATATATTAAAATAAGAAATTCCTTCAGGAAGAACTCCATTATAAAGTATTTTTAAACTTTCAGTAGCGGCATCTTTTGGATTTCCTAATACTTTTAAGTAATAACTATATTTAGATGATAATATGTCTACTGCTTCTGATTTAACTGCATTCATTTGAGCACCTTCTGTAATGTCATCCCAAACTTTAATATGAGCATCTTTAAGTTCTTTGCATAATAAAGTACCATACTTATCAATCTCACTTATATATGATTTTATCAACAGTTTCGTATCAAGGTCTGGTTCTGTCTGTTTAATCAAAACCAATTTCCCATCTCTATACTCTGTTCTCATAATACCTCCTATCTTTCTACGAACGCATGTACTCCTATAACTCTATTATCTGCATCTCTAACAGCGTGTAATGAGTTAGGGAATACTAAATCTGTTCTTTCTGGTAATAGATTAAATACTACTTGAGAAACTATATAAACGATACCTTCTTCTGGTGCTGGTATGTCTATAGATACTGATTTCTGTTTATTATAAATGTGCATATCATTAGTTCCTCTTTCAAACTCTGTATACACTCTTACAAGTGTAGAAGATGGTTTCATTACGATAACTTCATCTCTTTTTAAATAATGAAATACGATATCGTGTGGAGTACAGTTTATAAATCTTTTTCCTTCTAATTCATATTCCATTATAATAGAACCTTCATTTTCATTTTGAAATTCTTCTAAATTATATGTAGTTACGTTATAAGGAATATCTGTACAAGGTATTACTCTTTGCTCTCCAGAGTAGCACATTATAGGATTTGGGTCATTTATAATGCTTTTAACATAAGTCTTATTTTTATTTTTCATAAGTTTAACGTAGCTAATAAAATCCTCTACGTTTTCAGGTGTGATGTCCATGTTTGTTTTTAGATTATTATAATTTATACTTGCTTTCATTATTTTTCATCCTCCTCTTCTGATGCTTGTAATTCATTTAATATCATACTTAAAAGAAGCATTTCGTTAGAGCTAAACTCTAACGAAACTTTTATATCACCTAATTCTAATTCCATTTTACCATTCATATCTTTTTACCTCCTCTTAATTAGCCATTTCAGGCTCTTCAGTTTCAAATCCCCATAAATCTATAAACGTATTACAATATTCAATTCCAGCTACTGTTTTATCATCAAGTAATGCTATACTCTTTAATAAGTCTCCAATAGCTGATAATCTATTATAAAATTCATTATCAATATTCAACCAATCTCCATCTACATCTAGCATAGTGCTACATAATAATCCGCTGTCTGAGTCTTCTTCAGTAACATCTGTAAACCATAATACTTTACGTAACTTTAAATCTAAGACTTCTGGAGCTGCTGTTTTAAGCAATTCATACATTCCAGTTTCACTACATTCTCCAATTAATAAATCAGCCTTATCACTATCTAATATCTTAGCGTGTACTGCTGTATTAAGTGCACTATTTATAATATTAGCATAATGTTTACCTAATGCTACTAATACTTCAGCTAGTTTAGATTTATTTTCAAGTCTGTCTATTTTATCAAGAGCACATTCTCCATTATCCTTTAATATATTATAATATATTAAGTCAGCTTGTTTAAGAATATCTCCTAATGTGAATTCTATCGGAGTATCTACATCTATATCAAATTTCTCTTTTATTTTATTCTTTATACGCTCATCATGTTTGCTATCTTTTATCAAGATATCTTTTAATGTATAAGTATTATCTGTAGCAGCGTATAACATCATACCAAGAACTTCAAACATTTCTAAATATATTTTTGGTAATATTAGATTTACTCCACTAAACTTTATCAAACCATCTAATTTTCTGAAAGCAGTAACTACGCTTTGAAATGCTTGTGCACTGAATCTTAAATCTTTAGAACTTTTAAGTTCATTATAGTATGCTTCAATATTCTCATCCAAACTAGCTATTTCATCAATAGCATCTGATGCCTCTTCAATTATATCATATGCAATTCTTCTATCATCTTCAGATAAATCTTTTAATGTATCATCTATATCAGCTGCTGTATATGTTAGAAATGCACATACTGTATGTACGATAGTTTCTGAATTTAAATTAGATGATTCAGATATCTTTTTATCATAGTTTATTCCTACCATATCCATATAATCACATATGGTTCTGATAGTAGTATCAGTATATATCATGTTATCAACATAATAGCTTAATTCATTGAATGGTACGCTGTCTCTATTCATATCTATAACATTTCTACTCTTTCCATTAGATTTTTTAGATTTTATTTTCTTACTCATATAAATCCCCTTTCAATTTTAACATAGTTCTAATTTCTTTTAAAATTTTTCCAACAGATTTTGAGCTTTCTCTTATGATTTCAGGAAATCTCAATTTTAAAATACTTATATAAACATCATACAAATACACTCCTTCGTATATAACATGAGGAGCTAATCCATACACACTATTGACAGCTTCTTTATAAATAAACCAAGCCATCTCCAACTCTCTTGCTTCTCTATCCATACAGTAAATGAAAGCGTTAATATCTTCCTTTGTGTTCAGTAAATTTGTAAGCATACTTATTGGTCTTTCATTTTCAATCGGAGCTTTGCTTAATATCTTCATATAAGTGTATACGAATATATAACTAGCTAGCTCTCTATATAAGCATTCTTTAACATACTTATCACCCAAAAGATTAAAATTTCCTTCAGCACGCAACTCATTTAACATAGCCAAACTATTACATGCTAATAGAATTTCATCATGCTCTTCATTTACACATTCTATCAATGTAGCATATACATTCTCACAAGTGTCTAGCGATATATATCTCATAGAATGTGGATAGTTCTTGCAAACTATATCTGTTATTTTTTCTAAATCTACAACACCTCCTTTTTCAATTACTCCAGAAAAAATACGTTCCATCATAAGATGGACTTGTTCCTTGAATTTCTTCATTCAAATACCTCCTTTATAATATTTGAAACAGTGTAATATATATAATTATCTGTTTCATAAAATACATCATGTTTGTACGGATAAAAGGCGTAATTAAATGGGATACCCCTCACTAAAAAAATGAGGGGTAGTCCTATTAAACATTTGTTAAGTTTCCTAAGATATTTACTTTTCTTAAGTCCAATACAGAGTTTAATACAGTATTAGCAGATAATCCAAATAAAGCAGTATCTTCACAGATGAAAGCTTTATATTTAGCTAGATATTCTTCTCCTAATTCTTTTACTCTGATGTTTCTATCGTCTATAACAGAAACGTGGAATTGGAATTGTAACTCAACTATTTGTGGAGATGTCGCATCCGCGTTGAAGTTCGATAATTGTGCTGATTTTGGCACCATCAAGAACCATAATGCAACATAGTCACATTTAGTAAGAGTTTTATTCGGCTTAATGTATAACATACCAGCACTATGAGACCAGTTGTTGAAGTCTTCTTCTAGTCCGTTATATGTAGCTACTCTTGTTTGTTCGTCAGATATAGCATTCATCCAGTGTCTAGTTTGTTTTGTCATAAAGTATCCAGAAAGTTCAGCAGGTACTCTTAAACTAATTTCATTAGTAGGAGTTTCTATTGTAGTGAATAGAGGTGTACTAAAGAATTGAGTTTTATAAGTAGCATTTTGAATGTTGAAAGATATATCTTGTATACCGTCTACTGATGTAGCAGTTTGACAGATATAGTTCCAATATCCTTTAAATGACTTAGAAAGCATAGCACCATTCTTTACATCTGTATATATTTCTGGATAGTATGTAGGAAGAAGTAAGAACATTGATTTATCTACTTGTGTAAGTCCAATCATGTTATCTTTTGAGTGATCCATGAATTCACAAGATATCAATGATTTTCTTCCATTTGCACTTGGTTTTAGCCAGTGTTGCACGTACAAGCTGTCATTGCTTATAACTTCTTGTGCTAAAACCCCTGATTGTAGGTTTGCAGCTGTAGCCATTATTCATCATCCTCCTTATGATACTAATGTTCCAGTAGATTTATTCATAACCATGTTTACTCTATTATGTCTAGAATATTCATGTCCAGTAACAGATACTGTGAATAATACTACTTTCTTGCTAACTTCGTTTTCGTGTTTACTTACTTCTACAGTAACTATAACTTTTCCTTCAAAGTGTCTAGCAGGTATAGATATAAGTTTATCCACAGCTTTCTTCATCTTATCTAAAGTATCTTTTGTAGTATTAACTATTCTATGGTCTCTAGCGTAGTTATATACTATATTAGACATTCTATTAAAGTGAATACAGCTTCCAACGTTCTTCATATTAGAATCAAACTTAGGAAGATATCCTAAATCTTCTCCTAAAGCATAATATCCAGTACTTCTTAATGTATAATACATTATACATTGCTCTACTAGCTTAGTTTTAATATCATCATCTTCTGGTATACAGAATCCTGTTCCAGTTGCACCTGATAATATTAAGCTGTAGTCTTCAGAAGCAAAGCTCTTTGGTGTATGAGTTGATAAGTATGCGTATAAAGAACCACCTTTTCCTAAGTATTCATACCATGCGTTAAATCTTGTTTGTCCTCCAGTAGTTTGGTCGTTAAACATCCAAGAACCGATGCATGGGTGCATATTGTAGTTTTTAACAGAATCATCAAAGAAAGCAGCCCATTCGTTTAAAGCTTCAGAAGCTGTTCTAATTCTGTTTTGTGGTGTTCTTATGAAAGTCCAGTCAGGTCTAGTCTTATCTTTATGGATAGTAGTTTCGTCGTATCTTACTAAGTCTGCTATTATATTTTGTAATTCATTAGAATAGTCATCTCCGAATACTATACAGTCTTTTATCAAGGCAGTATCATATATAGCAGTATCTATTTTACCTGTAAATACGTCTTTTAACATTTCGTCCCATACTTTGTAGTTTTTAATAACTTCTCCAGTAGTTCCTACTTTGTAGTTTATTAATTCGTCCATATCGAAGTCACCATCATCAAGTACTTCTTGAAGTTGTCCAAAGCTTCCTCCGAAGAATTGAAGTTTTTCAGGACAAGATAATACTTTAAGTGCAGGTGTAGGTCTAGAAGTAACTATCCATTCTCCAGTAGAAGTATTTCTAGTCTTTTCTACAAGTCTAGTAATGTTCCAGTTAGATAATGGAGTTTCGTCCACTTTAGGGTTAGATACAACTGGTTTCTTAAATTTATTTGCTATATCATCGTATCCTTTAAAGAATAAATCAAAGTTAGCTTTAGAAAGCTCTACTGCCGCAGGTCCTTCAACGTCCGCAAGTAAATTTCCATCTACAGCCGCCATAGCGTCTTTAACTTTTTTCTTTAAGATTTCCATTGATTTAGAAACTACTCCTTCTAATTCATTAGAAACTTTTCTAGATATGATATATGATTCAAATGTTTGAACTTCATTTGTTAATGAGAAAGATACTTTACAGCTGTTGATAGCTCTGTCTCTGAAGTTGTAGTTGAATGATTTACCAATACTATAATAGAATGGTGTAAAATCAAATTGGTGTTCTTCAGTAGCATCGTTTTCTCTTATTATACAGTTATAATATGGATATCTATTATCTAATCTATCTGTTTTAGCAGTTATATTAGCATAGAATTTATTTCCATAAGTTCCAGCTCCTCTATAACAAAGTCCAAATAATGGATATTGAATAGACTTAACATCAGATAAGTTATTTAAAACTTCTCTATATGCTTTCTTTCTAGTTTCATCTGGGTGAATAGATAAATAAGTTTCTATTTCAGAAGAAGTTACCATAGGTTTTTTAACACCAGATACGTTCTTTCCTCCATATAAAGATATCTTTTGTCCATCTGCCTCTTTATCTAATTCTCCCTCAAAGCTTCCGTCTAATGTAAGACCAGATATATGACAAGAGTCAAATCCGAATTCGTACATTGGAACTTCTACTTCTTTTACGTCTCCATCATTAACAGCTATAGGTTTAAGCTGTTCAGTTATTTCATCCTTGCTATATCCAAAGTAATATCCTTGTTTAGTAGGTTCAGATGGGTCTGTGTTTTTATACCAGTATAATTTTTGTTTTTTAGGACTAGATAAATCATCTTCATCACTATTTGCTTTTTTATTATATACTGGGTCAAGTACTAACGCAACATATGCATTTGGATATGTAGAGTCGTTAGTTCTCATATTAACATACCCTAAGTTAAATCCTGATTGAACAGCAGCTAATGCCCATGTTCCCATAGGACCATATTTTAAAGTATTCATAGTACCATTTAATTTAACAAACTTATTCAATGTGTCGTTACCTTCTAGGTAAATAGCTTCACCTGTTATTCCTTTTGGAGAAAAGAATGGTTGAAACACAGAATAATTTCCAGCATCTATTTCTTCTTCAGCAACTCTAGAGTTATCTGTAAAAGTATATACAGTCGAACTAAATGGTAGAGCATTGTAAGGTCCAGTTCTCATGAATTGAGGCACCTTACTTGAACGCATTCCTCTTATAGACATATGCATTTCCTCCTTTTACGTAATTTTTTTACTAATAGTATTTTTAATTAAAAATATTATCCAGATTGACATTATTTAAAAATGCTAAAAAAATAATCCTTTAGTATATACTACCACGAACGTATATACTAAGTCTTTATTTGTCTAGAAAAATTAAACAACATCTTAGACAGATGCATTGTTTTATACGGAAAAATGAGACAAAAAAGACGTGTTTAATATCAAATATAGGAGGTTATAATTATGACTAAATTTGTATGTCAACCGGTAAATGACTACATTAAAAAACAGGTAGAGAATGGAGGAAGAGAAATAGATATGTTCTCTAACTTTGCTCATCTAACTAATAATACTAAAATATTAGTATTGGATAGTATTATAGACCACGCTAAGGATGTATTCGGGCCTTATAGTGGTGTATATGGAGAAACTATTTTCGATTTTAATAACTTAGCAGAGGGAGAATTCGTTGCTGAAAACTGTAACTATGTAAAGACATCTGACGGTGCTTCTTTCTTTAGTAGAATTAACTTTGGTACTAGATACGGAGTTACTATATTAAAAAGTATACAACAACAAACTAAATACTTAAGTGGATTTAGCGATAATACTTCTAGAGACGGAACTACTTCATTAGCAATGATGGGAGCTCTTACTGCTAAAAACTTTTTAATATACGACGACACTCATAAAGTAGAAATTCCAAAGAACATCAGAGCTCTTATTAAAGACGTTCTTGGATACACTGCTACATCTATGATGAAGAGAGAAGCTATTCAAGTGTATAATCCTGAAAAAAGAGAATATGTTAAGGATGAAAACTTAGATGGATTTGAATGGACTTTAAATGCTGTTAATACTACTGTAGGAAATACTCCTGGATTTAGAGAAGCTTTTGGTAGTGTAATGAAAGATGCTGTAGAAAAAGGATTCGATATTACTTCTACTTATGTACAAAAACCAGAAAGAAGAATAGGAAATTATAAAATAGATATAGAAGTAGAAGCTGGAATTAAAATGAAGATTTCTGCTTTAACTCAAACTAAGATAGAACCATTCAAAGATAACATTGGGCATATATTTATATTAAGTGGATTTATTGCAGACCATAATGCTAAACTATTTAAAAATATGTTTACTGAATGGATTAAGAATATATGTAAAGCTACTGATGAAAATGGAGGACTTATTTACAGTAAATATAATAAGAACTATAAAGGATTCCCACTTATATTAGTAAGCAGAGTTCCAAACTCTTTAGAAGACTTCTATAAAGAAATAACTCTAAATGGATTTACATTCTCTGTAAATGCTGGAGGAAAGAATGTGCAAGAAACTATTCGTCCTATGATAATGCTTGCTCACGATATAGATGTAGGTAAATTATATTATCAAGACTGTACTGATGTGTATAGTGAAATAGTGGTAGATTTAAATGCTATTAATGCTAAAATGAATTCTTTAAGAAGTATTCCATTAGAAATGAATGAAAATGGAGTAATTCCTAGTACAGTATTAGAACCAGGGAAAACTAGAGAAGTATTTACTATGCTTCCAGTAATAAACGGAGGTAAAGTATATTTAGACAGATGTGAATATGCTTATAACGAAGATGTTGCTGATAAAGAAGTAGGAGAAAAACATTCATTCGTTTATGATGAAAGTAAATTTAAATTACGTACAAGTTTTGATGGAAACACTTTCTTAATGAGTTCTGATGATGAAGAGCTTGTAGAAAGAATGAAACTTAAAAGAGAAAGCTTATTCAATATGAAGAAGAATATGTCTGATACTGCTGGATTTGATAATAATATAGATAACAGAATAAACTATATGAGTGGTATTTCTCTAAAGCCAGTTATATATGTAAGAACTGAAGATGAATTCCATAATATAGTAAATCTATTAGATGATGCTCTTGGAGTATTCATATCTGTACATGTTCATGGTATTATGCCTGGTGCTAATAGCTGGATATTAAAAAGAATAACAGACTTAAGAGAAAATACTTTTAAAGAAGCCAATAGAGTAATATCTAAAGTAGTTCAAAATAAAGACTTATTAGAAAGATATGTAAGCTATGCTATAGATTGTATTGATATGATGTATAATGCATATGCACTTGCATATAATTATATAGATAGAGAAAATGCTGGAGAAAGACTTGAAGCTTATAGAACAGGAAAAGTTCCGTTTAATGCTGTATATAATGTTATAACTGGTGTATATGACCAAAGTATATTAGAAGCTGCTAGAACTACTTCAGATGTGTTTATCGGAAGTCTTTACGTAGGATTTGATATTGTAGATTTAAAGAGAATAAGAGTTACAAACTACAATGAATGGTTAGAAGTTACAAATAAGAATAAAGAAAATAATTATCATAAATTAAATGCGGACATTGTTAAAGGAGAAGATAAATAATGACTAGAGAAGAAATGAAATATATATGCCTAAGAAGAAATCAATTTATAGTAAACATGGCTCAATTTGTAGCTAGTGATGTAGACCCGATTAAATTAGCAGAATCTTCAGATGTTGCTCAAACTAAACTTGGAGAAGTTATAGAAAGAATTCAATCTGCTGGAGGAGATAATCTTAGAGTATTAGACCTTACAAATGTAGATAATATTGCTAATGAAGAATTATTTACAGAAGATTATGACCAACTTATAAACTTTATCAATGTAAGTAAAGAAAATATAAAGACTTTACAAGCATTAGATATAGATGTAAATGATATGAGTTTTAAAGATGTATCTATGCATTGCAATAACTTAAGTAAAGTTCCTGTTACATTAGCTGGAGTTCTTATGAATACTATATTGAATGAGAATGCTTCTGATGATATTACTTTCTTATATGTAAATGCTATTGCAAATATATGTGCTGAAAGAATGAACAGAGAAAGATTCTTAATGGAGCATGATTTAATTCCTCCTGGAAAAACTGCTAATGATGTGACTGAAGCTTACACTGAAGCATATGGAGAATGGATTATGAATGAAGCTTTCCGTATATTAATGGCATTAAAAGCTAATCCATTAGCTCAAATCGTCATTTATCCAGAATGGCTAGAAGAATTCAAACAAGAGATAAGAGACTTATTACCAGTGACAGCTAACTTAGAATGGTTAACAGAAATGCCATTTGAACATGTAGGAAAAGACCCATTTATTAAAAATGTACAAGCTACATTAAATGCTTTAGAGGGACTTACTAATGATGATAGAAGAAACTTATATGCTGCTATATGGGAAAAGGTTGCTATGTTAGGAGATAAAAACTCTGTAGGACAAATGGCTCTTGATAGTGTAGGTAATAAAGCTAATATCGTATGTGCTGTAAACTTACCAGAAGCTACTGCTCATATTATGTATATGGCTTCTAATGACTTATATGATAAAGATGGAATTATTCAAGATACTACTAGATACTTGATGGATATGCTTGGAGATATAATGGAAAAATTAGATATTCCATACGGAGATTATACTGCTGGAAGAATATTATCAACATTCGTATTAGCTTGTCCATTTGCTATAGTTTCTAGTATGAACTTAAAAGCTCAAGACCAAGTATTTATGAATGTAGCTCAAAACTTATCTGTTATATTACAAGATATATTACAATCTAAATTAGCAGAAATAATGGAAAAGAAACAAGCGGAAGAAGCTGCTAAGAAAGGAGACCAAGATGGAAACGCCTAAAGACGAAGTACTGTATACAGAAGCAGATATAATTGACTCAAATAAAGAAGATATAGTCGAAATGCCTAGAGGATTAGGGAAAACAGAAGAAATAGCAGATGCTGTTGTAGTAGGAGAAGAAGAAAAAGAAGTTGAGATGATTAATTTACACGATATCTTAGTAGAGTTAAGTAAAGATTATACTCTTGATAACTTAAATTATCCCCCAATTAAATTAAATATGCTTAGAGCAATCGGAGTTATTAAGAATATCTCTTTAGATAATAAAGAAGAGATAGTTATGAATGATGATGATTGGAAGAGATTCTATAATAATATGACTTCGTATGTAAACTATATAAATAAAGGTTTAGACGACGTAAAGGCTATTATAAAAGCTAAGCAAGCTGAATTTAATATGGCTAAAACTAAGCTTCATGGTCAACACGAAGATGTTAAAGTTATAGAAGATACAATCGGACCTATAGAAACAGAGATAGTAAACTTAAAAGAAAGAGAAGAAAAGCTTTCTAAAGAACTATTTTCTATGAAAAGTCTTAAAACACAAGTGTTTGCTAGAGAAAAGAAATTCAATAGAATGTTTGCTCACGTTCAAAGAACTCTTACTCTTGCAGTATTACTTAAAGAAAGAATTAATGGTAAAACAGAAATATTAGATACTTTCTGTGAAGAACATGATGAAGATACTAAGCAAAAGCTAGCTGGATATTTAGATGCAATCATAAATGATGATTATCTACTAAAAGATGTAGAAGAAAAGGATTTAGCTGATGATTATAAACAGCTTACAGAAAATAGTCTTGATGAACAAATGGAACAAGCTGGATACTTTAGACAACTTGCTACTTCTACTATGTTTAAGTTAGCAGAAATGTTTAAATGGAGTATAGTAGTTCCAGATGGAGTTAAAGAGCAAAATAATGATGGTAAATCAGATAATAAGAAACTTACTGAAACAGAAAGAGAAAACCTTATGATAGGTCAAATATCTAAAAAGCTTATGAACGTAGTAAATGGAACTGCTCCTGAATCTAAGAAGTTTACTAAAGAAGATAGAAATAAGATATATGACTTTATTAAATTTACAGATATCTTTATAGGATATGGAATGGAAAACTTAGTAAACTCTTCTACAGGTATAGTTGAAGAATTTAAGAAAGCTGCTGTACAAGCTAAGATACCAAAAATTAACTTACTTGCGGATATAGCTTTTAAAGATATGGATAGAATAGATAATTATAAACATAGACTAATGGCTGCATTGCTATTCAGTGTATGTAAATTGGATACATTACCGATAATTTTCTATATGATATAAACGCAAATAAATGCATTGCTCCCTTTTTATAGGGAGCTTTGTATTTATTTACGACTAAAAAAAAGAGAGACATTCTCTCTTTTAAAATGTATGTAATACGTTTGTTACTACTTTATTTCCACTATCATTCTTTAATACTATTAATGATAATGTTTGTATTAATGGACTTAATAACTGTTCGTATTCAGATACTATATCATCACTTATAAGTTCTCCATCATATATAGAAAGTATCTCAGGCATTTTATCTATATCTGTAGGTACTCCTAATCTATCTATATATTTAATCATATACTTATTTATATTATCTTCAAACTTAGATTCAAATGAAAATATATTCTTAAGTTCTTTATTTAACGCTTTATTATCTCCATAATAATACATATTAAAATATTTCATAAGGTCTTCTTTAACTTCCAAGAAGTTAATCTTATCTTTATATTTTGATATAATATCAAATATGTTATTCTTTATTCTGGTACATTCTTCAGAACAAGCTATAATAGCATCTTTCTTACTTTCATATGCAGTTCTACACTTATTTGCAAATCCATATAAGAATAAATCAAATGAGACGTCGTAAAACGCGTTATAAAGCTCATTATAATCATTCTTGATACTTTCTATCAGATTATCTGTAAGAGCTAATTTAACCACTCCAAACACTCCAGGAACCTCTATCTCAATATTCGGATAAAGTCTTTGCCATAATCTCATAGCTTTAAGTCTAGATTCTCCATATGCAAGAGTAGATGGGTCTTTTACTTTTACTAATGTTTTACCATTCTTCATAAAGTCAAGAGATGTTACGTACTCTTTTATCTCTTTAACGTCTCTCTTTATAATCTTAAATAAAGTCGCATAATCTAATTCATCATATGGAACTATTATCTTATTCTCTACTATATCTGCCACTTTATGTGCCATGAATTTATTACTGTCTGATTTCTTATATTTAACTCCACGTGTTTCCATTTCATCTCTTACTAAGAAGTCATGTACTATTGAAGTAAATATATAATTCTTTTTAAATATAGTAAGTTGACAGTTTTCCATTATAAGTTCGCACTCTAAGTCTATCATAGGAATAAACTGTTCGTCTACACCAACGTTTCTACTATATAATTTAAATCCATGTTGTATTGCACTTACATACCAAGAACATGCTAATAATGGTAAAAATATTTCTTTAAATGATTTATCTTTCTTTTTATCTCCAATTATATCTGCATATTTCTTAAGTAAATAATCCTTTTCATGAGATAATACAGTAACGTTACTATCTGTATCCATAAGAGCTATCTTCTTACGCTTAATAGACCTTACTACATATTCCATATTTTCTTGATATTCTCCATTAATATAATCCCCATCATAATAATAAAATCCATAACATACATCAATAAGCATATTATTAATAGTCTTTAAATCATCTTTAGTAAGTGGATGTTTATTTGGATTACACAAATGTCCTCCATCTATCTCTTGTATAAGATTATTATTATCCATAGCTGTCTTTATAACTTTTTCTACTAAATCACTTATTTCTGGTATTTGTAAACTGTCTAATAAATTATTCTTATAATATAATACATTACGTTGATTTTGTGTCATACTATCTATTCTATTTGTTAATAATGTTTTTGCATAATATCCATCGTAATGTTCTCCTAAAAGGCTTCTAAGGCACATATCCGTGGTTTTAACTCCTAAGCTATATCTTTTATTAAGTTCGTCGCAATCTTCGCTTAAAACGTGTTCTATGAGCTTTAAATGAGCATTTACGATATAGAAGTTAAATCCTCCTCCATATAACTCTGTAATACAAGATGAAACTCCTATTACATTACGACCAGCTGTAGTAACACTATCAGCCACGTCTGTATTATATAGAAAGCTTGCGATATATCCAAATAATCCATATAAAGAATTTATAAATATTTTAGTACGTTGTTCCATACCTTTGTATATAGTAGCTGTAATCTTATCTCCAAGGTCTGTATAATGGTTCTTAAGCTTTTTAAACTCTTGTCTGATAGCCATCTTATTTATTATTTCTTTACCTATAACAGATTGCTTTTTGTTATATTTCCAAAATAATACACCATTCTCTTGAAGTATAAAGTTTGCTATACTTAAATAATAGAAATCAGTTGTACTAAACGTCGTATTTTTAAAATTCATTGAGTTATAAACATTGAGTTCACTATCCATAAAGTATTGGTCGAATAGTTTACATACTGTTTCTTTATCTATACATAAATGATTGATAACTGCATTAGTCCAATCTTCTTTAAATCTTTCTCTATATTTGCTATTCATTTTGTCTACCTCCTTTAATATATCTAAATATATATAGTTTATTAAAACGTAAATAAAAGAGATGATGCACCTGGGTGTTCCTTTAAAGAGTGTAGTGAGTTCTCTTTAAGCCCAGATGCATCTAGTTTGTTTGGTTCTTCATTGAATTTAATATTTAATTGAATTAATGCATATAGTGATTAAACACTTATACAAGTACTTCCTTATAAAGAATATCTATTGAAAGATACTCCAATGGTCTGATAGGAATTGAATCCCACGTGTTAAATTAATTGTTATAATTCGTATAAGCCTATTTCTAGTATGAAATTGCCACACAACATACTGAAACGACTCACATAAGAATTTTAAAAACATTTCAGAATTTTTATTCGATTTGTCCTTAATGTGTATAATATCCAAGTATACTAATACATTATATAAGTATTATTACATCGAATTAAATCTATATATTCTCACATGTTTAGATTATGTATTCAAAAGATAGTTGTGGGGAATTATAATGGTTGATAACACTCTGTGCTTACTTTTATTTTTACTATATATGGAATGTAATTTTATATTATTTATACAAATTTTAAATATTTTATCGTCATTCCACTTCTATCTTTCTTTTCTTACACTTAACGCAACCATATTATATTATTTCACGTGCGTATACTAAATTCATATAATAATTATATAGTCTTAATCACAGACTCATAAAGTATTATAATAACTATCAATATATCAGATATTTGAAATCATTGACATTATTTTTGTTCAGTTTTTGTTTCAACAGAAGTGCTTCTAACGACATGTTCAAAAGGATTTATATCTTTATATTTAAGCATAAAATAACAGAATGTTAGATAAATAATAACTTTCCATATTTTAATCATTATTCTTCATTTTCCTCTTCGTTATTTTCTTCCTCTTCTTCATTATCGTCTTTTTTCTTCTTCTTTTCTTCGTCTTCGTCCTCTTCTTCAAGTTCCATCGCAATAGCAACGTTTTTCTTTTGTTTAGCTTCTTTGACTACATTGAATAAGATATCTTGTATTATTTGGTCATCTCCAGCTACTTTCTCTAAAAGTATCTTCTTAGCTTCTTCTGCTACTAGAGCGTATTCGTCATTATTTCCATATAGATTATCCATAACATTTCCATATGTGTCGAATAAATCCATAATTTCTTTAGCTTGTTCAGAACGTTTTTGCGTATTAGATTTATTAATAGGCGGTGCTACCCATTCTACTGTTATATCGCTATAAGATGGGTCTCTAAGTCTAAGTAATCTTGTAGCTAATTCTGATGATGGTCTTATTTTATTAGCTCTACAAGTTATAATTTGAAGTAATTTCATTTCATTCATTTCAAATAGATTTCTTGCAAACTCAACACTTCCATCTACAGAATTAAATAAAGCACTATTATATCCTACTATATCTGTAGCTTGTTGTATCCATTGTTGAATACGTGTATCATCAAGTTCTGGTTGTGGTATATTTATAGTATTTATATTTATACCTTGTGTACTTTCTGGCTTTTGTACATATATAATCTTATGTCCTAAGTCATAGTTATTAAGAGTAAGGTCTCTAAGTCTACTACGTGTTATACGTATATCGTTAAACTGGTCCATAATAGGATTTGTACCTTCTTCTCCTTGTATTTCAGAAAGTCCTTGTGGAAGTTCTATAAAAGACATTCCTTTACTATCTATAAGTAAATAAGATAAGTATGCTTCGTTTCCTAATATAGCTGCATTTGCTGGAACTAAAGCCATATTAAATCTACTTTCTCCTAAACCTAATTTACCATTTCTTTTAAATATAAGTTCTTCAGCTGGTATAAAAATAACTCTAGATAAATTGAATCCGTTCTGTCTATCCATACTATTTAGATTCATAGTAGTAGATACTTCGTTTTCTTTTAATAACTTTTGTATTGTAAGTAATACATCGGCATTATTCTTTATAAACTTAGTATCCATATTAGCTTCTACTAAAGGTTTTATTATATCTGAGAATATAAGTCTTCCGATAGTTTCTTCTTGAGTTTCTACATTAATACCAAATGCAGTAGTATCTGAAGTTCCTACCATATTACTATTCATAAGCTGTCTAAGTCCCATATAATGTTCTACGTCTTGATGTGTAAATTCTATATAGAATGTTCCTAGGAACTTATTTCCTACTATTAATGGAATACAACGTGTATTATCTAAGTATTCTACAGACTCTCCAGTAATAGTATCAAACATCTTTTCTATACGTCCTAAACTTATACCATCTTTAGCTATCTTCTTTTCTACAGATTTATAAACACCTGTTTCTTTATTAAGATTAGATGGTTGAGGTCCTTGATGAATAGTATCTATTCCTGACGCTTCCATACTATATTCTTTAAACTTATCAAATCTATTACTGTAGATATCATCAAAGTTTATAGTATCTGTATCTAAATACATAAAGTTATCTACAGATTCTGTTCCAAGCATTTCCACTTCTTTATTCATTTTAGCTATCTTTTCAGACACTATTTTCATAGTACCTGTACTATATCCTCCTATTTCAAATGTGAAATACGAACCAGGAAATATAGTATTATTAGAAATTTTATCAGTAGTATTATATACTGGTCTAGCTCTATTCTCAGCATTTCTTCTAACAAAGTCAGCAAAGCTTTCATTAGAATACTCATATTCATTTAATTCAAATTCAGATGTATATGTCTTTGGATTAAATCTTTCCATACTATAAACGCAACCAGATTTAGTTATTCTATCTAATACTCTACTATCTATTAATCTAGCAAGTGGTTTATTCTTAATATTAAGTGGAAGTCCTGTATGATTTTCTATATTAATAATTTTATTTACTTGTGCTAAATCATATCTACCATCCCCAGGTTCTATAGTACGAACAGGAGCGTTAGCATCGTTTTTATTTTCTTTCTTAGCTTTAACTTGTTTAAGTACATATTTAATATACATCTCTTTAGCTATTTTTCTATTAGAGACTACTCTTACAAGACTGTATCCATCTTTCCAGCTTGTATATTCTGTTTGATAATCTATATCATTAAATGATGATACGTCTGATGATATACGTTCATAACTTTTAGGATTAAGAATATTATTCATTCTAGTTACAAGCTTTTCATCTGTTATTTCAACTCCTCCTTCTTTCCAGAAACGGAATCTTTTAACATTTTCTTGCTCAGCTCCTCTATATGTTCCATTACAAACATCATCTATAAATATAGTCGCACTTTGCTTTAATACAGGTAGATTTTCTTCTAAGTAATTATTATATTTAGCTTGAAGTATCTTTGTGTATAGTCCAGTAGGTATACCAGATACTATATTACCCATTCTTTCTTCTAATGTACTACTTATAACATCAGTATAAGATTGCTGTTTAGAAGTTTTACCAGCTAATTTAAATATAGAAGAATCTGAGTTTGGTCTTAGTACTGCTACATTTGTAAGAGATAAATCTTCAGTATCTATTTTTTTATATAAAGATGGAGATAAGCTGATTAAATCCTGTTCTAATTTACTACTCCCCGTTCTTACATCTTGAAGTAAACTTTGTATCTTATTAACTTTACTATCTTTTGGATTAGTTCTTTTATTAACAGCATTTATTTGCTTTGATATTCCTACGATTTCTTCTCTAGGAATCGGTGCAGGCGGTTCTGGTCTAGATACCATATTGGGATTTTCGCCAGAATTTTTTCCAAGGTCGAACGTACCTACTACTAATTCTGTTTTTTCTTTTTTCTTCTTAGCCATCATTAACTCCTTTCATATATTGTTTTATACGATATTATTGTCTGGTTAGAGACTAAAAAAAAGAAAAGGGTACGCTGATACGCACCCTTATAATTTATTATTTTTCTTCAAGTTCTACTTCAACAGACGATACATTCTTTATATATTCATAAAGTCCTCTATGTTTTTGTAATTCTTTATTAAGAGAAACTCCTGTAGCTAATTGATATATAGCATCCCTATCATCTTGCATAACATTATCAAATATACAAGTAAGAATTCCCTCTTCATCTTTATCATCTATCTTATCTACTCTCATAGAGAATACTTCATCTCCTCCTCTAAATGCTACAACATATAAATCTGTAACTAATATCATAGCATCTTGTATCAAAGATAATACGTGTCCGTCGTCATCTGAACCTAGTATATGTAATTTTAATTCGTATTTCATTATTCCTCCTTATATTGCTATTTCAAAATCTATTTTAGGACCATGTTTATAATTTAAAACTTCTACCATTTCTGGTTTAAAATCCCATATAGATTCTGGGTAGTTAATTTTAAGTGTCGCATCTGGAAATAGCTCATCATAATCAAGTTGATTTAATAGTTTTTCTTCATGTCTGTCATAATAATGTAGATTAGATATCATCACTATCATATCTGCTGGTTCTACCTTACATTCATGAGCTATAAGCTTATGCAATACTTGGAATTGGAATATATTAAATGGAAGTCCAAGTGCTACATCAGAACTTCTTATATTAAGTTGCATATAAAGTTTTCCATCTAATATATTGTAGACAGTGTTATAGCAACATGGAGTGAGAGCCATTTCTGGTAGACTATCTATATCCCATAGATTCATCATAACTCTACGACTATTAGGATCTTTCTTAAGAGTTTCTACTACATATTCAAGTTGATTTTTATATCCAAATGTAGGCTTAGAAATTATTGCTCCATAAGCAGGTCCGATCGTGTCATCTGCTTTTTTCCATGGCGTCCATATGTTCGTACCTAACTTTTCTAACTCTGTTACATTATTAGACTGCATTATATAAATCCAATACATTTCTTTTACAGCTGCTTTCCAAGCTACGTGTTTCGTAGTAAGTAGGAAAGCATCATCTTTACTATTATCTAGTTTAAAGAATACTCCAGCTACTGCTTTATAAGTAGCAGGTGTTCCATCTGCGTATTTAGTTCTTACATTGGTATCAGTCCATATACCATTATAATAAATAGTGTCTACAAGTGCTTTATATGCACTATCCCAATATGGGTATTCAGTGTATTCCATATATTCCTCCTTATTAAAATAACTCTCTAGGTTTACAGTTAGCTATTAAATCATTCTTGTGTTTAGATGACCTATTAGATTTTTTATTATCATCTTCATCCATAAGTGTACTCACCATAGTTTCTAACGCTTTTATCTTACTTTCTAATGATGTTATTCTGTCATTCAAATTATCTATCATAAAATCAACAGCATCTTCAAATTTTACTGTTTCCATTTCTGTTAGTGTATTTGTAACATGTTTATTTTCCATCGGAGTCATCTTAAAATATGTATCTCCAATTTTCATCATAAATGAGCCATCTATTTTGATAGATTTTACTAGTGGTCTTTGATTCTTGTTTTTATCCATATTAGAGAAACTCCTTTACATATTTTCTTTTAATAGCTGGTATATCTTTACTTTCAAGCTCTTTTATCTTGGCTTCCAACTGTGCATTACGTACAGCTAGTTTATCATTAAGCATAGTGAACGTATCAATTTTACTATTAATTTCTCCTATTTTACTTTCTAGAGAATCTATTTTAACTTTAAGTTCATCTATTTCTGTTAATGGTTCTATCTCTATCATATCTGCTTCTTTATTAGAGAATTTAGCTACAGCTTTATATCTTTTTCCAAATACTGTTATAATTTCTTGCTTCATAAATCCTCCTTTATCTATATCCATTTTTTATGTCTATTTGTCTTTCTCTTATAGCTTTAGACAGTTCTAGTATTTCTTTAAGTACTTCTTCTAATTTATCCAATCTATTATGTATTGTATCTAATTCTGATGATTCTGATATTACACTTCCACGTAATTCTTTTAAAGTACATATATCATTATCTACAGATTCTACTAAGTAGAATTTATTATTTATCGTTACTATCTGATTTGTTTTCATTGACATCATCTTCACCTTTTTTAAGTATAAGTTTAAGCCATTGTGTGGCTTTATCTGGGTCTGGTTTATATCTTTTATCAAATTCAACAGACGATGAGTTTCCTTGAAATGGGTATATTCTATGCATAATATTCTCCTTTCTAGCCAAATAATATAAGTACTTTGTATGTCACAGTATTAAATATTGAGGAGTCTTCCGTACTTAATATCTTTACACATTGTGCGTTAATAGGGTACTCACTACTCATCACTGCATTTATTCTACGTTCTAACACATCATTGAGTTTAGATGGAATTTCAGCTGTATTTTTATCTATTTCTATATCTACTATACGAACATAACTCATGTTAATCCTCCATATCTCTTGGATAAACCACTTCCTCTTCACCAGGATTATCCAAATATTCAAATATAAGTATAGCTGTAACCATGTCTTCTCCAGCATCACTTGTTTTATAATTCATAAACACTCTTGTTATATTCTTAAGTTTTCCTCTATCAGCCTCTTGATATATAATATCATTTATCTGCTCTTCTATCTGTAACTCTATAGGTGTTATATGAAACGGTTCTGTCTTTCTACATGAAATAACTCTAACATATTCAGATGGTCTTCTTCTTTTAGATTCTTTCTTATGAGCTAATATCTTTTTACCCTCTGTTATAAGTCCTGTTGCTACTACTTTTGCTAATACTGGATCCATATTTATTTCTCCTTTTCTTCTGTTATACCAAGATATTCTTTTACCGCATCTCCATTTTCTTTCCATTCTTTAGCTAAATCTCCATCTGGATTTATTATACATTCTAAAATTTCATCTTCATGTTCGACCATAAATTGATTAACTATAGCTAATATTAATTTATTCATAATCTTCTCCTCCTATTTTATTTGAAGTTTCTCTGGTAATATTTCTTCTCTCATATCTCCAAAGTCTTTACTAGCTTTATTATACACCAGATATATTTCTTTAAATACATCTTTACCCAATGTTTTATTTAATTTATAGAATAAATTATCATAAAACTTTTTATCATACGTATATTTATTATTTCCTAAACTGATATCACTATCTGCAAATATTATGAGATATTTAATAGTCTCTATATGTTTTGTATAATAATCGCATATCTCATTAAATATCGCTTGAGCTCCTCCTGTAGCTATATAGATAGCTTTGTCTATTACAGCATATTTAGAGTATATATTTATTAAATCAAATACTCCCTCAGCTATTACCATATATTCTGGACTATCGTTATCTCCTAATGTATATGGTTCTGTATTACCTACTGAGAACTTAAGCTTTATATTTGAAGCGTGAATATCTCTGTAGAAAAACATGTTATAATTTTGAGTAGCGAAAGTAATATTATATTTATTCTCTCTTATTTTAGTCTCTTCAAATCTAATATGTGTTTCTACATCATCATAAGTTTCATATATAGCTTTATATATATTCGGAATTATTCTATATGTTTCAATAGCCTCATAATCTGGATATATATTAGTTCTAGCTTCAAAATAATCAGCTTGGTCTTTAGATAAAGCGTAATCTGATATAACTAAGGGTACTGTAGACCCTATATCTTTTTCTGATTTAGCATTATAAGATATAGAGTCTTCCAGCAAACATTTGATAGCTTCCATATTTGTAAATCCGAAGCTAAGGAAATCAGCTTTAGTGATATATCTTTTTATAGTACAAGATATACGGAAACATTTTAAGAATGGAAGTTTTCCCTCTTTCATTAATATATAAAGCGAACGTCTTTTATGATGCGGACATTCATTACATATTCTATCTCCGTCTATCTTTATCCATCCTGTATAATATCCTCCTTTACCTCTAAGCTCTGTTCTGACAAAGTCTAGAAATAAATTAAAGCTTTGTTTTAAATCCATTTTCAACCTCTTTCATACATTCTTCTAGTATAGGACGTTCATATTCATTAGCATCTCTATCTCTAGGTTCTTCTGCATTTAAGTCTTCTACTTCATACTTATCTGGATATAATAGATTACGTATTCTAGATGGATTAAGCATAAAGCTATAGAAGTCTAACATAACTCCCAAGTCTGGATATATTGTGTATTCTTCTCTAACATATACTGGAGCTATTTTAAAGAACTCTTGAAGATTTACATCTCCTATGTTTAATTCTTTTAATGTTTCATCTACATTCTTCTCATCAAACATACAGCTAATAGTAGGTGTCATTATCATACATTGTGCAACTTCGTGCATAAATGATAACTCTTTACTTCTTATTACTCTTTCATAGAATAGTAGTAATATAAACTTAGAGAATACTCCTAATTGGTCTAGATATATTCTACTATCTCCAGTAAGAGCCAATAATATTTTTGTAAGTATGAATTGATTTAAAGCATGGTCTTTAGATAATGAGAATAATCCTAATATAGACACATCTATACTCTTCTCTTTATCCAATGTTTTTAATGCTTTAAGAGCCTCTTCAAACACTTTTATAGTAGTTGATTTACACGCTTCATACATAAACTTCTTTTTATCATAATATAAAGCATGTTCTTTATGTACAAAACTATCATCTGAAGATACATCTTGCATAAAGTCTGGTAAGTTTATATTGGCTAATGTTGCTTTTGCATCTTGACGTTTCATTATTTTCATAGTAGTAGTACGGATATATCCTACTAAGTTTTTATTTACAAGTGCAAATTCTGTCCAGTCTTTATCTATAGTCCAATATACAGTAGAAGTATCCACATCTTCAGATGTCTTATATTTTGGATTATTCATATCTATAAGAGATGGTACATATTTTCTCAATGAAGAGAATACTCTTACCATACTAGATAATGAAAGTTTTACTACATCTCTTCCCACTTCTTCAAACTTTATTTGGAATGAGTTATTTTGCTTGTTCCAATCTCTTCTATAAAGTTCATACATAAAGTTTACTATATGATTATGCTCTATATCTATATCAAATCCATCTGGATATTCAAAATAATGTTCAGACGCTTTTATTATTTTATAGATAATAGTATCTATATGTTCTGCAAGTATTTCTTCAAACTTTTTATCTCCACGTATTTGATTTAATAATACGTATGCAAGTTTTATAAATACAGATAAAGTATGTATTATAGCACAATCTGTATTACGAAGAGTTATTTCTGTAGTAGCTTCTGATTCATCTATATCTATTTTAGAACATGCTTTTACATATCTACAGATGTATTCTATTATATGGTCATCTATAGATATATATTTAGATATAAGATATTCTCTATTTATCTTATAGTTTTCTATATTATCTACTAAGCGATTCTTTATATCTTGGTTTATATAAAGAATCTTCATAAACATATAATGTCCAATTTCTTCATATATATCATTATCGTTATGATAATAATATTCTAAGAAGTGGTTTAAACCCTCTGCCATTTTAGCAAGTGTATCTACTTTAAGCTGTGAGTTATTAAATAGAAGTCCTATTTGTCCATTAGAACAAAAACCCATAGCTTTATTAATTCTTACAAACTGATACTTTCTTATAATATCCGAATTATTCATCTTCTAACTCCTCTTCTTTTATACCGTATTTATCTAATAATGCTTTCAATTCTGCGTTAGCTTTCTCCATACTTTGTAACACTAGATGTCCTAACATTGGTTTAATTGTATTGTAACACTGTCTAACATACAGCTTATATTGCGATACATCTTCAACCTGTAATGCATCTACTGGAAGCCCTGGTGTTAATAATACATTAAATGAGACTTCTTTATCCCAATTAGTATGTTTATTATACTTATCAACTATCTTGAATCCTTGCTCAAGCTGGTCGTATTCAAAATCAGTTATCACATTATCATTATAATTATAATAGACATTCTTAAGGTCTATACACAACTGATTAACACGAATAAGTAAATCCTTAATTTCATTATCATTTAATACTTTCGGTTTAAATTTTTGAGTTTCTGCCATTATTTTCAATTCTACCTCCTATTTATATATAATATATCAGTTGATAAGAAATCATTACTGAACTCTCCTATCTGTACTATAGTTGCACTATCTATAGTACTACTGATGTTGTGACTGATACAACATATCTGGTCTATATCTAATTTGCTCATTATAGATACCACGATATTATTAAATTGCTTTCTTCTATCCACATCTAAGTTTGCATCTATTTCATCAAGACATAGTATATTATATCCTAATAAATGTAATATAGATGCATTTAATAGTAAACTTATTAAACAAGTTTCTCCAGCTGATAACATAGATGCATCTGGAACAGTAGTGTCTTCTACTGTACAAGGTATTACTATAGTTGTATTATCTATAATTATTTCTACTTGGATAGGAATGTTATTTTCAGATAATATTTCATTTGTGATATCTTGTATAAACTTAAGGTTATTATCTAATAAAAGTATTGGAATATGTTTTTCTATTATTTCTTTACATCTTCCAATAATCTCTTTATCATTCATAAATCCCACAAGTTCTTTAGAAGTGTGTTCTATCTCTTCTTTCTTTATTTCTAAGATAGTGTTATTCCTCTTTATAATTTCTATACTTTCTGTTATGTTAGTTCTTTCATTTTTAAGAGCTTCCATTTTTAAATGATACTCTTTCTTTCTTTTATCTATGTTAGTTATATCTTGAATTAATTTATTCAATTCTGGTACATTATATGTTTTGTACTTATCTGGAATACTTAATTCATTTATATTATAAGATAATATATTATGATATTCTTTTATTTCTAATGATAAATCATTTAGCATATTTTCTACTTCTTCCATAGAATGAGTTACAGACTTAAATCCACTGCTAACTTCTTCTATTTTCTTTTCTTTATCAGCTATATCTTCATTTCTACTATTATAATCATTCCAGTTATCAGATATAACTTCTATAAGATTAAGTACATATGCTACATTACTACCTAATATATTATCCACAAGTCTATCTTTTATTAAGTCTTTTAAATCACTATTAATTACTTGGTCATATAGTGGACTTACTTGATATAATATCTTTAAATCTCTGTTAGCTTCATTTAGTAAGTTTTTATAGCTTTCATATCTATCTTTATTTTTTTCTATAAAATTCTTACTTTTAACTTTTTGTACATATAAATCACAAGTATTACAGTTATCATCAAAGTTTACTTTATATTCTTTATTATCAGACATCTCTAAATTTCTTTCATATACAACTATGAAGTCTGTATACTCTCTGACATTATGTTCTAGCTCTTTTATAGACTCACTAATATTAGATACTTTAGTATTAACTGTATCTATCTTTTCTAATATGTTTACTACTATTTTTAGATTAGATATTATCTTATCTATACTATATCTATCAAGCATAGTTACAGTTGATAATAGTGAGCTTTCTAAAGAATCATTTATCATTTTAGCTGTATTTAATGCTTTTACTAATACATCTTTTTGAATTACTAAAGCATTATTAGATATAATGTCAGCTTTAATACCATTGTATTTATCATACTTATCAGTTAATCCGTCTATAGATGATTTAGCTTTAATATGTCTCTCTAGTAAGCTATTATAATCGTTAGTACCTACATTAGAAAGAGTTTGTACTAATCTAGATATATCTGGTAGTATGTTTGTATCTAGCTCAAATAAGTCATTCTCAGAACGTTTAATAGTATTTATGTTCTCATCTATATCAGATATTCTACTTTCTAAGTTTGCTATATTTTCTTTATTATTATTTATCTTTGTAACTATTTCTTCTATAGTTCCATATTGAGCTAAGTCTGTTTGTTTCTTCTTACTAATAGTTACTAATGCATTTTGATTAGAAGATATAACTGATACGTTCTTTTTCATTTTATCTACCAGAGTCATATCAACAGTACTTTCTAATACTTTTCTTCTATTAGTAGGAGTACCTGTAATTCCATTTGATTTAAATGAAATAAATCCTATGTCAAATATATCTGAGTTATATTTAAGATATTCAAATACAAGTCTTTTAAACGTATCTACATTTCCAGTAGGATTTAGTTCCTCTCTAATTCCATTCTCTATTTTATTCAAATAAGATTTACATTTATGAGTATTATTATGAGCTGTATATTCGTGTATAGTTTCATATATAACTCCATTAACATCATATACGATTTTCTTATATCCAGATTTACCAGGAACCACAGGATATGCTTTACTATATCTATCAGAACTACCATAAGGATGTAGTGATGAAAGCAGGAATGACTTCCCGCTTCCATTTAGACCCACAATAGATATAATAGAATTATTCCAATTTTGTTTAAAGTCTTTAAATTTTATGTGGTTAATGAATTCTATCTCTATTATTTTCACGTTGTTACCTCCATTTAAAATTTATATTTTCTATCAAATAGAGGTGCAAACCATCTATCATCAAATAATTCTTTTGTTTCAGACTTAAGCATAGCTATTATTTTAATAGCTTTACCATATGTAGGTTGTAAACATGCTTCTGTATATCTTCCAACGAATGTAGGATTTCTAGAGGCATGATTTGCTGACACTTCTCTGCTCAATAATGTTAATTGATTATGGATTTCTCCTCTTAGATTTTTAAAATCCCAATACAAATCTTCGATAGTTCTCTTAGATTTTTTCAATAGAAGCTTGTCATTAAACTTGCATTCTACTAATTCTCTTAAATTATATCTCACAGTTACGACAGGAAATGCCATACATTCCACATCATCATCATTATGTTCTCTATATTGAGATACTACATCGTCTAAATATTCTATACTATCAACTATAAACTTTTTAGCTTTATTTACATGTCCTTCACCGTTATATATGATATTTACTGCTTTATTTAATTCTACTAATATATTACTTGATGTAAGTGGTTTCATATTCTCCCTCTCTTTCCAATCCATTTAGCCTTTTTAGAATGTCTATATTTACATACACGTTTATACATATCCCTCCTATCTTTTCCAAACTGTTTATATAATGGTTTACCTAGCTTTGCATCATGTATATATGTTGCCCATTTATTTAACATACATATCACATCTTCTACAGTATGTTTATATCCATCATCTAACGGGGCGTGCATATCTTCCACCTCTTTTTCTAATAATATTTTTTAAACAGTGTATCCTTTGTTCATTAAGCCATTCTACATATTTAATAACAAATTCAAAGTCAAGAGCATCTAACTCTTTAAGTAATCTTATCTTTTTAGTAACACTAGCATTAGTATTATTATACCATGCCCATTCTATCCTAGTTGCATAACCGTAATCATCATATTCAATATCTATTATTTTAGCTAAACTCATCTTTATTCCTCCTAGTGTTTTCTACGAATTCTACGTTTTAACATTTTAGCTATCTTACTTATTTCATCATCTATATTTGTATCTAATACTTCTGGATACATTGTATATAAATTTAAAGTTAATGACTTAAATAGATTAACTTTTTTAGTTACACTCATATTTAATTCAAAAACTACATCGTATATTTTATTATATGCAGCCATTATCTTTTTTCTATTTACATAATAATCATAAAATCTAGATGTTTCCATCGCAAATACAGCATAGTCTTCTATCGGACGTACACTATAATTTGATTTAGACCCTCTTCCTGCATTTTCTGCATTATTCATCTACTTTCACCTCATATTCTTCTCTATAAATAAATCTGTCCGCCCAACATTGTAAAATGTTTGCATTACCTTGTATTCCTGATGTTTTAGGACTTTTTACTGTATGGCTATCTATAACTCCATAATTAACCCCTAAATATCTATATCTTTCATGGTCTTGTACTGGTTTTGACTTTACACCTTTCTTACTACTATTTGAAGTGTCTACATCAAATAACTTCTTTTTATATGAAACCATCTTGAATATGTCTATTGGATTACTATTATCATTAGTCATCATAATATCACTATTAGATGCCATAGTTTTAAATAATTGCATTCCACGAGGATGTACAGATGTTTCTGCATTACTTCCTCCTCTATATCCAGACTTAGTCATATCTGTAATCTTTAGTAATTCATTTTCTAAATGACTGTAGAATGAATAATGTGTTTTCCCATCGTATCCCATTATAAGCTTATATAATAAGTCTACAGTAATCGTATTTCTATTTACTGTAAATGGTTGGTCTTTCTTAATAAGATTCACACCTTCGATAGGTTCCATGTCATCTTCATCATCAGCCAATATATCTTCTAAGTCTTCGCTATAATCCATATTATTACGTTGCTCATCAAGATACATTTGCTTTTTTCTTTCAAATCCAGCATCATCCATCTTTTGTATATACTTTATTATAGATGGTACTTTATTTTTAAATTTAGTTCTCACTAGATTTATTTCCATCAAATACATTTCATACGTATTTAACATTATTTCTCTAGTGCTTTCAGATATATCCGATTCAAGTATCTTCTTTACTAAAGCTTTAGCCTCACTCTCTTCAAATACTTCTAGTGGGTTTATATATTGCTCTCCAAAGAATTTTATATAGAATATATCTTTATTATATCCATTTTTAATATAACGTCCTACTGAGAAATGTGCTGTCCATTTTTGAAATTTCTTTTTAGCACGTTGTTTAAATATAAATTTTATTTGTCCATAGATAGTCTTATTATGATAATAAGTTTCTCCTAAAAGAGGTCTTCTATCTTGTCCATTGATATTATAATATCCTGTACGTTCTGGTATAGGCATTAATATAGTTACTGGTTTATTTGCCAATAATGTTTCTTCGTTCTTAAGCTTAGTCATATCATAACTATGAAGTGTAAGCTGTTTTTCAAAGAAATCTAATACCTTTGGTACAGGTGTCCATCCAGCAAATTCTCCTATAAAATTTCCTGCGTCATCTCTTTTAAGCTTTTGCAACGTATTGTAAAGTTGTGCACCAGCTCTTGCAGTAGTACTGTTAATAGGAGATACAGCAAACATACAACGATAAATCTTAACATTATTTGGATATAACGATGCGTATACATCTGAAGCTGGTTTGTATATATCGTCATCGTCATTTGTAAGAAGTATCGTATTCTGTATTACTAATTCGCTATATGGAACCTCTTTATATGCTACTAAAACACCTTCATAAATAGAAGACGTGTAGCAATCAGTAAATATGTCTTTAAACATAGCGTTCCAGAAATCTCTATCTTTAGTTTTCAGAAGTTCTTCATTTAGAAATCCTGTAAACTGGAAGCTATTAAACCATTTACTGTAAATCTTCTGTACTTCACTTACTTCTCTTTTAAATTTCATTTTCTTTTCCTCCTTTTTAAAATTAGTTGTAACTGCATAATATATATAGTTATACCTATATTAAAACAGATGATTGTAAAAAAAAATGGAGACAATAACGTCTCCATTTATGAATATTATAGGCCAGCTAAAAGTGGATTAAATATAACTCCTCTTCTAACTGTTATACCACTGTTACCTAAAGTTACTTTTTCATTAAGAACTTCAGTCACGACTTTCTTACCTGCTTCTTTTACTTCTTTTCTTAATTTTTCAGCTTCTTCTTCAGCTTGTTTTAATGCAGCTAATTTAAGTTGATAATCAGCTTCTACTTCAGACATCTCAACCGCCTCTACACCGTCAATAGCTCCTACAGGAACTTCTCCAGTTGCAGCTATATTATTAATAGCATCTTCTACAATGCCTTCCATAATTCTTCCACTTTCTCCAGTTAATGCTTTAACAATCTCTGCTTTCATTTCTGGTGAAAGTTTATTCAATAATTCTATAGTCCCTTGTGCAGTTTTCCCAAATTCAGCCTTTTCTTTTCTAGTTATCATGTTTATCTTCTCCTTTTTTATTAAAATATTCTGTATTTAATCTTTCTATTTCTTCAGAGTCTTCGATATTATTTTTATCTGTAAAGATATCTATAACATCGTTTCTTGACATTAAACTCACTATTCCATACATATCATTGATTATATATTCATTATCTAATATTTCAGTTATATAGAATATCAAGCCTGTTTCACCCACTACTGCTAAATCTACCAATGGTGGTATTTCTTTGAATGCTTCTTTTCTCATAAGATTTATTAATTTATTGTATTTAGTAGATCTTATATCATAATCTTTTCCAGGTTCTAATAACTCATGTTCTATGACATCTAGTATAGTGAGAGTATCTTCAATTCTACCAACGTTTTCACATAACTCATCATCAGGAGTGTTATTTAATTCATCTAATAATTCTTTAGCTTTATTCATATTTATCATCCTTTCATTTTTAAATGTGATACCCCTCTGTAATAGAGGGGTTAATAATTAAACTATATTATCATGTTTTACAACTCTAACAACTTCTCCAGATAATTGAATGTCATTAATATATTGTGTTTGACCTCCATTTATCTCAATACCTTTATGCACTATATCTATACCAGAACCTGATGTAAATACAGTGCTTCCAAATGGTTTGTACATATGGTTGCTGCTGTAGTTCCAGCTAGGTAGTAACATTGCATATCCATATACTGTTTGACCAGGATATTGATTTATAAATGTTGCCATAGCCAGTTGATAATCATGTAGTGCATTATCAATAGCAGTTCCTAATATTTCTATTGGGCTTCTGTTAGCAGCTTTTATCATGTTATTTCCTACTGATGAAGTTATTGTTATTTGATTGTCAAACATAGTTTTAACTTCTGTGTCAGTCATAATGTCGACCTGTGTACTTGGGTCTTGATTAAATGTCATTAACTTTGCATTAACTTCATCGTAACTTCCTATAAATAATACAGGAATACACGCAACTAGAGATATGTCTTTTATTACTCCAGCACAGAAATAATAATTACCATTTTGCTTTATTTGAGTTTGTACAAATACTCTTTGCAATCCCCAACTATCAACTCCAGACATTTTAGCTCTTTCTCCAAGAGCTTTATATAGACATACTATAAGTGTTAAGTCGTTCATTATTTATTACCTCCTATCATTCCCTTAAATGTATTATATAGTTCCGCCACTGGTGTGCTGCTTATAACTTCTTTAAACTTCTTTGATTTAGTTTCAGAAGCCATGTCATTTAATATCTTATTGAATTTACCAAGATTAATATTAGTAATCTTTTGTTTATTCATATAAGATATTGCAGCTCTAAGCAGCTCATACATAGCATTATTTCCTACTCCAGCATACTTAGATTTAGCTCCAACATTTCCTACTGGTGCTACCGATGCAGTGTCTCTCGCTAAGATACTATCAACTGTTCTATCAAATCCAGCTGGGTTTGAAACTAATAACTCTTTTAAAGCTCCATCAACTTTTTCAGTAAAGACTTTTGTCACTGGTGACATATCTTTTTCTACTGAAAGCTTTCTGTTATTTACTAAAGCTTTAATGTGATTGATAGCTACATCAGAGTTTGGTGTATCTGGAAGCATTTCAATAATACTATTTAACACACTTTCACTACTTGCCAATTCTTTCATAGATACTTTATTAATATCTATACCAAATGGATTTGGAACTATTGTTTGTTCCACTACCGGTGTTCCTAATCCATATACATCTGGAGCTACTTGCATTGTTGGTTGTTGCACTCCTCCAAAATTTCCATTTCCGTTAATTCCTAAATTTGCATTCATTTTCATAACTATTCCTCCTTTATATTCTCATCTTATCATCAAGATGTTCCTTAACAACTTTCTTTATTTCTGCTAATTGTTTTTCTAACTGGTCGATAACATTTAAAGCTGTTGTGTTCATATCGTCTACGTTATCTGTCTCTAAATCATTATCTTCCATCATATCTCTTAAATCACAAACTAGTTCTTCGTATTTTTCATATCTTTCAGTTTCCTTTTGGCATTGCTTTATAAATAGTTCCATTTCTTTTACTAGGTCATCAAAGTTTGCTTCTTCATGACGTACTAAGTTATCGGTGTCATCTAATATATATAATGTAATGCACCAGTTTCTGACACTAGAATGTTTCATATTATCATGAACTATATCTTCAAGTCTATATCCAGCAGTTAGTAACTTTTTAATTTTACTGTAAAATTGCCACTTGATATATTTAACTAGTTCGCTATGTGCCATATTTACGAACACTTCATCATCAAACTTATCATAGACACGATCATTTAAATATTTAAATCCTAAGTCAAAATCTGAACCCTGTTCAATGAATTTTATAAATTTTTCATCAGACATATCATGTAATGTTAATGCATACGTATATGCATGTTTTAAATCAGAATGAAAATCAGATAGGTTCCAAATGTCTACATTTTTTTCTAATCTTTTTAATAAATCTTCATTATCAATTTTGTTAGTTTTGTCCATATTCTTTCCTCCTTGAAATATGCTTGCTTCTCATGTCAAGCGTAAACTTATTAATAATTTTTATAAAATCGGTTTCATCGTAATCTTCCTGCGGTACGACTTCACCGTTAGCCACTATACCTAATTTTAATAAAATATCTTTAAATAAAGTTCCATCTGTGTTAGATTTTGAATTAAGTATAACATTTAATGGAACTGTATTAATAATACTGTTTATACGTTTATACATCATATGTTTGAAGTAAACATATAAAGGTTGTGATGAGTCAATAGACCCATCACAAATCTTATTATATATAAATGATAATTCTTCTGCAAAATCTACCTTTTTAAGAGTAGCTCCTGTGCACCAGTGTACCCAGGCATCATCAGAAATATCATTCAACCCCAAACAGAACTTGTATATACGTTGAAGCTCTAAGTCTTCCCCAGTATTATATAATCTCATTCTCTCAAGAATTAAATCTCTTGAGACTGCTCTGTTTGTTAAGTCCATATTATACACCTCTCAATGTATTAAATAGTACTTGAAGTTCTGCTTCATTAGTAACAGTAACATATCTTGATATAGCTTCTCTAAATTGCACATAGTTGATACTATTACATAAATCAGCATACATTTGATATTTTCCTAATACTAATGTCAATGCTCTTAAATATAGCATAGCTACCAAGTGATTGATAACTACGTTCTTAAATGTGTTTGGTGCTTTTGAAGAAATATATGTCATTATTTCTTGAGCAAACACACTGTAAGTTTTTAAGTTTTGTCCATTTGCTACTGGAGCTTCCAACAATTCAGGCATAGAAGATATAATTATAGAAGAACTTCTAGTCATATAGTTATTCCATATCTTAATCATATCTGCATCAGTAGTGATATTTACTAAACCTCTTGTTCCATTTGTTATATCATTTCTTAAGTCCAATATATTATTAATATTTAGTGGACTAATTGGAACCCAAGTATATCCATGAACTAAATTCATTATGTTGACTTGGAACATGTGTTCTCTAATATATTTATTGAACACATTTTGGTCAGCTTGTCCTACTGGATCTTGTGCTTCTAATGAAGCTTTACCAGATACTATTGAAAGTGTACAGTTTGGATTTGTACATCCGTATAACCCTCCTAAACTAGAAACCTTTTCATCTGTCATTCCATTACCTAATAAGAATGGAGTATATACCATTGTGTGTTGTCCGCATGCTGGACATAGTGGTTTATCATAAACTCCATTTGTTTTAAATAAAGGTATTACACTTCCCATATCAAATAATACTAGAGAATTAGAATGCGGATTAAATCCATAGTTTCTTGGTTCTCTTGCTATTGATACGTCTGACGCCACGAAATGGTTTGATATAATAGTCATTATTCTATTATATTCGTTTGCATATCTAGGCGTTCTGTTTATATATAATGGGAATGTATCAGCTGTAGATTTTTGTCCTCCTCTAGCTGCTGATTCTTTATTATGGAAGTCTAGAAACGTCGCATCGTTATCGTAGTGATTTCCTATTTCTTGTTTAATAACAAATGGGTCTCCATCTTCAACTGACGCAAGAGCAAATAGAGTTAAATCTGTTCTAGTTAAAACACCTTCATTACAAAGTTCTACCAGTCTTTCAGAACATGCAACTTCATTGATATTATCTTGAATACCAATTAAGTCACAAGCTATCTTATAAACTGAATAACCTTGTGGGTCCATAACTACCAGTCTCTTTTGTCCTCCATACACTGTGTACCCTTGGTTAGTTAAAAATTCTATTAATTTATTTCTTGTTTGAAAATTAATAGATGTAGATAACTCACCTTCAAAACATTTTAATAAGTCTTTAATTTTTTGCATACTTTTTTCCTCCTTATAATTTTAAAATAATAATGATATAATATGTGACGAATTATATAATACGTCCAAATATATATAGTTATCTATTTTGTAAGATAACTATATACTTTCGACGTACTAGATGAATGATATTACGTCACTATTATTTACATCAAACACGTCTCTAAAGATACTGCTTGGTAAAGTAATATTTATTGTAGGGTCTGCAGCCATACGTAAACCTACAGATTCCCTTACTTTAATTTCAGTATCTTTTATTGCTAATCTATGATATGATAATAAAGCTTTAGCCATATTATAATCATATCCACTTCTCATCATAGTCATATAATATTCTGGAAGTACACTTGGGTCAACTGGCTTTTCAAGTATACTGTCAAGTGTTTCTTTCTTTACATTTGGAAGTAATTGTGATACGAAATTACTCATAGCATCTATATCATAATGTCCTACTGATAAGAATGCTGTCGCAGCTGGATTACATAGATAAGTATTCATATAATTTACTATATAATCATTTATCACTATACTGTCAGTAAGTTCTGGTACGAACTTATGTAATGCTGACATTATATGATAATCTGGAATAGCATATCCACTACTAATTTCTGGAACCCATATATTTGCCAATGTATCTATTGTAAGGTCCATAGGTTTATTAGTGATATTTAATATTCCAGATACAGCATATTTACTAGTAGTATTCTTCCAAATAGTATACATACTCTTAGCATCATCTGCTGTTATACTGACATTGGGAAATCTTGCATTTAAATAACTTAAAAGTTCATCAAGAGTTCTTTTATAATTATCAAAATCCATAGACATACCTAATGGTCCTACTGCAAGCTTTATGTTTCCAGATTTAATAAGAGCATCATTTCTAGCACAAAGTTTACTCATACTATAATGAATTTCATTTTTATCTGAAATAGGGATTCTAGTATCCCCAGGATTAATCTGAGGATACCACTCCTTTATTGTAATTGGCTTTATGCCATTTGTCATTATTACGTTATTTAACTCAATTAAACTTATGTACATATTCTCCTCCTTAGAAATAAACTACTGGTTGTGCTCCAACAGTTCCTCCAAATGCATTTTGATTTTGTGCATTAAGAGATGCTGATGTTACTGGTTGTACACCTGGAGCTCCTGATGGGAATGCTACTCCAACATTCATCAAAGCAGGGTCCATAGCAGATGTAGATGCAAATCCGTTATATCCAGCTGTAAGTGGAGATGCTGGAGTATACATATTGTTATTTACAACTGGTGCTGGTGCACTATAAGCTGGAGCTTGGAAAGCTGGAGCTTGATATGTTGTATTAGTAGGTGTATAAACTCCTGGGTTATATCCACTATTATTTACTTGAGCTGGTCCTAATACTGGTTGAACTGCATTATAATTTGGTGCATTGTAAGCTGGTGCCGCAAATGCATTTACCGCAGGTATTGCCATTGTATTATTCACTGCTGGTGCTTGATAATTATTATACGCTGGTGTACTGTAATTATAAGCTGGTTGAGCATAGTTAGATACTGGTGCTACTACAGGATTATAAACTCCACTGTTAGTAACTTGAGCTGGTCTCATGTTTACATTGTATGTAGGTTGAGACATATTATAATTAGCATATCCTTGAGTTTGAGTTGTTGCTCCTGCTAATTGAGCAGCTAAAGGATTAACTAAACCAGGATTGTATCCTGTGTTATTATTGTATCCTGTATTATATCCTGCGAAATTATAAATACTTCCAGCTGCTGGTTGAGTATTATAATTATTATATCCTGGAGTATACATTCCTGGTGTATAACCACTATTTGTTATTTGAGCAGGTCCACTTGGTCTAGCAACTGATTGAGCTTGTACTTGAGCTTGTAAAGTTGCTATTTGAGCTTGTAATTGTTGAATAGTTTGTAATAAACTATTCACATCATATCCTGCTGGTTGTTGCATTGCTGGTTGAGCCACTGGTTGTACTGTAGGTTGTACACCTGGCATTCCTGCTAAAGCACCTGCTGCTGTATTAAATCTGTTATCCACCATTCCTGTTCCAAATCCGTCCATTCCATTAATAGTTCTTGCTGTTTGCATATTTATTCCTCCTTGAAAATTATTATTATTTGCTACTTCTACTCTGAACACATTATCATGTGTTGAACATACTTTATATCTATAATGTGGTGGGAAGTTATTCCAGCTTCCTATTTGAAGTTGATCTGTATTTCCAAATTCAGATGGTCTTGGATATCCTCCCTTATCTGTTATTGCTTTCATTCTGGCATCTCTTATTAAAGACCATGCTGCTTGCATAAGTGGTATCCATACATTATTAACTATAAATACTCTACCGTCTGCATATTTAACAGCCACTTCTTTATCATTTATATAAAACATTTCCTCATCTAATTTAAACTCAGGTAATCCCCATAGATATTGAGTACCAAATGAATAATCCTTATCTATGTTTGGGTCAATTCTATATTCAACTATTTGTGCACTAGGCATTCCTAAATTAGGATTTATAGCTGGTGCTGGTTTGTCTCCCACAACTGGTAATTTGTCCCTTTGTCCCATCAATACCTTCTTATCATTTTCAGCTGTATTTGTATTAAATAAATTTGTAGCTGGTTTACTTGGATTAATTGGAGCAGCTTGCTTTATAGTCACATTTGGCATTACTACATTACCAGCTTCCTTCTTTAATCCCCAAGGGTCTGATTCGCCCTTACCGATTTGAATACCAGCTGTCGGTCCAAAATTGCTTTGAACTGCGGCTGCTGCTTTTTCTATTATGTCTTTATCTTGTACAGTTATCATCTCTTCTCCTCCTAAATCTTTTATTTCATTTATCACTGGTGTTTCCAGTGGATTTATCTTTTGTCCTTTTCTTGCATGAAGTCTTTCTAACATATTCACAGTATATTCTTTATTATCATATACAAATGTATACATTGGATGAGCTTCAAAATATTCTATTGCTAAACTAAGCCATGCTGATATATAAGTGTATTCTGACATCTTACTATTAATAAATCCTAAGAATGCCAAGTCTACCAATGTTTTATAAATCTTTGGTGTTATATTTGGTATCTTTTTACTTATCATATCATCAAGCTTAAATACTATATCTTTTGCCATTTTAACATTTGGGTATATTATTTCATCATAATTATATAATACTTCATATAATTCTGATATAAGTAATTCATTTGTACTTTCCCCAATTTGTTTTTCTTGCACTACGTCATCAAAGTCTAGTCCTGCTACTTTAAATAACACAGATAAATGCGAAAGTTGTTCTTGGTTTAGTAATGTTCCCAATGCTAGTAATTGTGGACGGAGGTTGTCGACGGCCACTGACAGCTTATTTTGTAAATCTGTAAGAGTTGTAAGTCTGATGTCTCTGACTCTATCTAAATCAATTACAGATTTATCACTAGCTCTTTCTACCATTCCATGTTCATCACTATATGCATCAGCAAGTGCATCCTCCGGATAAACTTTCTCAGATGGTCGTTTAAACCATCTACTATGTCTTGGTAAATAGAATAATGCTTTTAGCTGTTCATCAGTCAAGAATAGATAATTATTATTATCTGCTAATGACTGTATTACATGCTCAAGTCTAGATTTGTCGATAGCCTTGATATTTGGGTCATTCTGAACTCTTTGAACTTCTTCTGCAAATTTCTCTAAGTCATCGTCCATAGCAATTCCTTTAACTCCTAGTTGACGTGCTTGTATGTCTGCGTATTCATTTTGAGATACATGTTCATACATCTCTCTAGCTTCTGGCGTAAGTTCAACATGATGTTCCATTTTAACATCTGTGTCAGACTTATCCACCAGCTTTTTATCTTCTGGTATTTCATCAAAGTCATGCTCTGTAATCCTTTCAACAGACAGAGGACTTTTAATATTTGTATCTCCATTCTCATGCACTATTGGAACTATTTCAGCCTCTTCGATAAATTTAATATGTTCATCTAAGAAACGTCCATTCCGTTCTTCATACTCTTCTTCAGTCAAAGGCTCATCAAGATATCTCATAAACTTCTGATATATCTTCGCTCCTGGTGTTAAGTTTCTAGTACATAAATTAGAATAATCTTTATCTACTGCTCTACAGGCATCTTCTATTTCATTAAAAAAGCCCATAGCTATATTGAACTTAATAAAGTCGTCTAATGCAGCTTCACTTAAATCCAATATAGATGTTACGCCGTATGGTTCTAACGACCTCAATACGGCATTTTGATTTGCTTCCGAAAGTTTAAATCCAGGAAATAGTTCATCTTTGCCATCTTCTGGTTCATGGATATTACTTATAGTTTTATACGGCTCTGTTCTATCCATACCCAGTTTCCAGTCTGGATGTCTTTTCCTAACTTTCTTTATATATTTCTTCTTTCTATTAGTATCAAAGTGTTCATCAAACACCCATCTTTCATAGAAAGAAGACTTTTCTAAATATTTCTGTTTAGCTTCTGGAGAAAGTTTCTCAACTTCTACATCTGGTAATAATAATTGAGCTTCTATCTCTTTTAAGCTATCGAATCTAAAAGCTGTATCTTCCAGCCATTCTTTAAACTTATCCTCATCTAAAGATATGATAGCTTCATTCATATTCTACCTCCCTAATATCCTAAATGTAATATTGCATCAGCTAGGACCATTAGAGCTTCTCCAGATGCTGGACCAAATACAGTTGGGAATGCAGTTTGCATATAGTTTGCTACATTTTGAACTGTAACTGAAGTTCCTGGATTTGACATATATGTTGAAGTATATGCCAAGACATCTTGAATCTTAACAGCTTGTCCTTTAGCTAATACGTGTATGATATAATTATACACTACTTGACCAACTGTTCCATTATTTTTATTCAATGCGAATAATGCTGTATTAATTATGGTATTGTGATGTATATCAAATGACATCGCATTACGTAAATTGAAATCAGCATAATCTGCTAATACAAATCCACATTGAGATAATAATTCTGATAAATTACTGTATCCCATAAATCCAAGTGCATATGCTATTACTACACCTGTTTTATATGGTAATACATTTGTATTTGCAGCTAACTTAGTTGCGTATACCAACTTATCATCCACTGTTAATTTGAATACAGTATTTGGATTACCTAATGCATCTTCAGCTAACATTAAATGAATATTATCCAAAGCTGTTTCTGGTAATCTTGTAGCTCCACTTACTAATGCACTATAAATAGGTAAATGTGCAAATATAGATATTTCATTTATATACCTATTTATCATATCGCCTACTGATAATGTTTGTGGTGCTGTTGCTACTTGTGCCGCTTGTACATTTCCTACTGCTACTGTAGGTCCTACTGCAGCTGTCGGTTGTTGTGGAGCTATAGTTAAAGCTGCTTTTGCCATATTACTTACTGAAGTTGCTAATGCAAAATAACTTTCCGTAATATTACAAAGTTTTAATGCCAATGCGTATGCTTTAGCATCATTCGCTTTAAGTATACCTAGCATTCTTATCAAATCTTCATTAATCATTGGTTTAAGCAATTCTTTATCTTGTAATGAAGTTTGAATACTTCCCATTCTTGCCAAAAGTCCTATTAAGAAATTTGGATTAGCTTGATTTATTGTAGCTATATCCATTTCTGTAACAGAACCATCTGCATTATTTGGGAACATTTGAATATAACTCATTCTATACAACTCTCTATTAAATGATATTAAATCTCTATCATTAGTAAAGTTATATAGATTGCTACATAAATCCCCCACGATGTTCATTACATCTGGGTTTTGTGCTACAGCTAATTGCGTAGCATAAGGCTTTGTGTTTGCCCTTTTATAGGCATCATTGACTAATGCAAACGAATAGTCATACCTATTTCTAAATGCAGTCGGATTGTAGTAATTATTTATGAACGTATCAAATGGAGTTGTAATCGTTCCGTATAGTCCGTCTCCTCCTGCTGGAACATGTTTCAGATGTTCCGAAATTCTCCCTCTTAAATCTAGTAATTGATTTCTTTCGACGTTAAACATTTTCTTTTCCTCCTTATAATTTTTTAAAGTAAAATTGTATAATAATACCTAAATATATATAGTTATAGATATGGTAACTATTCTATATAGATCTAAGCTTTTTATTTAATTCATCTTCTTCTAATTCAGTATCTAATACATATTCATCTAACGTAGTATTATTATCCATATTAAATGGTTCGTAACTCATGGTATTATCATCAGATAAATAGAACATTCTAATACTACGTCCGTAGTCATCTTCTCTTATTCTAAATTTATCTAAAGGCATAACCACATGTATTTCACTACTATTAGGTATGAGAGTTCTTACTGGTCCAGAATTACGAAGTCCTTTTGTATAATGAACATACATAGTTTCATTATCCATATCTCTTGGACTACGATTATATCTTGCAGTACCATCTCTATCTTTCTTAACTCCCATACTCATAAAGTTTTGATATGTGATTTGGTCTGTTTCTTCATTTCTTTCTTCAATAGAAGTTTTATGACAGAATATCATAAGCTCTAATTCTGTAGAAAGAAGTTTAGAACCAGCTAACAATCCAGGACTAAAGTTAAGTACTGGGTCTACTTGTCTAGGCCATTTAGCACATTCTCCAATAATATTTCCTACTTCACCAGATAATTGTGCCGCAGTCAATACAGGAACTGATTTATGTACTGCTAAGTCTCTACACTCTTTTACTTTCTGTCTAAGCAATGCAGCTCCATCTGCTCCTGTAGTTCCTAAATGCTGATGTTTACTACTATATACTTCTAGTCTATCTACATAATCTATAAGTACCATTATAGGCATAAATCCTAAATTTACACAGTTATTAAATTCATCATCTACTTCATTAATAGTAGTATAATAGTCTCCAGTAAGTCTTTCTATATATACTATAGGAAGTTGAAGTCCACTTTTCTTATTAGTTTCTAATACTAATCTTTCTATATCTTCATCAGTCATTCTTTTCATTTCTTCTTCATCTATAGATATTCCGCACCATTGTAAATGTCTTACCATAAGTTGCTTTCTTGTAAGCTCTAAGCTTATGTATAAAACACATGGCTTATATTCTTCATTTATAATATCACATCTATTACGTTTACTAGTATATAATGCAATATTTTGAAGTATCATTGATTTACCTGAACCAGTATACGCTCCAAATAGTATACACGTTTTTCCTGTAAACCCTCCTCCGCAAAGCATATCTATTGCTGGGATAGTTTTAATTCTACTAGTAACTGCTTTACGCATATCTACTAATACTGGCGTTAAAGTTCCATGTGTAGTTTCTGCATCAGGGTCAATTATCAATACATTAGATGATGCAGAACCTATCTTAATCATATTTACTTGCTTATATAATTCATCAGACGCTTGCATAAATGTACGCATAGCATCTACTGTCTTTTTACTATTACTCGCATATTCTATAGTATTAAGACTATCTTGTAATGTTGTAACAGTATTTTCTACTTTACTTCTTACACTAATCGCATTGATAGTGTCTAATAAATCTTTTCTAAATGATGCAGTATAGAAACTATCGTCATTTATATTTACCTTTACTTCATCTGAAAATTCTGTTTGACTTATTTCATACATAACTTCATTTTTATCTATAATGTTTTCATCTAATACTTTAGATAAAACATGAAGTAAAAGTTGTATATCTTTATCTGTTTTATATTCTTGATTCATACTATTAATACATCTATTTGCAGCTGATACGAAAGCTCTGTCTTTAACATCTTGTAAGATACAGTTTAATACAGCTACTATAAGTTCTTTTCTCATTCGTTATCTCCTTCTAAAATTCGTTTTAATATATCCTCAGGGATACTTTTATTGTAAGTTTTTGTGTAAATATCTTTTAATAAATGTACTGCATCTTGAGTTTGTAATACTGTTTTATTAATTACATATTCTTTTTCAACTTTTACATTAGTTTTCTTTATATATTTAGCATTAATACTTTGCTTCCAAGTGTTATATTTGTTCTTCGTCTGGTCTTCATTATTAAGTATTACATTAAATATAACATTATCGTAGCTAGGTCTAATACTATTTGCTATAAGAACGTCTAATGTATTTTTTGTAAAATCTAAATTTATATATTCGTGTTTTATTAAATAAGGATTTTCTATAGTTCTATATTCGTAATCATTACTATGCAAATCTATAAGCTTAAGTCCATAATCTTTATTATGGTCGTGTCCTCTTTCATTTATTATTCTATTAGTATAATAAACATTCTTATTAGATATACTACTATGAACATGACCTCCTGCTACAAGATATTTTGCTTTATTTATAAAGTCATATTCACTTACGACTATAGAACGTCCCATATTAAATTTACTATCCACTTGATTTAAAGCTGGAATAGCAAAGTCCATCATACCGTGGAATATAACTACGTCTGATTTTGTATGTTTATTTAAATCTTCTAAGAATAATTCATACTTTGGATAATATAATTCTGGTACTAATAATAAAGAAATTCCTTGTATTTCCATATTAGTCATTTTATCCACGTATATAAACGTATCAAGCATCTTATGTATATTCTCCATAATTCTTCCATCGTGACTTGGAGTTCCTCTTAATACTATAAAACACGTATTATATTCTCTACATATTTTTGATATGTTTTCTATAAAGTTAACTAGATTAATAAACTCTTCTGTTTCTGCTCTTAAGTTAGCATCATCAGTAGTATCTCCAGCTATACAGAATATATTTGGTCTATATGTTTTAATCGTATCCTCTATATAAGATAAGAGACACGGAATTAATTCCTTTTCTATTCTTTCAAAATGTAAATCTGCTGTAATCAAAATTCTTTTCATATTAAAATCTCCTTTACAAAGTTCGTTAAATACGGTATAATATATATAATTATCTGGTGAACAATTATACTTTAAGGAAAAAGACAATATAGTGTCGAAATATTTATTTTACAAGGGGTGTTTAAAAATGTCACGAGAAAAAGAGTCGTTTTTACAATCAGTGAAAATCACTATAACACTTTCTGCACACATGTTTTATGCGTGTTTTACTTGGGGTGTTGACGCATTATATATAGTATCTATGAGTCTTTTGGAAAAGATTACAAAGCATAAGGAAGCTCTTAAATCATTAATTCCAGATAAAGCTTTAAACTTTCTAGAGAAGTTACAAAAAGAAATAGAAAATAATAAAGAAGCTCTTAATACAGCTACAGAGATAGTAAAAGAAACATTTGAATCAGCTAGAAATACAAATAAATTTGAAGAAACAAGTGTACAAGATACTGTCCAAGAAAATTGCGAAGTTAATAAATCTTCGGAAGAAAACCCTAATATGTCTAAAACCCAAGAGGAAGCAGACATAAAAATTAAAGTAGAACACCCACATACTGAATTTGAAAAAGGATTAGATGCCACTGTGCAAAGCATCGTTAATATAACTGTAGGAGATATCCATATACATAATATATCTAAAATTTCTAGTATAGTATCTACACTAAAGAAACTTGGGGATGAAGTAAGTCATTACGACCCTAAGACTACAAGTGTAGAAGACTTACAAGAACTTGGAAAAATAATAGCAGAAAACTTAAATAAACTTGACGAAGATAAGAAAGGTGATTGATGTGTTTAAATTGTATAAGCTTAAGAAATCTGTAGATGATGATAACTCTGTCGTAATATATAGTTGGGATGGAATTGTCAGCGATAGAAAGATAATTAACATTTGGAATAATATAGTAGATTCGTATAAGAAATATCCTAAATTAAATCTAGACGACTGTCTTGATATATTGGATATATTTTATGATGAAGTGCTAATGTATCGCAGTGTTGTAAATAAAAGCTTAAGTGTAACTCAGTTGTTTACTGATAGCACATTTAGAATATATCATATCAAACATGCAGAGGGAAAGGTTATTAAAAGAGTAGCTATATTAACTGCCAGAATAAATAATACTATCAATAAAGGTATTATAAGACCTATAGTTAGATTTGAATATGTAGATGATAGTAGTGCCTTAATAAAACATGAAGAAATAGTGAACTTAAGTAAAAACAAAGCATCAGTATTAGATGATGTGTCAAGTAGATGATTGGGAGTAGAAATGCTCCCTTTTCATTTATTTACGGCAATAAAGATAAGTAAAAATTAGCTATATATATATAAAGTATATAAATAATATTATTAGGAGATGATTTGTATGGAAAAGAAAGAAACTATGATAGGATTATTAAAAGGTATCTATAGAAATATAGATGCTGGAAATGCAAAGAGTTATGGTAAAAATTTCGTGTCTGACTTACTTAGAGTTAGACAAGATATTAACAATCAAATAAGATTATTAAAAGCTGCAGGAGTAGCTTATAATGATCAACTATTGATGAAGATTTTAGAAAACGTGGGAGTAGCAAAATACTTCTAACGTTTTCAAGTCCTGAGTATGACTTTAAACTGCTTTCTTTTTTTTTTGTTTGGCGTAATTAAATGGATAGGGGGAATTAAATCCCCCGAGTGATAACGTGAAAGATAAAACTAATAAAAATTCACATTATCAGTTGTTATAAAATTACGCGTAAGTTAACACAACTTGGTCAGTAGCTGCTTTTTGTCTAATAGTTTCCAATAGCTGTTTTCTATCAGATTCAGCATTCTGGAAGTTGTCTAAACTTAAGTCTACGTTTCCAGTTCCTATCTCTATCTTAAGATTCCTTAAATCATTATTATAAAGATTTATCATCAAGTCATATCTACATAGTTCTTCAAACCAGTTTTCTAAACCTATAGTAATAGTACTCAAGTTTTTAGGATGCGTACACTCTATTACTACTTTATAATATCCTCCATACATCGGAGTATTATATTGTCCCATATTCTTCATTACTAAAGAAGCGGGAGGTCTAAAAGCAATACTAGGTTTTTCTATATTTTGCTTAGCTATAGATTTAGCAGTCCACGATGGCAAATCATTCTTTATACTTGTACTCCATCCGTTTACTAATCCATATCTACGTGTTTCATTTAAGAAAGCTCTTTTTATTTGTACATCAAGCTCTCTAAATCTATCCATAATCGAGTCTGGTATTCTGTAAGCAACATCATTATAAGAGTATATTCCTCCTATAATTTCTTTACTCCATGCTGTAACTATACTATCTATATTCATTACTATATGAAATCCAGATACTCTGTTAAAAGTTTTAAGACTATTATTAATAATACTGTCTCTTATAATGTTATCATTATAAGCAGCTCCAAGTATTCCATTCAGTCCTATATCTTTTTTTAACTTATCTATAAGTACATTTATATTCATAATTCCTCCTTATTAGAAGTCATTAAGTATACTTAATTTAGTCATCTTCATCGCATCTTCAAATGAAGCTGTTTTCTTAACTGGGTTCTTTATTAATATAGCAGAAGTAGTAGGGTCTATCATAACTATAGATTCATTTCCTATATACTTATTAATTAAAGAATTACTTTCAGTTCCAAACATACCAGCAGTACGTTGTACAAGTTCTAGGTTTACTACTTTCATATTAACAGTATCGTATATTTGAACTTTTCCTCCAGTCAATACACTATTCCAGTTAGCTGGATTTTGTACGTAATCTATGCCTATAACTTCTATTTCTTTTGCAAGAATAGGATTTTGTGTATTATCAAATTGTCCTACAGTACGTATAGAAAATCCTGGTGCAACTCCATTAAGCATTTCTAATGCTATATGCGGATTTGTAATAGAAGTTTTTATTGTAAAGTATGTTTTATTATTAGCTTGTCTATATCCAATAACTCTATGAGTAATATTATCCCCAGGTGTGCTATGCAGTCTTTGCATAGTTCTTTGGAATGCTCCCTCTGGGTCTTTATTATCCAGTATAATAGTGGGGTGCTCATTCTCCAATGGTGTTAATAGTTATTCGCTACATAACTACAGAAGTATTTCAACCTCTTCTCTATATTTCTATAGACGATCATCTTATGATGAAAGGAGTTAGACTGAGCTCATCTAACATCGTTCAGACTATATCATTCCCTTGCAATAAGGGTGTGTGCTTTTCTTCCTTGCTTAAGGCTTTACTTCCTTTCGGAATAGTCGTTGATCTATTTATTCTATTTTATTTTTATGTAAATCCATTGATTTCTAGTTCCTTCTACTTTTACTCTAGTAAAATCATTATAATCCCAATTATGACGAATACATATCTGTCTTACATCTTTATCTAATCTAGGTTTTGTAGCTAATGATTCTAGAGTTATGTTAGTAGATTTATTCATTTGATTTTCTGCACTAGTAACCCATCTCAAGTTACCTATTTCATAGTTACCATCGTTATCAATCCTGTCTAATTGTGCACCTGGAAAATATCCTGGTATACTCTCTATAGATTTAACCACTTCATCAATCGTTTTTCCTAACAGGCATTTAATTCCACGACCACCATATCTAGGGTAACTATCAGAATAAATGCTATTACATCTAGCCAATATTTTAACAGCTCTATAATAATGTATACTGCCTTTTGTATTCAATAGCTTTAAGTGTCTTTGTTCTATTGGATCTAGATGCTTTTTATAGCCATTGTATTTAGGCTTACAATACTCACAGTATTTTATTTCATTATTTTTTATAGTAGAGTAAGGTATTAGTTTACAACTATGACCGCAAGCACATTCGCACCAAAAATATCTCATATTAGCTATTCTAGGTTTACCTCTTTCAAATCCATGCCAGGTTCTAGATGGACCTTCTTTAATAACAGTGAATCCAGAGAATTTATACCCTGGAACTATATCAGATATTATCATAATATATCATTCCTCCTTTACAGAGGAAATTGTAAGAATAAATAGAGCTGATTGTCCATTGTTTATGAATACTTAGGATTTAACCATATATTCATCCTCTAACTTGTTTCTACTTTCGTTACCTATTCAGGCTTAGAGGCTTTAGGATATTCCAGCTTTTAACACACTTTTATTTTCCATATCACTATAGAAAAGGGCACTAACGACCCGGAACTCCGCCGCGTCTCAACTGATTTTGAAATCCGTAATTCTTCATTCCGTTTAAGAAAACATCAGCTGGATATAATTTATTATTACTTGTAGGTTTACTGTGGTCTATAGCTTCTATTTCAAATACAATATAAGATTCTCCGTTTCTAATACTTCTTACTAGTTCTGGAGTTAATCCTTTTATCATATATTCTGTAGCAGTACTATGGTTTCCACCATCCCAAGAATCTGATTCTACTCCTATAGTATCAGATAATTTATCTACTTTAATAGAAGTTATAACTTGATTTAGAGGAGCTATTCTATCTTCGATTAACATTCTTTCAGTATATTGCATTATTTCCTCCTTTGTAAAATCAAATAAAAAAAGAGTGGAGAACCTCATTACGAAGTTCTCCAAATCTTTTTATATATCTTATGGTATTAATTGAGTATTATATCCATAAACAGCTAAATCTCCTGCTGCTCCTCTCAATGTATTGAAATTGAATGTGCAGTCCATGCATAAGCTTGGAACGTTAGGATGCATAGGATTACGTTGAGCTGGGTCGTTAGTTATTCTGATAGGTGTTTCAGAAGCTAAGCAAGTTTGGATATTTGGTTCAGCAAATGAAGGTATAATATTATAAGTATACTTAATTTGGTCTGGAGCCAATGGGTTACCAGAGTTATCTGTAGTTTTAGCTTCTAAACCAGATTTATCTGTACCAACGATGATAGCAGATATAGGTGATTTAATATCGTCTCCGATAGTTAAAACATTTACAGATGCTTCTTGGTTTACTCCTAAGAATGTGTTATCTGCAGTTTCAGAAACTTCTCCTACTACAGCAGTCATCTTACCAGCAAATACACCTAAGTGGTAAGAAGAAGTAAACATTGTTAATTGTGCTTCTTTTTGAGATTGAGAAGCTATTCTGAACTTATTAGCGATAGCTTGGAAAGCTGGTCCTAATTGTACATTAATAGTTTCCAATTTTCTTACAGATGTTGCTATTTGTAAGTCTACTGTTTGAGCAGCATATAATGTTTTCTTTCTTTCTAATTCATCTGCTTGAGTAAAGTCTTCTATAACTTTTTTCTTCATATCGAAGTATCCATTAAAGAAGAATCCTTCTTTTCTGTGTCCGATGAATTCTGTAGCCATGTTCATAATTCTTGCGAAGTAAGAACCTCCAAGTCTTTCATCAAGCACTTCAAGTTGGTCTTGTAATATAGGAACCCAGTCTTTGATTTCTGGACCAGCGTTGATATATCCTCTTTCTTCTTTTAGAGCATATTCTGGTCTAGATTTCCATAAGTTGAATGGGTCTAATATTTTGAATTCGATATCAATAGCATCTACATCGTTAGCTGCAGTTGAACCGTGAGCTTTATTACAGTCTACAACGATACTTTGGTCTTGTCCATTGAATTGGATATATAAGTAGTAAGTATCTGTAGGTCTGCTTTGGTCTGGAGTTATTAATAATACTTTACCTTTGTAATCTTGTTCATTATTAGTTTCAGTAAGCATTCTTCCAGCATTTATATCATAAATAGGACCAAATTTTTGACCATTTATTTCTAGTTTTTCTACATAGAAATCTGATCTTACTAATTCATCTGCATTGATAGCTGATTTTTGACCAGCAGCTATTGTAGCTTGAGTTTCCATTACTCCGTTATTTTCAACGAATAATAAATCACTTCTTAATTTGATAAGTTGTCTGAAGTTTGCTTTCTTTATACTTACCTTTTTAGTCATAGTTTTGAATAATTTAGAAATTCCTTCTAATTTAGAACCAGATGTATCTTGAGATTTAGGGTCGATGAATGATAATACATCTTCTCTTTTAAACTCTTTAACTATAGTATGAGTTTCAGGGTCTATAATTTGATATATAGGTACTAAAGTGTGTACAGGAATTGAAGTAAATTTATTATAAAGTTGTTTTATTTTGATTACTTTTGTGTACATTGTAGCACAAGCAGCTATCCATTGTACTTGAGTTTCAAGTTTAGGATAAACTATAGCTGATTGATATGAATATGTTTCCATACCTGGTGCTAATGGACCAACTTGAGATTCTTTTACTCCTGCGAATACAGTAAATAAAGCACTTTCTAAAGCAGCTTCAGCTTGTTCTTTTTTCCATTTAGCTCCAATAGCAGATGCTCCTGTTAATCCTTTTTTGAATGCATTGTTATCTGCATTTGTTTTTTCATTTTTTAAGTGTCTTAAAGCAGCTTGTACTTCAGTAGGAAGAGCTCCAAATTTATCTGCATTAGAAGCAAATTCTTTTGCAGCAGCTTCTAATCCTTTAGATATATCTGTTCTCATCATTTTCAATTTTAATTCCTTGTCAGTCCATTCTGATTTATTTACAGATGGAATGTACTTTCTTAAAATTGAAGCTATTTTAATAGTAGTATCACTTCCGTATTGTCCAAATGCTTTCTTCATTATGTTTGTATGATCGTTAGGATTTGCAGTCATAAATGAAGAGAAGTTTTCTAATCCTACAACCTCATTAGCAAGGACTTCTGGAATATAAGTATATTTATTTTGCATTTATATTTCCTCCTTATATATAATAATAAAAGAGGAGTTTTGAGTTCTCCTCTTTTATTTTAGATTATTATTTTCTTACAGCGTCTCCGATATGAGTTTCACCAGATATAACTTTAGCAGCATCAGCAAGAATCATTTGGATAGCAGAACCTATTTCTTTCATAACCATATTAACAGCTTTCTTGAATTCTAGTAAGCTTTGAGATACGACTCCTAATTCAGTTAATAAGTTATTTCTAGCAGTAGCACCAGTAGCGTTAGCAGCTTCAGGATTTTCATTTCCTAATTTTTCTATAGCTCTATTTACCATCTTATCCATTTTCTTCCATTGTCTAAACCATTTGATATCTCTTCTAGTAGCTCCTTCGATAGTTATAAGAGCTCTTTGAATTATTCTCTTAGTTTCTTCAACAGAGTAGTCTGTTTCTTCTCTTAGAGTTTCAACTCTTTCTTTTAGTTGTTCTTTGAATTGGTCTATTCTGTCTTTCATTCCTTCTAAATCAACACTAGTACCTGAACCACCAGAAGCTCTTCTAGTAGCTTGATCTAACGCTGATACGTTTACACCATTTGCAGTAGCAGTATTTAATGCTGTAGCCATATCTCCAACTAAATCTTCATATTGTTCTATTACGAAAGTAGCAAGTTGGTTAGCATCAGTAGTATTAGCTGCAGGATCTATTGTAAAGTTATCGGGTTTAAATCCTCTAACAGCTGTTATGAAGTTATCAACGAATGTAGCAGCACCTGCAACGTTTCTAATATTATATTCTTTATCTCTTTCATCTTCTCCAGAATGTATAGAAAGTCTGTTTAATTTTCCTCTATACTTTTTAGCAAGTTTAGAGTAAGATTTCCATCTTCCATCATTTATCATAAAGAAGTCTATTATTGAAGTTAAGAATTTCCATATTTTAGAAAGCATTTTCTTAACAGCTATAATAACGTTATATCCTCCTCTTTTAACCATGTTTACGATAGCTTCTGTTCCTAATGAATCAGAGTATCTATTATATTCATTTATAGTTAATCCTGCACTTTCTAAAGCAACTTCTTGGTTTACTAAAGCAAATCCAAGGATGCTTGTAGAAGTTGATTCTAGCCCTTCAACCATATTATCAATATCGTCTAATGCTAATAATTCTTCAGCAACTTCAGAACCAGCATATAATTCAGGACCGAAATCTTCCATTCCTGACTCTAATCCTAGAGTTTCGTTTATTACTTTAATTAAATTATTCATTAATTTCTTCCTCCTTTATGTTAATTATAATGCTTTAGCTATTAACCATTTAGCATCTGTAAATAATTCATCAGCTATTCTTACATAATGTTTAATAAACATATTCATATACATAGCAGTACCATTTAGGAAGTATATGAAATCTGATAATATTTCATTAATACCCATCATAGCATTTCTTCTAGTGTCATTTTGAGCTCCGTTTCTGTAATCATTTTCCATATTCTTTCTTGCAGTTTCAAGTCTCTTAATACCTCTATCAACTTCTTTAGCGATATCTCTTCTTCCAGCTCTTTGAGAATATAAGAAATCTAACGCAGCTGAAATGCTAGTGAATAGGTTCATTCCTCTTACAGTTCTAGCATTATCTTTCCAGTTCTTTAATTCTTCTTGAATATTATCTTTGTGATCTGGGTTTAGTATATGTCCGTCTATTTCTGTTTGTGTAATACCACTTACTAATTGAGTTCTATTGTCAATTCTACGAACTCTTTCATTATTAGCTGGATTTGTAGCTCCAAGTCTAACGTTCCCAGCTCCTTGACTTCCACCTATACTAGCATATACTTGATCACTATATGTATTTATAACTATAACTGATGCATTGTAAAATGCCACAACGTAGTCAAGTCCAATATGTTGAGTATTGTCTTTAACTAGAGTTCTTAGTGTATTCAAATCTGTACTATTATAGTTAGTATTTGGTGCATCGTTATCTCCAATAAAGTATCTTACTAACTCTTTTTCAAGTTCGTGATCATTATCACCTTTAGCATAAATTTTCTTAGATGCGTTAGCTCTTGCTTTTTGCACATCTTTTCTGATTTTCTTAGCTTTATCTCCAAGTGATTTGAAGATTTTCTTTGTATTAGTAGTTAATCCGAATATTCTTTTTAACCAAGCAATACAAGTATTAATTAAGCTTTTTAATTGAGCAAGACCAGAGTATGCTCTTCTTTTTACTACGTCAGAGATAGCTTCCATACCTACAGTATCAACTAATTCTCCTTCTAATCCGAAACTTTTGTATACGTCTAATGGAGCAGCCCCTTCAATTCCACATTCTTTTTCAGCCATAGCCACATATACGTTTTCAGCAACTGATGTAGCAGCAGTTATAGCAGAAGCTTCTGCTTCATAGAACGCAGCATCTATTTCAGACTCTATACCAATTTCTTCCATCATTTCATCTAGTAATGATTTAGGTGCGTCTTCTGCATTAAAAGCACCAGCTGATTCATTACCAATTCCTAGTAATTGTTCTAATGTTAACATTAATTTCCTCCTTATATCTATTTATTTATTAGTTTTTATCACTGACGCTTGTCATACCTGCTCCTAATCTAGCAGCATCTGTTATAACAGCATCTAGTAGTGAGTTTACACTTTGCATACATTTTTGTGTGTTATTAGCAATAGCAGCCATAAGTTGACCTGTAGCTACTACTTCGTTAAACATAGCTTCTCCCTCATCATTTCCATAATCAGTATAATCTTTAGATAATTTAGAGATAAGTTTACGTTTAACTTTTTCTAATTTTTGTGCAACTAGTTCAAAGTTCCAAAGTTTTTTATTATTTTGAGCCAATGTAACAAATGCAGTTAATGCATGTTTAACTTGCATAAATGCTTTATTATAAGGCTTTTCTTCAGGTTCATTTACAGTAACTCTTTCTGCAGAATCTCCAAGAACTTTCTTTAGTGTAGATACAGCTTCTTTATACTCTTGAACATTATCTATATTTTCGTTTGATACTAATTCCGATGAATCTTTTCCTCCAAATAAAAATTTGATGAATGTTACTAATGCATTAACTATACCTGTACTACTATTTTTTATACTAGCTTCTACAGCTGTTTTCAATTCATTATCTTGAGTCTTTATTTTCTCCAAATATGCGATTAAATTATACTCTTCTGCTTTAATCTTAGTATAGAATGCACTATTCAACGGATTTATCATTGCTATTAAACTTCCTGTAGCTGCAACTGCAACCATAAGTTTTTTCATAAGCAATTCAGCACCAGACTTAACAGCATTTTCTTTCTTTTTTAAATCTTCTGCAGTATCTTTCTCTTCTTTAACTACTTCATTTGCATCAACTAAATCTTTAAACATTTCAGCTAGTTTATCTAGTGACCATGTAGTTACTAATACTACTCCAAGAGCTTGAATTAATCCAGCAGCAGCATCTGTACATTTTACTACTTTATTTTCGCCTTCTTTATCTTTGAATTCTTTTCCTAGTTTTGAACTCATTTCGTCCATTTTCTTTATATAAGCTTTCGCTTTGTCAAATCCAGATTTCAATGACTTACGGATATTTACTATTCCTTTGAAGAATCTGATAATCCATCCGAAAAAGAAGTTTATAAATTTCTTTATCCATAATCCCAAATTAGACTTAACTCTAGACGCCATATTTTTAACTTTGTCCTTTAGTCCTTCTGTTCCTATTATTTCTTGTAATCTTTCTTCGTCAAACATTATTATAGATGATAGACCGTCGAAATCAACTTGAGAGTCAAGTTCGTAAGAAACTTCTATGCTTGAATTCGTGGTATATTCTTGCCAGCTTTCTAACGCCTCCTTGATATTAGCATATGACTCGTAGTGGAAATCATCCATATATATTCTTTCATTCATATTTATATATCACCTCCTTCATCATCTTCATCGTTATAATTTGACACTAATGTTGTTACTTGCTGGATTTTTCTACATTTCCTACTAGCTCATTATAGATATCTTTTAGCTTAGATAAGTTTGCATATATAGAAAAATATGTAGCGAATATGTCATCATGCGGTTTATCTATAATTACATTCAGATATTCATCCACAATATCACCCAGTCTATTATACTCTTGTATTACTTGGTCGAATAGTTCTATATGTTCTGAATCTTGTATTACTACTCTTTCGCACATAGAAATATTTGCTTTTATTATATCTTGAAGTTCTAGAAATCTTTTAGGAAAGACTGCTCTAACTTGCTTATTCATATCATGTTCATCTTCAATAGTCTTCTTTCTATTTAGTTTTATCATTTTCTTTTTCTGTTTCTTTTCGTTATCATCATCGCCACCTCCAAAGAAGTCGTCTGAACTGTCATCTGAAGAGCCAAAGAAATCTCCACCACTGTCGTCTCCTCCATCATCAAATGGATTGCCTCCACTATCTCCTCCTGAATCATCTCCTCCAAAAGGATTATCGTCTCCGCCACTAGAGTCGTCAGAACCCCAATCTCCCCAGTCATCTCCTCCAGAACTATCATCAGAGCTATCATCAGAAGAGTTATCATCTCCTCCGCTATCTTCTCCGAATCCGTCAAATGGATTATCTTCTTCTAAAGCAATAGTCCATTTAGGATACATAAGTTCCACAGCTTCTAAACTGTAATCTATGCTTGATGGTTTGTATTTTGTTTCTCCAAGTCTTTCATATGAGCTTGAACTTTCTTTTCCAATTTGATAAGTCTGTAAACTAACTTCCGAGATTGTATCTTGATTATCCATAGTCCGATCATCGCAATTATAGCCAGCCATAAGTTTTTTATATATGTTGTCATAAGACATCTTAACCTCCTCCTTAGAAATCTGAGCCTCCAAATCTAGTTTCAACTGTATATCCTTTTCCTCCGCTATGTCCTATGTTGAAATAAGAACCACTTTGCATAAGAGCGTCTATACGTTGACGTCCGTTCATTGATAGGTCTTTATTAAATGTCATGTATCTTATTCTGTCTTTTTGAACTAAATCTCTTTTAAATTCTATGAGCTTAAGTCTTGCAAATTCCATATTATGCTTTTCAGCTAATAATCTGTCAACAGTTTCCGGGTCTCCTTCATTTTTAGCATATTCCAATTTTTGGTCATGTCTTTCAAGAAGTCCGTCTATTTTAAATTCAAGTCTTTCTATAGCTCTAAGTTTTATTTGCCTATTTGCATTACGTTTAAGTATATACATAAATGGCAAGAAGTATATTGGTCCTAATAATACAGTCCATATCCATGATCTAACAGAGTTTTCTCCAAGCATTTTAATCTTTTCTAAAACTATATCGAATTCATCATTAAGAAGTTTTTCTTGGAAATCTAACATCTGTTCTTTTTCTAATTGATTTCTAGATTTAAGAGCATGCTTAATCGCTTGCCATAAATATCCAATTATTTTACGTGGAAGTTTTGTGATATTCATAAACACATGATATAGTATAGAACCTTTTCTTATACCGAATATCTTTATCGCAGTATAAGCATCTTTCATACTTCCAACGAAACCTTCTGTTCCAATAGAACGTAATGCATAATCAACATCTTCGTTCAATGAAACCCAGTTAAATAACTCTTCTCTTATAATCGTCCCATCCATCTTTTCAATTACAAGCTGTGCGTCATAATCAAAATAACAGCAAGAATCTAATTCCATTAATATAGTATTCGTAGCACTCTCAGGAACTTTAACAGTAATAATACTATTATCTACTACGCCTTCTGACCTAGATACCATAAGTCTTCCTTTTACAGAATTGAGATATACGAAGTTACTATGTCCATCTACTTCTATTTGCATCGGTAAAAAGTCAGTAGGACTTATAACGTCTTCTTCGTGAGCTCTATCAAGTTCTAGTATAGACTCTACGCCAAATCTTTCAGAAACGTGTTTGAATATAGCACTCTCTACGCTTATTTCTTGAATATCTAATGCTGATTTTATATCGAAGTTATCTATTAACACTTTATCAGTATCATTCGTACCAATCGCAAACTGTTCAATAAGCATAACTATTATTTCTTGTACTGTAAATGTTTGGTCTTCTACTGTAACTTTTTTATCTAAAACAGTTATAATATCATTTTTAGTCATATTTTCTAAAATCGTCATTGGTATTATTTCACCAAAATATTTATTTTTATTGAATTCTTCTGTAACACTATTTCCAAAACTAGAGATAGCTAACACTGCGTTTTGTGTAAATGTTACTGGTACGTATGTATGAAATGGTTCAAATATTTCTATCAATGTAATTGGAATAGCTTTTACGCTTATGTTTGTATTAATTGATACAAATCTTTTAATAGAAACTCCTGGATATATAGCCTGAATTAGAAATTCAAATATCTTTTGTATTTCATAGAAATTCTCTTTTATCGGAAACGTGCTATAAGTTAAGCTTTGCATATAACCTTGATTAAAAGATCTATACGTCATAGCTCTCTCTAATGCTTTTTCAACTATATAAGCGGAACGTTTTACTAAAGTATATTCTGCTAAATTATACATAACTAACCTCCTTTTCTATTATTATTTGTTACATATCAAGTTGTTTGGATGAGGGTATAGAGGATTTTTTTATAGAAAAGATAGCTATATATCATAGATATATAGAAAGAATCATAAAATATTTTAGGAGGAAAGTTATATGAAGAAATATGAATTATTAACTATAGTTGGGAAGACTATGGAAAGATTAGGAATGGACGGAGAACTTATTAAAGGGTTAGGATTAGAATTTCACATGACAATGAAAGACACTATGGGTGATGAAATTGTCAAAGATGAAAAAGAAACTTTAACACTTTTAAATGGATTAATGGGTGACGACCCTAGATACATTTATTATTGGGTGGGGGTAGCCATAAAAACTTTGGCTATGTCACCATCTAAATAAAATATTGAGCTCTTCGGAGCTCTTTATTTTTTTATAAATGGCGTAAATAAATGCATATCGCCAGATTTACTCCAGCGATAATTATATATTATTAATGTGAGAATATATTATATTTATAATCTATATCTAGAAATGAGGTGATACTTATGATAGATGACACTGAACGTTATTTAAATCTTATCAACGGATTTAACCACATTGTTAGATATAATGCTGCTAATAATATAAAACCTAGCAGGGAATTATTGGTAGCACAAGATTATATCAATAACAAAATTAACGCATCTGACATATTTAATCCTCATTTAAATATTGCCTATTTAAATGATTTAAAAGTGTCAGATAAGGATTCGTACGAGTTCATAATAAACTTATTAGATACCCGTGTGTATCCTAAGCGTATATTATCATAAATAATCGTATTTGTGATACTCACTGCCTATTTTATCATTATATTAGATATTTTAAATTATAATATATTCTCACATTAATGTTGTACTAAAAAATTAAATATTACTATAAATATATATTATCACTCAGTCATATAGATTTCTGGTTATAAATATCATAATTCGATTTGAGGTGATAATTATGTCCACTGATGCTAAAGATTTAATGTTAAAATATTGGATTAATCTATTAAGAGAATTCAATAAGGTCATTAGTTCTGACTCCAGAGTCATCGGAGAAATCAGAAAGTACATTAAACACGTTCAAGCTGTATCTAAAGATTATATTGATCTTGATATAGATTACTTATTAGAACTTAAAAGTTCTGATAAAGAAGTGTTTAAAACGTTAGATAAAATGATGCAGTCAGAAGCTGCGTAATTTTATCTATCCAACATAATAACAAATCTAGTAAATAAAAGGAATTACTATAACTATTTATAAAATCTATATGACTTTTACTAGATTTACATTTATGTTGTACTTAAAAAGTTAAAACATTTTAGCTTTCATATCAAACCATTTATTCTTATTTTTTTTAACTCCATACACATCTCTAGTTCCTTTGTTAGCTCTGTGTTGCTCTTCTTGTACGAAGTCAAAATATGTAGGCATTTCTCTTTCATGTATTTGAGAAACATCTTTAAGAGCTCCATAGTTAAGTTCATAATGATATTCTTCTCCAGATAACTTAACTTTACGTCCATTCTTAACTTTATATATCTCTACATTTGTATACTGTTTTCCATTTATCGTAGTAGGAACTAATACATAAGATACTTCTCCCTCATCTTTAGTATAGTTAGCATATTCATTTGTAAACATATTCATACTTTGCATTACAGATACCATTTTAATTTTACTCATATCTACATAGAATTTAAATTGGTCTCCTACTTGCTTTCTGAAATCAGTATTGAATATAAGACTATATGCTATAAGAGTCGCAATGAGTATATCGTCATGAGCTCCTGGCTTATGGTCTATTCTTCCCGTATTCTTTCTGTATAATGTAGAAAGTTGATTAAGAGCTTCTGGATGTGAAAATGCATATGGGTATTTATCCACAAGTTCAAATAAAAGTTTTTCATATAAGTATTCTCTTACTTCTCTTTCTTTAATACCGTACGATAAATATGATGCATAATCAAGTTTCTTGGTAGTACTCTTTACTAATACGTCTGCAGCGTGAGAAGAGAACAGTTTCTTAGTTCCAAATAAAAGAGGTTCTATAAACGGGTCTTTTGCTAAATCTGGAATTACAGATTGTCCAGGACCTTCTAACTCTATGGCTAGTATTATATTTAAATCAGGATTAGATTCTTTTAGGAATGGAATAAACTTCTTAATAAACATTGTAGTTTCAGAAGTCGTAAGAGTATTTGATTTAAACATAAAAAGCTTTTCTCCACTTTCCATATCTATAGCAAAGAATACAGTACTGTCGTTTCCAGTTCCATGTGCTAAGTCTACTCCGATAGCTATAGTTTGATATCTATTTATAAATGTATAGAAGTCTTCATTAGCAAATTGTGGAAAGAATGTTATAGAAAAGAACTTATCAAATATAAACGTATCCATAGCTTGGGATTTAGTCAGAGTAGAAATACGTCCAATTTGCTTTTGGTTAAGCAAAGCAGAGCTGTCAACATCAAGCCAATCCATGAGGATTTCCGTCATAAATGCTTCTCTGTTTTCAGTTTGAGCTATACGTTGGTCAAGCCAATCTTCACCAAATCCCATTTCTTTATATCCATATTGAACATTAAAGAAATTCTTTTTACCATTTGTTTTTAAATATGCACATAAATCTTCATATGAATATTCAAATAGCTTAATATCGAATCTACACATTTTATTAAATATAAAGTCATACATTTCACGTCCGTGTTTAGTATTAAGTTTACCAGCAGTAGACATATAGTGTAGTCCGTATCTTTTATTAGCTTTCTCAGCACGCATTCTTGCAGTAGAATTTGCAAGTTGCATCGCAGTAGTCATTGTAATAGCGTGTGGTACGAAAGTAATTTCGTCATTTATACCAAATTCAAAAGTTTCTCCCCGTCCAACACGTTCTGCAGTAGTTTCTGTTGTACCTGCTGATGCTATCATAATTTGATTACTTCTGAATACATTATTTATATATTTAGATTTAGGAGACGGAGTCATATCTGGTCCTACTTCCCACATCTCTTTATTCTTCTGTATCTTTTTTACTACATTATGAAATTTTAAGAAAGCAGGCATAAGATTTGCAAAGTCTATCATCATCTTTCTGTTCTTACCAGCATCTTCTGCTTTAAAGTGAGCCACTAATATTTTAGTATTTTCACTACCAGCTGCAAATTCTCCTCCACTAACACAGTTTATATCTGTAGTTTTCCCTACTTGCCGTGGAGCACATCTGAATGTATTGAAACATTGGCAATAAAGCCATAATATAGTCCAAGTTCCTATAGTCATTTGATACTGCATTTTATTCCCTTTACCATCTACCATTCTAGCACATTCACGCATATAGAAAATCATATTCTGTCTCATTTCTACAGCGGCTGCTATTTGTAGTTCTGGAGCTAAGCTAGGACTGTGCATATCTTGTCCCATAAGATTTCTATTAAATAGTATCAAAGGAAGATTGTGATTAAGTTGTATTCCTGTACGTTCTTTAAGTTTTTCTAAAGATAGAGCAAAAGCCACAAAGCTTTCGTTAGTCGTACTATAATCATAATATAAAGGAATGGTTATTTTATGTTCAGGGTCATAATATATATCATAACATTCGTCTAATAATCCTTGTACATTGAATTTTACTTTCTGTTCTTCAGTAAGTTTTGTTTTATCCAGTCTATTAAAGTTTCCATTAAATATTTCTTTATACGGAAATTTAAATTCATTATCATCTGAAAGTCCTCCTTCGTTTACAAAGGCATTAAAAACTTCTTCAAACATCTCTTTATATAAAGTATATTCGTCTTCAGACATATTCAATAATTCATTCATATCCTCTTCATACTCATGATTCTTCTTTGCTTCTATTATAACAGACTGTTGATATTCCATATATCCTCTGTAGTCATATTTATCTATAAGTATAACTTGGTCTTGGTCAATTCCTACAGAATGCATATGTCTCATAAAGGCGACAGCTTGTTCTGTAGGTAATGTTTGCATTAAGTTATTTCTCATACTACCTCCAATTTTAAATGAGAATGGGGATATAAAATCCCCAATATTAATAATCCCACTTATTTGTAGTTTTTAACTGTCCGTATAATCTAGTGTTTCTTTCTTTAAATATATTTCTATCTGATAATGAATTTTGCATAGCAAATATATCTGAAGAAAGAGCTAGAAGTATAGTTGCCAAATATTCGTTATTAGTTCTATCAAGTTCAAGTTCTATAACATCTCTGAGCATAGCACATCTTTTTAATAATACGTGTTGCGTATCTTGGCTATGAGCATTTGCTACTTCTGCTTTAAGCATAATATAATCGTTTTCTAAGTCAGTATATCTTCTTCTTTCTATAGAAGTAAGTTTTGCTAAGATACTTTGTCTTTCTTTTCTTCTAAACTCAGCAAACTTAGGGTCTGTAGGTTTAACGTACGCTTCTATTCCAGCCATAGTAAACGCTGCTGGTTTCTTCGGGAAAAAAGACTCAAACGCACTTATAAGCATACCCTCATTTATACCAGCATGTTCATGTCTACGATATTTAATTTGACGATATGTTTTCATCGGCATATTCATAGCATATGGATTACTATAGACAGTTCTAGCTCTATTAGAACATTCTTCTTTAAAATGGTCTATATATTTATCTATACTACGTCTCATTAAATAATCTCTAGATCTAAGTCTAGACATTCCTAAGTTTACTAGATTCATTACTTTCTTAGAACCTAAGTCTACTTGAGCTTCCGCTTTAGCATAATCCATAAGAGTGTTTAAATCAACACCATATTCTTTAAACGATGTAAGATTATTAGCAACGCTATATGCCCATTTAGCAAGAGTAAGTTCTAGTAAGGCTACAACATCCCCATCATTAAAGAAATCTTTATCGTACTGGAATTTATTATAATATAAATGTATACAAGTTCTCATATTATATCCATATGCGATTATTTTAGAAAGTATACATCTACGTATATCTTCCACTAAGTTTTCGTATGCCACTCCAAACTTATCTTTAATAGAAAGCATTCTTATAAATGTTGCAGATACATCTAGTATTACTACGTTATTAGTATCGTACTCTTCTCCAGAAAGCAATGTCTTATTCCCATCATAGATGAATACAGCTAAGTTTCTGTCAATATCATATCCTGTTTCGTTTTCTCCTACTACAGCTGATTCTTGCATATCTCTAACGATATCGTTATAGTCGTGTCCTATTTCTCCATACTTAGGATTACCATATACATTTACTCCTATTCTAGCATGACGTACACAACGACATTCGTAATCTAAAACAGATAAGCAACCTTCACGACTATCTTCTATTATAAGCTTTAATATATTTGGAGATAGTCTATCTCTAAACTCATCCATAACTACATCTTTATGACAACGTTCTTTATCATCAGATTGAGCTACACGATCTTTTAACTTAGCTAAGTCTATTAATGCTTCTGCGAATATATTAGAAACTAGCATAATAGCTTCTTTATATTCTTCGTGAAATCTAATTTCATAACTATTAAGTTTATCTATCAATTTATATTCCTCCTTTTTTATTTATTGATATTTTACATATATCTATTGTTTGGGCTATTTTTGAGTAAAATTTTTAAGTGAATTTTAGCTATAGATAATAAAGTATATCAATAAATAGTAAGTATTGATATGAAACTTTAATATAATAAATTAAAAAAAATAGAGGAGTGATTAGTATGACAATGAACGAAGTATTAGAATTAAAAGGAAAATTAGAAAGATTATTAGATAGTGAAAGTTATGAAGACAGAATTTTTGCTCTTGACAAGATGCAAGAATTAGGAAACTTAACATATATTAATAACAATACAAGCAATATCGGAGATAACGATACTGCTAATTTCTACTTCAAACAATTACAAAGAGAAGTTAATAGCAGAACTTCTCAAAAAAGTAATGATGATGCTAGAGATGTCTGGTTGGCATTGAAGTATGGTGTAGTTAGATAATAACTATACTGTAGAAAAGAATTTCTAGAATAACAATCTAGCATTCTTTTTTTTTTGCTCTTCCGACAAATACATTATATTACATCTTTTATAGAAAAGGAGGAATGCGATCATGGAATTCGTAAAAGAAAACTTGAAAGACATTTTTGGTGAAAGTGGGTATGCTGCTATAGTTAACGCTTTATCTAGCTATTGGATATACGTAGTTATACTTATAGCTGTGATAATCGGTATCTATATGACGTTCATTAAACCAAGTAAAAGTCTACACAAGTTATTAGGTTCTCAAGTTAAATATGCGTGGGAACATTACAAAGTCTCTGAAGAAGACCTTGAAAGTGAAGAAAAGCTAAATAAATTAGTAGATAAAGTTATTGCTGGAGCTACTAAAAAAATAGAAGATCCGACATTCAAGATAAAATTCAAGACATTAGTTTTATATTTACTACACAGAAAAGCTACTAGAGAAACTATAATAGACGTAATAAAATACCACTATTCAAAAGTAACTTCTGATGAATAATGGCGTAGTAAAATGTAAACCCCCCTCAACGAAGAGGGGGAATGCATTTTATTACGTTTATTCAGATAAAACTATATCTGGAAACATGTCTTCTATTAAGTTATTTTTTAGTCTGACTAATACATCTTCATCTATAAAATTGTAAGAATATAACACTGCTCCAACTGTATCTGCAGGCAATGATGATAATTCGTCATTAGATAAATATTCTCTGGTATCTACATCATGAACATCTCTGATAACATTTTCTAATTCACGATATCTTTTCTCTTTATTATTGAAGTCTATCTCAAATAAATCTCTTACTTGCCATAAATATTTATATTCTATTTTATTTTCATTAACCTTACCATATTTAATATCTCTTATTATAGCAGAAGTTAAATCCTCATATACACCTCTGTCTAATAAGGCTTTTTCTATTTTAAGTAATAGTTCTTCCAATAATCTAGGATTAGTTACGTCACGTGTTCCTCTCAAAAGCTTGGTGATATCGTTCATCACCATGGCTGTTCTTCTAAAACCTTTTGCTTCAAGTATTATATTCATACAAGTAATCTTATCAGCACATATTTCAAATACTTCTCTATCGTAGTCAGTCATATGCTTTAAGAAAAGCTCTTTTTCATTAATAAGTCTTACACAAACTCCTGCTAATAAATATCCAATATTATAAACTTTCATTATTATTCCTCCTTTAAATCAAATGTTGTATGCATTGCTGCTTTAATAATTTTATATACGTATTCTTCACGTAATACTACTTGGTTATCTGAATCAAGTAAGTCTTTGTATTCTTCTTCAAATTCAGTGTATATATAATGTGTATCTTCATTATGCATTGGTACAACTTGAAATACAGAAAATAGAGACTTTAAAGTATCTGAATTAAGTGGTACATCGCTACCTTGAACTACTTCAATACGATAAGCACTTTTAATATCTTCAGACATTGTATCTCTAAGTACTTGTTTTTCTATTTCAAGAAGTCTTTTACGCATATCTGGATACATTTGAGTAGTATAGTAACTCTCTGCTTCTAAAAGTAAATCTTCAAAATCACTGATAACTTGTGCTATACGTGGACAGTTGCATTTATCCAATAAGTTAGATAAGTATGACATACGCCACTGAACATGTGCTAATGCGTCTATATATGGTTTATTAACGTCTCTATCATAGCTACCATCATCCATAAATAAATGATTTGTAACGATAAGTAATAATCTATAAATATTATAGTTTTTCGTCATAAGCAATCCTCTCCTTTATTTATTCATTACTACTAGCTACATCATATATTACTAAGTCTGCTACAGCCTTTATTATTTTAGTTGTATCTTTAGCTAATGTATCTATTGGTCTAAATCTCAAGTAATGTTCTACTTTATGAAAAGTTTTGTCTATTCCTACTATATCATATACAGTAGATACTTTCTTTTGCTTCTCAATAGTTTCATAACTATCTTTATTTTCTTTTTTATCTAAGAACTCTTTATGTATTCTATGAGAGTCTTCTATAGCTTCTACTACATTCTTATCATAGAACTTATCATCATCATTCTCATTATAAGAACATATTATAGAAATTCCTCTGTTATTATTATTAAAGAAATCAAAATACATATCAGATTCAAACTTAGCTAGATTATATAATCCACTTCCTTGTACTAATTCTAATAAATCATCTTGAGTTTCATAATGAGTAGAGCTATATGCAAGATTAGATAAAAAGAATCTGTCAAGTATTAAAACTACAGTATATCCTTTACTATCGTCATCATCATTTTTATTTGCAAACTCTACAAGAGTTTCCATTCTATTTCTTACCATAAGCGTAGTAAGTTTTTGTATTAGCATCGGAGGATTTTTCTTTATATCTTCTCCGTGTAATATTGCTGATATTTCTTTACCACTATCAGACTCATAGTTAGGAAAACTTAAAGTTTGTACTATAAATCCTTTCATTCCTAATTCTGTTCTAATACGTTTTGTAAGAGTTTCTTTTCCTATACAGTCAAGTCCCTCTATTATAATAGGATATAGTTTTATATTCTTTAGTTTGTATGGTTCTAAATAGTTTTTATATGGTTGTAATGCCATACAAACATTAGTTGCTATTTCATTCATTAATTGAAAATTCATTTCTTCTCTCCTTTTTAATCGTAATTAAATATAATCCAAACTGGACCTCTTCCATCAAAATGCACAGAGTCATGACAGCTATCTGGAAGTTTTATATCTAAACTGTAAGATGACTCTGGATTTAACCAATGAGCTTCTATTCCGCCTCTCTTTACAAGTTCATCAAATAATGCCTTTGTACTATAAGAACTTAAGTCAGATGCATCAGATATTTCATTTGCAATATCATTCCAGAACCTTTTATTATCTGGAAGAATAACTCTAGTCATAGGCAAAGTCTTATCGTCTTTTGATATTTCATTTAGATATTCAGAGTATTCGTTACTCAGAACCCATTTATAGCTCAAGTCATTTGAGTCCTTAACATATTTTATAGCAATCTTAGTTAACTCTTCGATTGTAAAAATATTTAAAGCAGAAGATGTGTATGTACGATGCTCATTGATAAAGTTTATTAAGAAATTAGTGTAATACTTATTTTTTATAGCTTCTTTATCTTTACAGACTATATCATGTTCGCATCTAGTATCTCCTTTCTTAGTAATATTATCGTACTTTGCAAGTTCACTTAAATATTGAAAGTTTTCATCACTTAGAATCCACTTATGTTCTATATCGTCAGTAAATTCTTCAGCTAAAGCAACTAAGTATTCAATATTAAAGCTACGTAAATCGTGTTCTCCTAGAACGTTAGTATTTTTATTAATAAAGTTTACTAGAAACTCAAAGTAATACTTATTCTTTATCACTTCTTTATTTTCCATTCATTACCTCCTATTTAAATACGTATGCTTTTAAGCTGTCGCTCATTTTGTCTTTAAATCTATCAAAGAAATCAGAGTCTTTAAACTTTTCTTTGAACGCATCAATTAGATGATGTCTGTCTTCAAGCATAGTAAACACATAGTATATATCAACACCATGAGGTTCCCAATCAGGTTCACTTGAAATTTGTTCATCGAACCAATACATTTCTTTTGGATACTTATCCCATTCTGGAAATGCATTTTTAATTTCAAACTCTGTTCGTAGCATTCTAAATAAGTTAAATGGATTACGGTCAAAGAAACGTGCCGATATCTTTACACTCATAGCATATCCTCCTTATAAAAGAGGCCCATATAGAGCCTTATATTATTCATCAAATTCATCTTCTTCTTCATCTATATTATAGTTAGTATTATTTCCCTCATTAGCAATCTCTTCACTTACTAATGCAGCAGTAGGTTCTCTATTAATCTCATCAGGATTTAGAACATCTGTTCTTTTAATCTTTCCTAATATATTAAATATTCCCATAAGTTTAGTTGCATTAGTCTCAAGCTCTTTAGTAGACTTATTATTTACTTCTAATTCATATCCTAATCTACTTTCTAGATTTTGCATACAAGCTGAAATAAAGTCTATCTTTCTTTGAAGAAGTTCCATATTATCTCCCTCATAATCCATAAGTATTCTAGCTTCCATTAAGTTAAATGGTCTATCATACCCATCCATACATTTAGCTTCTCTTTTAAAAGTACTCATTTCTTTAGAGCAAGCTTCATCTCTATCTTTAAATATATGTGGCATATCAGCAGATGGATACATTCCTCCAGCTTTCTTAAATATTCCTAAGTTATCACAATCCAAAATAAGATTATAAAGTCTATTAAACTTAGTTTGCACATTTGGTAATTCTGTTATAGTAGCTCCCTCTGTTCCAGTTCTACTCTTCCAGAATCTAGCAAGAGAACTATACGCATTTAGAGAAGAGTTCAAATTAAGTCTTGTGATAATATTATCTTTTTGAGCATACTTTTCTCTATCAGTAGTATCTACTGTTTTGTATAATACTAACGCCCAAGCTGCTTTTTGCTTTAAGAATAATGGAGCTGATATCTTCTTATCTATTGGAGCTGATTTAAAGTCTCTTTCTATTTGCCCATTCAAGTTCTTATTTTCTTTTAAGTGAGCTACCCAAATATACGCAACATTCTTTTCAAATAATCCAGGAATAGTTTTACATAATCTAGTAAGCTTATTAAAGTCTCCAAGGTAAGATTCAGGAGAGAATGTATCTTTAGCTCCTTTAATAGTACTATCTCCACTATAAACAGATGCTCTTAAAGATGACACAGTATCTATAATTACTACGACATAAGGCATCATCTTTACTTTTCTATCTATGATAGGATTATACACTTCTACAGGCTTATAGTTCATATCAGAATATTCTTGGCTTTCTTTTGCAAGTATATCATATATTTCTTCAATAACGTCTTCTTGATACACTTTAACATATTTCTTAACTTGTTCCTCATTTAATGATGATAAGTTCATAATACGGTTTTCTTTATACACTTCTCCATCCGCATCTATTATTATTATCTTATGACAAGGAAATCCTATATTGATACCAAATGCAGCTGCATCTAATGCAAGTGTAGATTTCCCTGTTCCTTTATCTCCTGCAAGTATTCCTTGTGTTCCTAATTCAAACCCTCTATTCATATACTCTAACTGAAATGTATCAGGGTTTCTTATATTTTCTCCAAACATTATATCTAGTGTCGTAAATCCTGTGGGGATAAACTTATTCAATGTTTTCTTCTTTTCTGCCATTTTCCTTCTCCTTTATATAATTATTAAAATCTATTATAATGAATAATCTTATAGCTGCTGATATATATGCTACGTCTTCATTCATTCTAGCTATATCATAATCCTCTTCTGGTTCAAATATATCTTTAAGCGGAACATCATAAGACATTACATCTATTGAGTTTTTTAAGACCGCTTTAGATATCATAACATTATCTTTATGAACACTGAAAGAGTATACATATAGTTTCTTTTTGTATTCTTCTGTAAAATTCAGGTATTTTCTATAAATACGAGATATATCATAATTATTTTTAAAATACCAGAATCTGTCACTGGCTGTAATCTTCTGTAAATCAAAATTATGGCCAATCTCATAATATTTAAAGACTTTATCGAACAGCAAGAACTCTTTTATTTCGTCTTCAGAGTATTCACATAAATCAATTATCACTTCATCAATCATCATTATCTCCTCCATATTTTAATATTAACATATTTTATTGTGTATAAAAATGGCGTAAAAATATGGTTTAGACTGGGAATCAAATCCCAGTCTGATTTAGAGGTAAAGAAAATGAATGTATTAGTCTCTCAGAATTCTCTGATGAGGGCAAACATTCCGTGATCTTTGATTTACGTCAAGTATCATAATAAAAATTATTATATACTTACACTTTTTATTGTTATACTTTTACCAACGTTGAGGTGGTTCTACTAAATCTGTATCTATATCCATACTTTTAAGTATTTCTGCGAAATATCTAAGAGATTTCTTATTCTCAGCATTATCAGTTAAGTTCTTTAAAGAAACTTCTCCAGTTTTAATTATAGACTGTTTCATTTCTTTTTTACTTACTAAGTCATGAGACGCTGGGCCCATCAGTTCACGCATTATATTATTAACATCGTGTCCTATAGTAACAGTAAGTTCAGCATCTGAGAATTGTCCAGACTTAGCTGCTTTACCTGTAACTTGTCCTGCAATATTTCTTGTGATATTTTCAGAAGCAGCTTTTCCTTCCTTCATTGCTATTTGTTGGTTTGCTCTAGCGTATAAAGGAAGTATAGTAAGTGATTTTCTGGTAATGACTCCTTTACCATCTTTATTCATTGATATATGTTTCATTTCAACTGGCTCTGTTATAACTATTTTTTCTTTAGATATAACTTTATCTAATATGGATGGCTTTATTTCGTTACCAGGGTCGAAATAAACTTGTATTGGATTAATCAAAAAATTTATAAGTTCTTCTCTGGTCATACTTTCCATATCATCCTTAACTCTAAGATAGTTATCAGGGTCTAACATTTCAAATATATCTAAAGTATTCTTTATTGCCTTTTGTATCTTTTCGTCAGTAACGTTCATATTAGCTCACCCCAATTCCAATGCATTTAAGTTCTCCATCTTCTTCACTGATTTGGTACATATTAATGTGGCCGAATTCGTTTACAACCACTACTAAACTATCTTCTTTAGCAGATACTGTAATTATTTTACCTTGCATTTTGTACTCTACATCATTGAAGAATATTTTATTCTGCTCTTTATCATATCTAAGCATTTTATATTCCTCCTTTTATTTAATCATAAGTGCAGTGTAGTGTAAATTTAGTAGCAGATATTTATAAATGTACTTAGCCATTTCTATTTTATTATAAGTCTTCTTCTCATCATCAGACTTATCTTTAAGCATCTCAAACACTATCATATCAATTTCATCTCTTATTTCATCAATGTTTCTTGGTGCTGTAAATTGCTTTACAAAATTAAGTCTAAAGTTCTTTAACGTCATATTATCTTTATTTCTAGTCATCCATTCATTTAACATTAGATTGGATACTTTTGATAGACTTCCGAATACATCTTCCCATTTATTCATAAACACAAGTCTATATCTTATCTTATCTCTATTCATAGAAGAAAGAGATATTGCTTGTAGATATTTATCAGAAACGTATGATAAGTTGTCTACGGCTTTAGAACGTACAGTCTCAAATACTCCAGATGATATTTCTAAATCGTCTGTTCCATCTAGGTTTGTACTGTAACGAAGTTGTATTTTTAAATCTGGATCGTTAAAGTTTTCATAATACTTATTAGCTATAATCTTCATCATATCATACACTCTAGTTCTACAAGCTTGCATTACAGCCACAAGTTGAGCATCTGTAGGATATTTTGGGAATTTCTTTAAATCACTATTAATATAAGTTTCTACTTTCTTATTTAATACTAATAAAAGATTATAGTTGAACTTCTTAAAATCTGTACGTGCATCGGCACTATCTACTGTATATTTCATTATATGTTTATCAAATCTTCCATTTGGGAAGAATGTCTTTAACGATACAGTATAAAAAATTAAAAATAAGAAATTTATAAATATAGGCTTTCTAGTTCTAGCATAACTCATAATAAGTCCGAACTTTATGTCAGATGAAAGCTTTTTAACTTTAAAGAACTCTTTAGACTTTTGTATTTGACTCCAGTCATCTTTAGTGATGTTATAATATTTACTAATAGATAATTGCGTATTGGTAGATATTATTGGAGTTTGCTTTATAAGTCCGTCAGTAAGCACGGATATATTTTTATTAATATAAGTATTAATAGCTTCTTGTGCTAATATATCCGTGTCTTTCTCTGACTTCTTGTTATAGATATCAGCTATAACATATTTATTTATTGCCATCTGTTTCACACTCCTTTACTATTTTATACAGTAAAGGTTGTCAGACTTCTTATTGAGCGTGTATAGCATACATTACAAGTTTTGATGAGATGTATGATATTGGTTTCATCAATGGAGCGTCGTTTAGATAAAGTCTAGCTATATCTATCGCTATTTTTTCTAATACAGTTAGAACTCTTTCATTATGCATCAATCTAGCATCATCTGGATTTATATCAAAATGCACATTACAAGTTTTATCATTTGAACCAGTTACCCAATATTGAGCAGATACCCATTTAGGTAAGTATTCATCAGACATATCTTCTTCATGCATTGCGTATGGTTGAACTTTAAGCTTACGTTTTCCAACTTCTATATCATATATAACGTGTATAACTGGTTTAGCTTCTTCTCCAGTTAAGTCAAATCCTTTAACCACATCTTTATGATACGTTACAAGAGTGTATTCTGGGATATCTTCTACGTCTGATTCTTGTTCTTCTTGTTCATTTTCTTCGCAACTACAATGTCCACAACTACATACAGCTTCTACTGGTTTTATTGCTTTTTCTATCAATTTTTCTACATATTCTATTATTCCAATATCTTCTTCATCACATATTTTTACTAAACGGTTTAACGTTTCTTTACTTAAATCTACTGTTATATTCATATAATTCTTTTTCTCTCCTTTACTTCCCTCAGAAAGTCCATCTTTACGTCCTTCTTTATATCCTTCAGTGTAACCATCTTCATATGTTTTCATTGCCATTTCTTCAGCTGTTTCAGAAAATAATCCCATAATCTTACCTCCTAAAATAAATTAAATATAAATGCTCTAAATCTATAGATTAATTCTATAAGCATTCTACCAAATGCTTCTACTGTTGGGTCTTGTACAGTTATATGATTAATCCATATAAATAATGCTGTCCATATTCCTAATAATACAGCGTATTTAATCACAAACTTTATAGTACCCACTACAAAGCGTCCTATAGCTGTTATAACGCGTTTAAACAGCGACCTACTATCTTCTTTATACCCACGTATCTCCATTAAGCCTGCAGCTGGTCTAGCGACCTGAAATTTCATAGCATTACTGAGCCAGTCATTATCATCATCTACTCCATAGTCATAACCAAACATACGTTCGTAGTCGACATAATCTTCAGCAGCACTCTCAAAACCATTTTCAAAGTCAAGCCTAGTTAACATATTCTTTACCTCCTATTAAAAAATATATACCCCAATACTACTACAATGAGTAGTATTGAGATAATGTACACATATTTGTGTACTGTTATTACATAGTTTAATAAATCTAACATAAACCTCCTTTAATAAGCAGTATGTCCCATTTTATATTCTGATAGATACATGTTATCATAATATCTCTCTTTTAATGCTTCATTTATTTGCTTTTCTAAATCTGTATCATCTAAATCAAATTCTAGTTCATTCATATCAGCATTATAAGATGCTATAATATTTATAAACCTAACGTCTTTTATTATGTTTAAAGCTTTATCTGTGTATAAGTACATTTTAAACGTAGTTTCATAATCATCTTTTTCATAATTCCACGCAAATGTTCTATGGACTTCTAATAAGCCATCGTCAGTTTCTCTATCACGTATAGTCAAACCAACTTGAAAATATTCTTTTCCTTTAATAGTTGTTGCACATATTCCAGTATTTATTATTACTAGTTTCATCTATACCACTCCTTTATTCCAAAGTATTAAAATAATTTAAAGATATTAATTCTATGTTCAAATCTTTTTCAATAACTATTTTCTCATATCTAAGCAACTCTTCTTCAGACAAATCATAACTATCTAATTCAGCACCTTCTTCATTTCCATGCTTTTTAGCAGATATCCTTATACAAGCTTCCATTAGTTTACAACTTTCATCAAATGCTTTAGCTCTAGCTTTGTTATATTTAGTTATTTTATAAAGTTATCTTAAATTAAATATAGCTAAAGAAAGGCCTGATAACGATAATACTAATCTGAATATGTCCCATGTTTTCATTTATCTTCTCCTTTATCTTGTAAATTAATAAAACCATATGAACTAAATTCACTATGAATGATATCATTTATTGATGCCTTCTCTGAGTTTACATATTGCAATATTTTATCATCTAAACTATCATCAGAAGAGGACTCCTCTATATCATCCGCTAGTTCTGGTTCTAAACTTGCATCATCATCATCATTACTTTGCTGATAGTGCATTTCATTTTTCCACTTTTCTGTTTTTACATCTAAATAAGCCAAATCTACATCATCACCAAATAACTCAAATAACTTTTTCATTAACTCTGCCACAGCTTTACTACGTCCAGCTTCAAATCCTTTTCTATAAGCTCTATCTAAATTTCCCTCATTTTTTTTTCTAGCATCTTCTTGTCCGTCATAATATCCTCTATTATAATGTTCGACTGCATCAATACTTCCATAATAATCTTCAGCGTCACCTTCACTGAAACTTCTAAAACATAAACTCATAGCTATTTCCCCTTTCTAAATAAACTTGGTATACTCAAATGTTTTTCTACAACCTTTTTCAAATCCTCATGATATCTGTCGTAATCAAATTCAGGATCACGAACTTCACTATTTAAAATAACTTTCTTATCTGTAATAATACCTGGGTTTGTAGTAAAATCTCCATGGTTTATAAAATCTTCATCAATATATTTTTTATTCTTCATTTTCAAATTCCTCCTTATACTCATCACATAAATCATTATAACCTATATTTAATAAATCATTACTATCATTAATAGCAAGTTCATAACCTCTTGATAACATCCTTGCTACGATGCTATTAAGAGAGTCTATAGCTGATTGGTACTCTAATACTGTAACGCTACTGAATTCGCTACCAAATGGTATTAGACCATTATCTAGAGCAAGTTCTTGAGCTTTTTTAAATAGTACTTTAAAAGCATTTATATTATCCAAATGGTCTACATAGAATGATAAACTACACCAATTATAAGATGTAGTTTTACTACGAACTCCTACTATATCTATATTATTTGATGCTAATATACTAGAAAGCTTTGTGTTAGTAAATGTACGTATATCTTCTAGTAATGTTTCATAGTTGTTCTTATCAGAATATTTATCAATATGTTCAGCATGAATAGATAATACATTAATACCAATATCATGTTCATATATCGACACTTCTAAATTAGTTTTTCCAATAGTAAATTCAAGACTCACATCTTTAACTCTTCTATCCATATTTATCTCTTTTTTTTAATAAAAATTCTCTACGGGCTTTTATACATTATCAAACGATAACGGGGTACGCATTAAGGCTCCCGCCTTAGCTTGCCTGTTTTTCCATAACGAAAATAACTAGCAAAACATATCTCCTGATATATGCGTACCCAGCCCGTAGAGAATTCTCTATGGGGGCTGTCTAATACGCCCTTATGCAGATTCGTCATGCATAGAATATTTTCGTTCATATTCCCTGTCATAATAATCACCTCCTTTATATTATATTTATTTGTGACAGTTTATTATATTAAACAGCCCCCTGATAAAGTGTCTCTAACAGTACATCAATGTGCGATACTATTGTAAAGCTGGATTGATATTGTACTTTAGGTCTACATACCACAGGACGTAATAAAATGCAACACACCCTAACTAATAAAATAATTAGGGTGTGGAATACATCTTATGTTTAATTGAACTACCTAATAATATATAGGTATCTGTTTTATAACTTTTTTCTATCTAGATTTGAAAGCGATGTCTACGAACTTGTGTAAATCTACGTGATTACTTTCTGTAGCTTCTGATACGACACCTGGTCTTACTTCTTCACCTTCGTGAACGTAATGAGGTTCTTCATCCTCAGAACCAGCTATATTAACATCTGCCATTTCTGATACGTTTGCAAATGCGTCTCTTTCAGCTTCTGATTCAGCATCTACAGCATCTTCTGCAATTTGTTCACTTATAGCTGATTGAGCTTCTTCTACATTTTCAGGGTCTATTGCGAATGCATCTTGAATTTCAACTAAGATAGCTTGTTCTGCTTCTGTGTTTATATCTGCAGTATCTCCAGTATATTCTTCTTCTACATCTTCTACAGGAGCGTCTCCTCCTTCAACTTCTTCTACAGGAGCTTCAGTTTCTGCTTCTACTTCTCCTACTTCATCTGCTACGTCTGCTACTTCGTCAGTAGTTTCTAATATTTCATCATCTTTAATTTCTTCCATTTCTACTTCCTCCTTTGGATATTCTTCTTCTACTTCGTCCGATTCCGAACCTGGTTGTTGTGCTAATAAGTCTTCTCTTGGTGTCATTGCTGCATTTAAATTTGCTGTAGAATCTAAAATAGTATCATCTGTAATCTCTGTTGTATCTGTATGTAATACATCTGCTATTTGAGAAAATTCAGCTGGTTCTGCTGTTGATGCTGGGTCTATAATATCAGCATTTGGATCATCCAAATCTTCATCTGCAGTACTTGGTAATTCATATGCGTTAGTTTCACCTTCGATAGCTTCTATTTCACTTCTTAATTCTTCTGGCATTTCGTCAGTATTGAAAATAGAAGCTTCTTGTGTATCTTGGTCTGAATTAACAAAATCTTCTACTTCGTCTAAAACGTCAGATTCTTCTAATGGTTCCAAGATATCATCGTATCCGTCTAATACTTCATCCATATTATCCTCCTTTATTATTTATTTATTATATTACTAAAAAGCACTATTGCTTGTCTAGCTGTATCAACTAATTCGTCTTCCACTAAAGATAAATCTATTAATATACATTTTTCTAAAAGTGGATATCCTAATTTAGTCATGTTTTCTAATAAATCTACTAAGATATTATTATTTTCTCCCTCAGACTCTACTACTTTATGTTCAATCATATACATTTTGCTTATATCTGATAATAAGCTGTGAATCATCGTAACTGCATTTGAAGCTTCATCGTTCTGTACGTCAGCATCCAGCTTAGATAATATATCTTCAGCCACAGTACCAATATGTACAAGTTCTCTTAAAGTTTCGTCATCAGCAGTAGTCACATTAAATATAGATTCTTCAGGTGTTTCCGGGTCTTCCAGTCCAACTCTTTTTACATACACAGGAGGTATGCTTTCATTTAAAGTTTCACTTACCAATTCTGCTGTTTCTGGAGTAGCCTCTGGAACAGAGATTCCATGGTCTACAGTGTTAAGTAAATTCATTAAGCTAGCTCTAGCTTCTTCTGTATTAATCTTAGTTTCTAGCCAAGATAAGAAATCTAAATAGCTGTCTGAAAGCTGTATTTCGTTTATATGTGATTTATAATACAAAATACATTTATTTAAAAAAAGAATTACACTACCAGCTAAGGTAGCTTTATCAAAACTTTCTAATGAGAAAGAATAATAACTTTCATTAGAAACTTCTGGTTTCTTTTCCTTTGGTTTCATCAAAGCTAATTTCAACATGTAAGATTCGTTACTTTCTTCATCTTCGTCATCATCAGAGTCATCAGAATCATTATCGTCATCATCGTCGTAATCTCCATCATCATCTCCGAAGTCAAACTCTTTCATGAAGTCATCACTATCTAAGTCGAAATCTTCTCCGATATTTCCATATTCTCCTTCACCAGCATTTTCTTCAGCTTCGTTAAGAGCAGCAGCTATAGCTTGTTTATAAGCTTTCTGAATAGTTTCTTTGACGTCTGAAGCCAATAGCTTTAGTTTACCACTATCGCCTTTAACTTTGTTATAAACATTCTTTAAGATACCATCCAGCTTTTGTTGTGTTTGTACCTTTACTTCGTGTAAAGATTCAGCATTATCGCAACCTTTCTTTATAATTCCAGTAAAGACATCTTTAACATGAGATTTAACTACAGACCCCATTTTATTCAAATAAGATTTCTTAGCTTTCTCTTGCGAACCCTTATCTTGCTTGTCGTCTTTCTTCTTATCTTTCTTTTCTTGGTCTTTATCTTCTTTACCCATATCTAGATCTACACCTCCTTAATAGTAATATTTGTTTAAAACACGTATTTGTTGACCATTAAGAATGGCGTAAAAAAAAGAAAGAGGAGCTTTTACACTCCTCAATCTTATTAAAGTATTGGTAATACTTTTGCATCTGATGTTGTATCAGCAGTATTAAGAGATTTAGGATTAACTCCCGCATTAGTCTTAATAAGTGGTGCTGCACCAGTAGGTTGAATTCTAATAGAACTGATGTCAATTCCAGTAGAATCTTCCTTCATTAATTTAGCCGCATTAGTTGCAAATGCTGCTCCGTTTTTAAGAACTCTGTTTCTAATTCTATCATAGAAACATACTTCTTCTTTAAGAGCATTAAACTTATGACTATTTTCATTAGCAAGTCCAATGCTTCTTAACATACCTTGTGCAATAGCATTCTTAACGCTATCGTTGATACTTTGATATGCAGATACAGATAATCCACTATCTTTATTCAATAATAGAGATGCTAAGAAGTCTCCAGTGAATACTAACTTATCACTATGAGCTATTACTTCTGGTGCTACCATTGACGCTGTGTACATAGTGTTAATAGCAGCGTTAGCTATTCTCATTGCAGCCGCAAATGCTTCAAATGCTGCAGCCATGTTTATAGTATCAAGCTGCAACATTTCTGATTCAGTTTTTTCTTTTGTTAGAGGGTCTACTGAATAAACCTTGTTGATATGTGCTTCTACAGCAAAGTAATTATCTTTTCCAGGTTCTCCTACAGATGCAGTAACCTTTTCTACTTTACTGTCTTTAACTGGAGCGAATGTAAGTCCAATTTGTTTAGATTGGTCCGCAATCGCTGTTCTTTCTAAAGAATATTGAACAGTAAATTTTTCACTATCCTTTAGAATCTCCATCATATTCATATTGCCAAAATCATTAATCATTCTCTTTACCTCCTTATAATTTATTTTTGTTTCTTTGAAAATGATCATTCTCTTATAAATAACTTATAAGAACTCCATAATATATATAATTATCTATATTATAAAAAAATTACGATATAGAAACATCTGAGCGATAATATCCCGTCATCGTTTAAAGTCAGGACTTATGA